GTCACGGCATTCGTGATAATCAAGGCAAGGCGCGTGATGTTGTCTTGGTTCGGGTTTCATAACTTTATCTTCTTATATTGAATATTGGGTGTCTTCAACTTAGGGGAAACCGTCTGGGTTAGGATTTGGCTTTAATAATAACAAGGTACCTGATGTCAAAGCCACTGATGTTGTCACGGTTAGAATACCACACGTTGGTACCATCGCCCCAGCTCAGCCATTTAGGAAGGAAACAATCAAATTTGTGCCTGATTAACTCGAAAAGGTTAAACATATTTTGTAAAGGACGTAGGCATCGAGCAGACTTTAATTACGTGGTCGACAAGTTCCTTCAAACCATCAATCGATTTTGGGTCGTGTAGTTCTACGCTTCGAACTCGACTTATGTAACGAGTACGGATGAACGCAGTTACGGTCATCTTGTGAATTTCAAGGATGATATTGAGGCCCCTTGTTCCACCTAGCGGATCGGGCATCAAGGCTTCGAGACGTTCAATCGGGTGATCGCCTTTAGTGGCGCCGCTCCCTACAGACCAGCCCAACTTTGGATAGGCATCCTTGAGCCACTCGAAAATCAAATCACCAATTTCAGTCACATCAAATCCTTGTGTTTCAGATCTACCTTAAATACTCTACGTTCTGCGCGACGGTGCTTGTGCTTCCACTTGCGTGGGTGGCCTTTGGTACAGCAAGCACACGTGAGCCCCCCCGGCCCCAAACGATATTTTAGGCTCGAACTTGGCTTCATTTACTCCTCCTCATATTCATTATGCTCAATAACCAGGCCTTTAGGCGGCGCAGGTCGAGGATTCCAATTTGTCAGCCAGCGAAAGAACCTTATGAGCTGTTTTTTAGATTTAGGATCAGCCAAATTGACAGTGATACTACAGTTCCCACAGGCTACCTTTAGGTGCTGATCGTTGATATCCCAGCTAAGACCCCAACCAATCTTGGCGAGACGGGTGTCAATTCCAATACTGTTTCGGTTCTCTTTAATTACAACCTTCCAAGATTTGGGAACGACACTTCGGATAGTTTCATTGAGAAACTCTCGGAGGGGGTCTGTCATCGTGTTGCCTCCGAAACTTATATGACTTTAATGTCCCACCAAACAAAATTTGGGGCTCCTATCTCAGGAGCCCCAGGAATGGGCGTCGGCCTCCGATATTTACTGAATCGGCTTAAATTCTCTGAGTGCCCGCCCAAGTACCGAAGCCACATGTATGTTCGGTATTGCCTTCTGATATGGCTCATCGACGTCGCCACCATAGAAACGACGGAAGGCCAAGACGGAACCAGGGGAACGGGAAATTCCGGCTTCACAATTCACTATAATCAATTCATCAGGACGATAGTGAGCGAATTCGGCCATCAACGTAGCTTGCTCGTCCGTGAGGCAACCGCGAATAAAACCTTCGCCCTTCACCGGATCATCAGCATAATGAGGCGTACGCCGAATGGCTTCGGGATCGAGGTCATGGAACCCAAGATATAGAGCAGGATTTCCGCATTGTGGCGTAACGATTTCGGCCCCCACACTCCTGATGCAGATATGTGAATGTGGAAGCATGAAAGAGGTGAGACACGTCTTGATTACTCCTTGTGGACACCAAACAAAAGTTTTCATTACCATCCTCGAATCGTGCTTTCCAAACTGGCAAGCTTACGCTCTAGTTTCAGCAGGACCGCCTCGATCTTGGCTCCAGTCTTGTTTTTCCTCGGTTTCCTCTTCATAAGATTCAACTTACCGAGGATACAATCGCCAAGCCGGTATGGGTGAATGCTGGAGCGGTCGTATTCTGACGCCAACTCCGCCGCGACAAGAATCCCGTAACGGTAACTCGGGCCATCTAGTGATGGTGGGCGCTTGATCTTCATGTCTTTCATCCTTGCACAAATTTTGGTGTCGGGCACTAGACCCGACACGAAATCCCTTCCCGCAACAGAGGGCTTAACGCCTTGAAGGAGGAGCAGAGCATTTAATATTTGTCTCGCCTCTGTGGGGGACTCAAATGGTCCTTCCAGCGCACAGAAAAGGCGAGACGAAAAATGCAGGACCGCTCTAGCCTTACCCTCATGCACCAAATGGTTACCTTCTGATCAAGGCTGAGGTTGGCTCGCTGCTTCAGAGGAATCAGCTCCTTCAGCGTGGTTTGGCGGCTTCGCCACGCGGCCCAAAGATTTATTGTTTCATGAAAGTAAACGGGGTGTCAAAGTCGAGTTTGCGACCTCGATCAGAAGGGATAAAATCGGGCCAATATTTTCCGGTGAATTACACTCACCGGAATGAAGGAGGGGGGTGCGCCATGCAAGCGCCTTGTATGGTTCTCAGGGTTTCCCCATGCGTCGCTAAACGCTACCACTCTGTGCTGAGTGGCCCGAGTTGTCTTGCTGTTCACGCACATCAGCAAGTTTTGCCGGGCATAAGAGAACCATACGAGACGCTTAAGGCGATTATCTGGTTGCCGTGCGAACTTCGGTCTTCGACCGCTCCGTGTCTTTACCTCATTAGAGGACACGGCTCATTCACCGGCAACCAATCAATAACCTTGTCGCTCAAGCGCTAGGCATTGAAGCAACGTGGTCGAGCCTCAACAGAGGCTTAATTTCGCACAATCCAGAACGCCAACCCGACAACCACGAGGGTGGCGAACAAAACCGTCAAACCAAACATCAAAGGTGGAATATCGGTCATCAAGATATCCGACGTTCGCTGTCTCATCCCGCTATCCTAGCACACGCGATGAACACGCGCCATCATGGTCTTAGTAGACCTCAAGTGGCTTGTCGCATCCACCTGAGGATCATTCATAGTGAGGTCTTTTGGATGGCCAGTTCTCACCGGGCGTATCATCAACCTGAACTTCAAGAAGCACACCGCCAAGGACCGAATAGATATCACCTTGGTTACGATCTTTGTGTTTCTCCAAGAGCTGCACCCTCACTTCGTCGCATTTCTCTTCGGTCGTCTCGATAGTCTCGACAAGCTCACCTGCGTTATAATACCAAGCTCCTTCTTCGGGACCTCCGTAGTGACGGGTGACATCATAGACATTGAGATAGACAGGATGCTGAAGTGCATTTTCGATGGTGTTCTGGGCATTGCTGATATCGAAGCTAAGCTCATTGAACTTATCGGAACAATGGTCGTGTTTGGCGTAAATCATGAATTCCAAAAGGGCCTTAAGTTCGCTGCGGGTCATTTCAATGTTCATGATTCTCCAAAATGGAATTCATCAAACTTTGGAACTGGCGACGCCCGAGATAATCTGAATGTGCCTTTATCAGTGAAATCTCTCCACACTCAAAGGCGTTAGGTAATGCTAAATCGATATATTCACGATCTATATGACACTTTGTTGCATTTGCAACAAGTGGGTCAATTATGCAGAGACGAGTGCTTTCAACTCTAATAAGCGCCGGTAAGCTGCGGTCCATGCAATTACATCTAATCCAACCTTGCCAAACCCCTCTAAGGTATGGTTCCCATACGTAATGGGCACCAAGTTCCTTCACCCACTCGGCACAAATCGCCTGCAGATCGATCTCATCCATCGCAAAACCTAACCTTCATTATATAGAACCGCCTCTGCCACGGCGTCGTCTCGCTCGAACACGTACTTCAGCACATTCTTGTCCGAACTCTCTTTGATGCGAACCTGATCCCACATGTTATCTCCTTCTAAGATTTTATGTACTTAAGAGGGCGCGATCAAAAAGACTCACCGTTTCACCATAGTCCTAAGAATATCGGCAAGTGTCCGACATGCTCCAGCTTGAACCACTTGCTGTTTGGCAAGATCTGAGCTCCAAGTCTTATTGGCCGAAATCCTGAGACTACGAGCCCGCAAAAGGGCCAGTCGCCTTGCTGAGCGCAGTCCTTCTTGGTACTGAGTCAACTTCATGCTTCACCTCCAAGATCAGGTTGTGGAAAATCGTCTAGGCGGTCGATCAAATTGATGTCTCCACACGGACACTCCCAGAAAAGAGCAACGGCGGTAGGATCGTCATCAATTTGATACTCACTCTTGCATTTCCCACATATCACCTTTAAAACCTCATTTCCCACAATATCTCCTAGTAAGCGGTCATCTTACTCTATAAAGGTTACACCAATAGTAATCTCTTCAAGGAACTGGACCACTAACTCGAACCAGAAAGCCATCAGTGCTACCTGGTAAGTACAAGGACCGTAGCAAGTGTGATCCCCAGCGCGATCAGCACCAGACAGACGACAGGGCTGTTACAGCCGATTCCCCCATTGAAATCGGCCCCGTTGCTATCTTCGCGACCCGGCATTCACGTCTCCTTCAGGTGTGTTACGCTTACTACAAGTACCACAACGTTTGAATGTCACGTTGCTGTCGCTGGGCGTGACACGGTATTTAGCCCCACCACATGAAAGGCAGAAATCAATGCTATAAACTGTCACCGGTTTTACCATCCATACAGCGGCTGCGGTGCCGATTATAAAGACCAACACCGATCCGATTGCAAGCTTCCACACGTCTTAGTCCTTTTTCTCGAAGAGGTGCTTGACGAGATCGCCTTGGGGATGTGTGCCGTACCAGAGGCACAAAAGAAGCGTGATGCTCCACAGCGACCAGAACTTCCCCGAATTTGGCGCCACTGGGATCCCAACAGCCCACACGATGGTGCTCCATGCCATCCACAGAACCACCCCGACTGCGAAGCTCACCCATCTTGACATACTTTTCTCCTTAACTCCTTGGACCCACCACCTTAGTGAACCCGAGGAGGGGCTCCAGGGAGCCCCGAGAAGGAGGGAAACGCCTGCTTGGGTTTCTATTTCTTGCCGTTGCCAATGTTGAAGATCGCCCCGATGCCTATGAGAATCGAACCTACTACCAGACATGCGCCGATCAGCGCGAACGGAGCCCACAATGGGCACGTTATCCACCAGTATGACCATTGAATGATACCACCGAGTTTGAGCCCGAGAAACAAAAGAAACAAGAGACCCAATAAACCAACCCCACCAGATCTTTCTGTCATCATTCCTCCATGTGTCGATTAAAAGGAGCATCAAGAGAACCGTAATCGTAGATTACAGGAGTCCCATTCACCACACCCCAGTTTCGGCCGCAATAGGAACCGTAAATGTCCAGGAGATTATAGCGAACTTTGAGACTTTCGATCAGAGCTTGTATGTCAGGTGGAACGCAGTGCATCCATGGATTTTCGAAATTGAGATAGCGCTGGGCCACCCAACTCCAATTCATGCCCATGACTTTACCACCATCAACCACTTCCGCAAAATGCTTACGGTCTTCATCCATGAGGGTCTGCCAAATTTTAAATTCATTGGTCGACTGGTCCCACCTATTGTCATCGACACTTTCTTGAGTGATCTTGATGACAAGGTTCTTCACAAAAAGAATTTTACGAGAGAAGCCACCCTCAGGTCGCAAAAGCCTTTCTTCGCCAGATTCACCGTCGATCAAGATGGTGTGATTCTTGAACCAGTCGTGAGCCGTGACTTCCATTCGCCCCTCCAACACAAGAAGGTGTGTTACGATTTTACCATTAGATGTTTCATGTCGATATAAAAGTCACTCTGTGAACTGGCACGCTCGAATCCAAAATTTTGGTACCAAGCAATGAGCTTGCCAACATTCCATGGTTCCGGATAAGCCACGCTCCTGAAGGGACAGGCATTTAAAGATAGTATGATCCCAACATCTGCTGCGTTACGGCACATCATAACCATCGCCTCACGCCCACCTCCCTTGACCAAGGCCTGAATTGTGTGAATGTGGACCCGATTGATGCCGAACTCGTCGTCGGGAAAATTCGATAGTCTAATTTCGGCAATTGAAGGCTTCAATCCCCACGCCACAAGTGTCTTCACCGTAAGTAACCCGATGAACGCAAGATTCCGACAACACCCACTAATACCCAGAAAGTGTTCAGTAACAAACCAAAGCGCCAACGATGATCATACGCCTCTCCCAATCCCTGGAATTTCAACATCAAGTTTTATCCCTGTTGGCTTGAAAACTCCATAGGCTGCTGACCATAAAATTGCCGTTGGGATTCCACTTGCCTGTGAAGCTTTATGCATCCTCTGATGACAAGTTTTATGGCAGAGGTCGAGGTTGTCGACCGTGTTGTGCTTGCGGTCTTCATTGACATGATGAATGCAGATATTGTCTTCATCAACTTGAACGTGAGTGAGCGTGATGACTTCACGACACCAGTAACAAACGGGTCTGTGGATCTTGAGAAGCTTCTGGAGATGGAGTGTTTGATCAATGATACGCTGGACACCTTCTGTCTTAACTGGGTTGCCATCAAGACCAAACTTGTACTCGAACCAAGTAATAAACTCCTTCAGTCTCCTGTTGCGGTTGGGAAAATCCATGTCACCTCCGTTTCGGCCCTCGTAGGTCAAGGACCGGAAAGGAGCCCCTCCCAACTGGAGGGGCAAAAGGCCTTAGCCCCGGCCCTCTCAAGTCAGCTCGGCGCTTTTCCACGACATCATCTCTAGGTTGGCCAAAATCATCCATCCAAAGAAAGCGATACGATGATAGGTCTTTCCACCCATGTCGATGGCGTGATACTGGAGATAAACCTCCATAAGAGAACAGAGAATGAAAAAGAACACTATGATCAGCCCGAACACTCTCCTGGACGTCGACATTCTTTAGCTCCTCCCCACAGGTGTGTTACGCCTGGACCACGCCTTCTGTTCGATCATCCGCTCCCAAATGGCGGGAGGCTCGCCCTCAGGCGGGTTGACGCGGAGTGTCCGCTCGAAGACCGCCTTGCCCTCCTTCGCCTTGAAGGTCTGCACAAAATCACCGTTGTTGAGACGCCGCCCGCCAAGAAACGCGATGGCGAGCTGGACCGGGGCCGGACAACGCTTGAACAACATACCACGTCCTCCTAACTTAGGCCATCAATCTCATGTTTCCAAGCTTTCGGTGGATCGACGGGCAGCCCAGCCTCTAGGCTTTGCCATCCTGGTCCAACCTCGCCCGCCCCAGGCGCAACGGTGACAAGCATTCAAGTGCGCTGGTCAAGCCAGCACACACGATCTTGGCCCTCGTCGTAGAGGCCAACAATCACGGTCCCGTCCCTCGGGGCGATCTCCATTGAATGCCAGTCACTCAGTGGGTAAACGTGCCTCAATCCTTAACTCGCAAAATCTTATCTGCTCTCAACCACCAAGACCAGGCGGGGCCGAAAATGTCGTCTCCGCTCAACCCATGGAGCAACTTTGTAATAGTGAAAGCTGTAGATGCTGCCGTCTACCACTCCGGGTAGAGGATCTTCTACCTCAACAACCATTAGATTGACCATGTAGCCTTTGCATGGACGTACTTTATCACCAACCTTAATCATTCATGGAACTCCACATCGGAAATCTTAATAAGATAGCCTCCACGAGATGCCAGTTGGATCAGAAAGGTACCTAACTTAGTTTCGATAGTGTCGGTGCAATCATCAGGGCTGGCTGGTGCCTCGATGGTGGTAAATTGCGGCAAAGGCCCACCAAGGATTCGCCATGTAACAGTTACTTTCCGCATCTTGGAGGCACCTTCCTTTGAATTTTCTCTCCCACCAGTCGATACTTCATCTCGACATCCTGGACAAAGAAGGTTATCTCCAAACTCCTGTCGCTGACGATGAAGCACGGCGAATACTTCGTAAAACTTTAGCCCGCACCCCGAGCATTGGGCTTCTTCCATGGGTCCACCCACCTAACTGAGCCAACGTTCCTTTGAACGATGAGAAACCATCCACAGGACATAGCTCCCGAACAACAAGATCGTCCACATCGGTTGCGGGAACCTAAACTCGCTGGCCCAGCCAATGAACGTCAAGATAAGCGTTGTGAGCCACAGACAGAACGTGTAAGGCAAGAAACTACGCACGGTGTCCATCCTTGATGAAGCTCCAAATGATAGACGTCTCCGACTTCACGGCCTTCTTGAATTGTTTGATAATACTCTGCCTCGTTCTCTCCATCTTGGCTTCCTTCTGTTTGCGGCTGGTGAGCTTGCGTCTAAGTTTCGTCATCTCTATGACCTCCTCGAAAGGTCGCGCAACACCCCATCGCCATCCGCCTTGAGGATGAAGTTGGAGATGAGCATCTGCATCTGAAGGAGATCGCCCTTGATCTTGTTGATCTCGTAGATGAACTTGCTGAGATTCTTGGTCGAGAGACCGTGGTTGTGCTGATCGAACATCAGCTTGAGCACACGCTCATGAAGCGTGGTAGGCTCGGTGAGAATCATGAGTTCTTGATACGACTGCCTGAGACTGAACGCCGCGTTGCCTTTCTTGTCGCTGATGGTGCGCATCAAAGTCTCCCTCCTAAAATCTCTTCACAAAACAGAACCCCGATTACACTTAGCAGTTTCATCTTATTCTCCTTTATGGGCTATTCCACCATGGACAACGAGCCCGCGCCATCATGGCCTTGATGGATGTGTTACACTAAAAAGTCTCGTCAAGAATGACCTGAATGACACGACGGCTGCGCCCTTCCAAGATGAGATTCACCTTAAGACCATGCTCCTGAAGCATGAGCATGATGTTGTCGGCCTCCTTGAGGAGCTTCTTCTTGGTATCAGAAGCTTCAAGCATGCGATTCTCCTTAAGGTAGCTTTTCGATCTGCGTATGAGCAACGGCGATGGAATAGCCAGAGTCAAGCGTTAGACGCCAAATCTCAGTGTTACCATGCATTCGATACATCTTGCTAAGAGTTCCAATTTCACCAATTTTGAACGCCCTGTCGCCGTACTGAAGCGTTCTGACGTCTTCAACAAGACGTACTCTATCGTTGCGCTTCAACATAAAGCCTCATTTAAGGTCCCAGTACCATGTAGCAAAGAACCCATAAGCCTCTGTGCGCTCACCAACCTGAGCTCATAGGATCTGGAATCGAGTCATAAAACTTCCACCTGGATTGCGTCGAAGGCATCCCTGAGCAAATCGGCCTCATCAAGGAGGTGCACAGCATCGTCCAAGCCACCAGCATTTTTCAATGCTTTGGCTTCATCGATGCGCTGTTTCATGAGGCCGAGAAGAAATTGCTTGACATCAAGAATTCGGTCGATGGTCATTTCTCCTCCTAGAACTTGGAGTACCGACAGACGTTGTAACCGATTTTGGTGAGGTGCTGAGCTAACTGGTCGAGCAAATTAGCTCTTGACGAAACCAATGGTGAGAGCCCGGTCGCCGCGACTGCCATGGCCCCTGCACCTACAACGATCCTCTGCAGGAAAGTTCTGCGTGTTGGTCCTTCGTTCATGGCACCTCCAAAGCTGTCTTATACGCCTAGATTTGGGGACGTTTCCGGTGAGCCAAGATACACCGGGCCACGGTTCTCACCTCGGCATCCGTGGCCTCTTGGAGAGCACGGGCGTAGAAGAGGCCGATGTCAATATCACCCACCTCGATCTCAGGATCGATATCAACAATCCCGCAGGCGCTCAAGGCATCCCCGTGAATGCCCTGGCGCTTAGCTAGTTCCTCATTGAATCGGGCAACCCCGACTCCGATAACTTGTGGTCAGTATAGACCGTACGCGACGATTGACCCGTTGAGAAGGAATTCTCCTTGGTAAGCCAGAACCCTCTCCAGCTCTTTGTTCTTAAGTTGCTCAAGCCCTTTGTTCAAAAGGGCCAGCCGAACAATACGCCTCATTTCTGTGTCTCCTCTTACCTTCATCGCTTAACGGGTTGCTTTTACATGCACTTCTTGCAATTCTTGTGACTCTTGGGATGGGCTCCATGGACACAACACTTGTGGTGAGCTTCCGCTTCGGCTCTCTCGTGCTTCTTGAACTTGGCCTTCACCCAAGCCCACATCCCTCCAAGACAACCCAGCATGAGAACAGCCATTGCAGCCTCTTGCTGACAGAAATGAATCGGGATACCGAAAATGACGAAGTTCATAACCCCTCCATTTAGGTGTGTTACCTTCATTGGTCCATTACAGCTTTCTTGCTCCCAGTTCGCCTACTACTTAATCGTAGATCAGCGCCTGCAAGAAAGCTCTAACGAGCCATAGAGCTATCTGCTCAGGCTCAACGCCCGAAGGCGGTTAAAATTGAACGGTCTTGGTTCATTACGGGATAGTGACTAAGCCCCATATTGGAGCCAACTAGCAGGAAGGCACGGTCAGTCTTTAACTGGCCTCGCCAAGGGAGCGACCCTTGGCTTAACCTCGCTACCTGTCACTACCACCTAACGAGCCATAGAGGCTCAACGCCCGAAGGCGTGTTCAGCCGTTAACGCTGGCTGGCGGGGCCTTACGGTCAATAAGAGGTTATGCCCAGACCTCACCCCGTTTGTCGCTAGGACCTAAGGCTTTACTAGTCGGGGAAACCTAGTAAAGCCAAAGTGAAAGATGTGGCCTCATTTCACCTCTTGGGAGTGTTAGGGGCCTCATGATCCCTCAAAAGCACCTCGGCCTCTATCCGTTTCCAGGTCGAGTCAGGGACCAACGCCGTTTCTGTTTAACACCCAACCTCTATTCTGTATTGGGCGCAAAGAGCAAGTCACCTCGGGGCTGCCGAGCGGTGCGTGGAGCGAGCTGGCTAAGCCAGACCGTTAAGGTCCCCAACGCACGTGTTGACGGGGAAGGAGGCTCCACCGGGAGGTACCTTCGCCCAAGCTCCACACAGGAGCAAGTCAAGCGGTGAAACTCCAAAACCAACGTTACCGATGCATACTCCACCTCCTCGATTCCAAAGTGTGTTACCCTAAGATTTCAAAATGTGCAGGATTCGAAATAACTTCCGCCACTTCCGCCGAAAAATCATCGTCGACATGAAAGGTCTCTTGGGGAGGTTGCTCGGCGGCGAGGAACCAAATTTGATACCTCGCGTTCGTACCCCTATCCCACCACGGACGGTGAATATGCGCCATCATGCGCTTGGTGGCACCTGGTCGTAGAAGCTGGTAAGAGACTCGATGTCACAGGTACGAACGAATGAATCACTTCCCTCCACCAACCAAGCATCTGAGTGCTCGGGGTGTCTCTCTTTAAGGATAACCAGGCTTCCTAGGTTCAACCCATGCCCAGTTGAATCTGAGACGACCCCAACAACCATTCCAGGCACCGGATTTTGAATCATTTTCACTCCTCGCTGACTTCACTCTCCACAACTATAACACCCCAACCGTTAAGATCATCAACCATACCGAACTCGTCGTCGACATGAAACTCGGTAAGGGAGTCAGGAGGTGAACACCAACGACACAATCTGATTTCGACATCACATTCACGGTCAATGAGACATTCAGCCTTGTTGTGATACTTCTTAGCAACTAGGCGCTCGGCCTCATCTTGAGAAGGCTCATGTAAAAGAATTTCTATGAGGTGTGTGTTACTCTCTCCATAATCAACATCTCGCGGGTTCTTCCAAATTGCGTTCACAATCCAAACTTTCATGCTCCCTCCGAGCCGGTGTCCACGAAATGTTTCATGAGGAGGATCGAGAGGAGCAACATTAGTCTCCGCATGGACAACCTCCTTGTAAAAAATTTTAGGTTCCTGGCAATTCAAGCAACTTCATTGGAGGCTAGACCCGTTGTTCTTGCAACTGGAGCATCCCGGGCACTCGATCCAGGTCCAGAGGTCTTCCATCCAGACGAACCCGGCGCCCGAACAAACGTCTGCGTTCATCACGGCGTGTGAAATACCTCGCATCCTTCGATGGTGAGGCCGTGGGTGCAGTCCCAACCCCGGTCACTCCAGCTGTGCTCCTTGCGGTGGGGCGCGTGGACGTGAACCGAGTTGTCCTTCATGAAGGCGATGGAGTACTCGGCCTCCTGAAGAATTGCCGCCAGCTGGATGAGGTCCGAAGCTGACGCCTGTCGGCCTTCGATGGTCACGACCCTGAGGTCGACATCTCCATCGAATGACGTGTTTGGGACGAGCCCAAACCGTTTCGCCTGTTCAGCCACGAATTCTTTCGCGGTCATTTTGCCTCCTGTGTGTTACGCTTTCTTCAAGTGAAGTTTCAAGTGACGGATATAAACGTAAACTTGAGGTGAGTCCGGCTCAAAACCGTCATCGACATGGAAAACATCAAGATTGATGGAGGTAACGAGCTCAACCTTATATACGTAGCCTACTAAGAAGGGTGTTGCGAGGTCGATTGGGCCTTCGACTATACGGAGGGAGCTCCCATCAGGAATGTTTCTATACCAGTTGTCTATCGAACTTTTCTCACAGACACAGCAACCTTCCTCGCATTTTGTCCAAATGACTAGGTCACCTGTCTTCATTGTTAAGCCTCCAAATGTGAATATGACAGGTGTGTTACTCCGGGACCCCGATCGGCTCCTTGGGGAAGGCTAGCTCATACGTCAGGCTGAACAGGTGGTGGGCGCACCGCTCGATGTCGATGACTCTGTTGCTTGCTTTGACCATGTTTCCGGCTTTCATTTGTAGTAAGACTTCTTCGCACAGGAGCTTGATCTCTTCGATTCTTTGCTTGGCGGCGTCCATGTTTCCTCCAACAAAATACTGAAGGTGTGTTACATCGAATGGCCTGAAATAATGTTTGTTGACGGAAAGGATGAGTGGAAACCATTTTAGGGGAAGCATTATGGCATTAAGGTGGTTGGTGGGGAACTTTCGCCTGACCTCACCCTCCCACGAAACCCCTTTCCGCGCGTTTCCTTGGGGCTCCCCTTTTACTCGGGAAGTCTGGGGGCCTCCCAATCAGCCCCGATGAGGTCCAACGTCTCCATCAAATGCCCTGACTCCAAGGCCTCGTACCGGCCACACATGGCCCTGAGTTCATCAAGGATGGAAAGCAGAGAGCTCCCAAACTCATCATCGGCATGAAAGTTCTCTGGCATTGAAGGTCTGGGCATTTTTGGGGTCTCTCCTAAGAATTAAACTCTCTTCGGCTTCCGACCGATCGACACAACCTGAAATGGCTTGGAGCTCTTCATCCACTCAGCGTACGGCAAGGGGCCAGGCCTGAGACCGTCCAACACCGCATCAGGGTCGTAGACCATGCCATCGTGAAACGCAACGGCATGAGAGCAGCTGCAGAAGGTAACAAGCAAAATTCCGCGTCCACTCAAGTTTGGTGAGGCTGTGCTTGCGGGGAGAGGTAAGGCCCCCCGGAATAATTGCAACAGTTTGGTTGTCCACGGGAACAACTCCGCTGCTTGATCGTTCGCTTTAGTCAGACCAAGCGTCTGTTCTATGCGGTTGAACTCACGCTCAAGGTCCTCGTAGTCACGCTGGGACACGTCTTCTACAGCGCAGATCGCCGCAAGGTAGCATGCGTTGTTACGTGCAGACTTCTTAATGTCCTGCATGTCTCCCCTCCAATGTGTGGTACCAAATTCAAATGGTGCCTTGGGTGAGAATTGAACTCACAACTCCTTGGTTAAAAGCCAAGTACTCTACCAATTGAGTTACCAAGGCATGGTGGACCTGGAGGGATTCGAACCCCCGATGTCTTGCGACGGCGGCTTATGAGGCCGCTGCTCTTGGCCACTGAGCGACAGGTCCGTGTGTGTTACGCTCTTGGGGGCCACTTACGTTATAGGAAAGCTCGAAGTCATCGTGGGGAGGGGAATCCTATAGAGGCTACCTGTGTGTTACATCGAAGTCAAACATCTTGTAAGAAGTCTAAATTAAGACTTCAAGTTCAAGATGCGATAAAAGGTGGCAGGCCAGTTCCCTTGGCTTCAAGGGACACTCTTCTGAGGTCCTTCCTCACCTGCCACCCTCTCCTCCACTCCGGGTTCAGGCTCTTCCCTCCCCGGCCAGCTTTCAAAATATTTCGTGGGTGAGATATCGGTCACCCACGCCGGGTTCGGGTCATGAGCACCTACCCGGAAGATTTCTGACCACATGTGTGGTACATCAAATTTTACTAAGAAAGTTTCTGTGAGGGGGCCTGATACTGCGTGATCGAGGTGTAGGTGTCCAGAGTCGGGTTGAAGCAGCCGCTGATTTGTTCGCTGACACGCTTCTTGGCCTTGATGATGGCCTTGCTCAGGGCCTCATTGGAGTCTTCTGCCTCCACCGATTCAGACACCCGAACCTTGAAAACCAGAGAGACGCTGAAGGATGGCATGTCTTCCCTCCAAATATGAAAGCAAGTAGAAAGCGGATGTTGCCGGAAGGATGCCAAGGTGAACGAAGTTCAGGTGTGGTACTGAAATGCCCTCTGAGCCCATCCAAGCGGGTGAGCTTAAAGGACGGGGGGTCCTTGCGGACCCCCCATCAGGAGCATCAGGTGTGTTACGACTACTCCGCCTCGACCTCCTCGGCGACCTCCTCGGCGACTTCGGCGTCGGCCTCGGGCTTCGCGGCCAGCTGCTTGGCCTTGAAGTCCGCGAGGAGCTTCTTCTGGGCGTCTCGGGTCGCCTTGCGCGCCGCCGACTTGCAGCCCTCGCAGGTGCTCACCTGGAAGAGATCGCTGGTGAACACCTCGCGGGTCGCCTCGCACCCCTTGTCCTCGGGGTCCGTGCAGGTGATCGTCGCCACCTGCTTGTTCTTGATCGCGTCGAAGCGCACGGAGCCCTTGATCACGTGCGGGTACTTCGCCTCGATTTCCGCCGCGCCCATCCGCCGCGAGCGACCCTCGCTCTTGATCGCGGACTTGAGCTGCTTGACCTGCGCCTCGCTCAGCCCCATCGACTTCGCCACGGAGTCGATGTCCTGCGAGGTCTTCGCGACCTGCGCGCTGTCCATGCCAACCTCCACAAAAAGGGAACACCAAAAACCCGACCGCGACATGCAAGCCGGGACGCACGATCTTTCGCCAAGAGCCACCCTATCCGGGCGGGACAGGGCGCGGAATCATGGGCGAGAATCCCCGCCGCTCGGTCACCCCCCACGGCCCAAGGCCGCGTGGGTGCGTTGTTGACCTAATCACCCCATCACGGGCGAACGACGCCACAATCATATGCACACATCTATGCTTGGGGGCGCGGGGGATTATCGCGTATACTATGGGGGGACCCGTAAGGGAGTATGGGGGGAGGGGGGTCGGATTGCTCCTTCGTACGCGATATATTTCCGCGCCGAATCTTCAGAATGTTGTGGGGGATTAAACTGCTATTACCTTAGTAATCTCAGGAATAGAAGTCATAATCTCATTCTCGATACCCATCTTCAGCGTGCGCACCAATTTCCACAAAAAAGCCGTGCCGTATTTTGTTATATTGTTTTAGTACCCATTCATCTTGACCATGTGATGATTTAGAATTATTCACAAAAATTTTTTAATAAAAATGTATTACTTAATATTATTAAATCTTATGTGATGGAACCAACTTAAATACAGTTCAAGTTTATTAAAGAATTTGGGGTCAGCCGCCATTAACTGTCCTGGAGAATAATTTATGCAAGGAGTGGCCCCCATCCTAAGATATACACTATCATCCTTAATAATCACTAAACTAAAAGTATCATACCCCTTAATTATACTAAAGATAGCTGGAATGTTATCGTCGTAGCCACATGCATAGGCTTGGTTTAATGAATTATCTTTCAACCAATTACTAATAATATTTGGAAGCAACTCACGATAATGAAACATGTACGTTTCATATACTGTAGAAGAGTATATAAATTATGAAGACAAAATCTCGATTCGAAATTTTCTCGCGCAGGTCGAACAGAGGGTGGCAACGTCTACTACCGGCGATTCTCCGTAAAACTTGTTGGTATTGGCGACTTGTCGCCGCTAACGGTGAAATTATAGCTGTGGGGACTGAACCATTCGCATCCAAAGAGAATACAGAACGCGCCATTGAAGTTGTACGCCACCACGTCGCTAAGGCGGAAGTCATGGTGAACTAAGGAGTGCTTCCAACTTATTGAAGCATTCTGGATCACTGACCTCGAGTTTGTAACATATCGTGCAATCCCCCACGAACCTTGATACTTCTATTTGGGTATTCTCAGGTCTTGTTAATACAAGCCAAGGCTGAGAAACATTTTTAGGTACCCAAAATGCATAATCCAGAAAGCAGCAGGCCGTTATTAAAATTCCTCTCTCTTGAAGCCATTGTCTGAGAAGGGTGTCTAGTTCAAGACTCATTCAATACTCTTTTTAGTTTAGGAAAACATTCTGGATCCCTACTATCTAAGATGGTACGCGTGACATATGTATAATCTTTATGTCTGGCACAAATACAACAAGGGCAAGATACCATTATCTCTATATCGGGGTTTAAAGACCAAGTTCTGATCATTTTAGATTCGTTTTTGTGGACCTTAAACAATTGGTAGTTGGTGGGCGTTTGATCTATAGTAAAGGTATAATCATTTTCTGTGAGCCAGTCACGCATTAGCTCCCACATCTCAATGGTATCTTTATACTTGTCTGTCTTCATATATGTCGCATTTAGTACAGGCTGTCTGGAGATGGAGCGTAGCATTATCTAGCTGCTTTATTAGAAGCCCCCCACATCCAAGATGCTCAGGATAATATCTCCGGGCTATCTCACTATCAGGAGCTATATAGGTACCTTTTCCGCATTTCTTACAGGGCTTGGTAATTTGGCGGGTAATGAAATTGAATGTTAGAGTACGAGTCCACGGGTGCGAACACGACGAAGATTGTTCCTGTGCCCTTGATAGGTCCATTTATTTTATATCCGTTAAATAAACAATTATAAAAGTTGATGGAGGGACCACCTTGTGGTGATAGAATCTGTAAACCGCCGTCTGTAGGAGCATAATTTATAGGTGGCTGAGGGTCCCTATTTAAATACTGCTCCATCTCTTCGAAGAAGGTGGGGTGCCCTGCCATAATAGTTTTAACGGGTGGTCCAGTGAAGGTGAGGTCCTGGAGCCCCATGAAATTTGAAATTTCTATTTTAGTTGAAGTAATCTGGACTTTGTTGGTAGTGATTAACATATATGAAATACACTTTGGGCTATAGCTAGGCTCTACCTGGTATATGGGGTAACCGTCCATCTTGGGGTCATAAGGCTCTACCTGGTATATGGGGTAGCCATCAACGACTGCGATTGTCTTAAAATTGAAATTTTTCTCTATTAACCACCCTATGACAATGTCCCATAACAGATGGTCGTTATTCCAGTCACTCATGATAAATATGCCTTAAGTTGTTCGAAGATGGTGGGGTCCCAAGCCTGAATTTCAACAATTCCGGGCCGTGGGGGTCCAGGAAGCCCTATCTGTATCTTGTCTTTTAGAATCATCATCCCACGTTTTTCTACCCCAGCTGACAATGCAATAGGGAAAGAGACTGGGACCACCGCCTTGAGTCCATTAAGTGGACATTGAACATAAAGGAGCACGAAATCTGAGTAATTTTCAAATTCGTAATTATAGCCATTATCGTCCAACCATAAGTCTATTAAGTCAAATAAATTATATTTCTCGCTACTCAGCATTTAGACCCTGCTTGGCGTGCCACACTGCAATAGATGGTTCCCAAGCAACCTCGGCGCATTTTGCATGAGCTGGGGCTACAAACAATTCTATGCCTTGAAGCTTAGGGAATTTAGTAAAGCGTATTGCCAATAGGCAGCATTCTTCATCTTTTAAAAAGTCTGCTTTACAGATAAGACACGACTTTATGGCTTCGTCATCTTCATATTTAAATGTTTTCATATTTTGCGCCTCGGGTCACTAAGGAGCTCTTTACATTCTTTATGGGCGTTTTCGTAGTTCAGTCGTCTAATCAAATATTACTTGATTTCCGTGAGCGCACGGACGTTCGACGCGTCGGCGTTCGCGGCGTGCAGCGCGTAGAGCCGCGCGCTGCCGGTGACGATCGTCACGCGGTAGTCGCGGCGCGCGTCGTTGTCCGATTCGCGGAGCAGGTCCAGCATGTATCGCGCGAACGCGTCCGCGAGCGTCGCGCGATAACGCCGCGCGTAGCCGTCCATCGTTTCCTTCGTGTATGCGCCGTCGTTGTCGACGTGCCACGAGCAGTTGTCGCCCATCGGACACATCGGATCGCCGCACGACCAGCTGATGCGTGCCGTCGGGTCCAGGCAGAAGCGCAGGTCGACGTCCCGTCCCGCGTGGACGTTCTCCGCGCGAAGGCGTAGGAGGTACCACCGCGCCTTCTTCTCGTCCAACGGATGCGCGGTGCGCGTCGCAGGGTTCCAGTAGTCCACCCACGCGTCGTACGGCGCGAGATAGCGGTCGACGAGCGCCTCGCCGAGCAGCGCGCGGGCGTCCACGACGTCCCGGCGGATCTCCTCGCGGCGCGATAGCGAAGTCGGTGCAAGCTGCGCCGGGTGTAGCGCGTAGGGCGCTGATTGCTTTACTCGCTCGGCTTCCCAATCAATCGCCGCTTCCTGCGCGGCCTTCGCCTTGCGCGGCTTCACCACGCCGAGGATTAGATACATCATGCCGCCGAGCGTCACGACGACCGCGAGGGTCGTCAATAGCTCCTTCCACGCGCGTTTTAGGTCGGGAGACATGTGTCCTCCTCGTCTAAAAATCCGATCGGCAGTTCGCCGGGCTTACAGGCGAGCCGTGCGCCGCGATAGCAGCCGAGCGAGAAGCGGTGCGTCTTCATCGCCCAATGGTGCCGGTGCAACCGGTCGATGAACGCGTTCGCGTCGTACAGCTCGATCGGACGGACAGTAAGCATAGAGCGGGGCGCCCGAGTTGAACGGACATCTCCCCGATGGAATCAGGGTGCGTTGACGTTACGCCAGCCCCGCTCTACGACTACGATCTATCCTGTCGACTCATGCATTTGGACTAGTAATTTTTCAAGTTTGTTAAAAAACTTTGGGTCCTCTACTATTAAAGCTTTCAGTTCTAAAAGATTCCTATCCCAATTTTTAATCCCATTATTGTTAATGTAGAGGCGCATCCCCATGTCGCCGTGCTTGGTCCAATAGCGATTTGGGCATGAATAAGTGATATAATGCGTGGGAAAGCGTGCTTCATTATCATCAATTTGACGATCTATGACAATGAAATGATCACGAAGAATTGGATGTTCACAAATCCAGCCCTCAATCAGATGCGGCAGCTTTATAATTTCGGTTATCATATGGAAAATATTTCCCTAAATGTTCAAATAGATTAGGGTCACTTATATTATATGTCTTAGCAGTCATGTCCGTATAAACATCTATATTTTGAGATACTATGACATAAGTGTTGTTTTCTTCATACCACAAATACAGACCTGGCCCTTTTGGTGGACGGACCCAATGTAATCGACCACTTATACACCAAATGTTAGTAAGACTGTATCCGCGCTCCTGTAACCAAAACTGAATGAGTCCTGCTGCAGTCATGCGGTATTTAAGAATCGTAAAATAAGCTTTTCGAGTTTCTTGAAGAATTTTGGATCTTCTGCTTTAATTATGTTGTTTCCATAAATAGACCTGATCGGTCCAGGCTGAAGAGCCATAAGATCCCAACGAAAAATCACTCTTGTCAACTCAATGGTTGCTATCCAGGTTTCTGGATCGTATATGTCATGCGGACGATGTTTCATTCTGATTTGGCCGACATCAGGTGGATAAAATAGGCTTCTATAATCTACGTTTTCCGTGTCTATGATAGATATGCGATCTCGTAACTTCGGTCGTGCCATCACCCAATCATGAATTAGATGACTTAAGTTCACAGCTTTTACCAAATTCCACCTTATGCATTAAGTACATTATGCGCTTTAGTTTAGTAAAAAATTCTGGATCACTCGATGGTATCTCTGCGGTCTTTTTAAGACCAATCGAATTACCGGCATGCAGTTTAATGCGGTCATCAAGTATGAATGCTATTGGACGTCGACATAACTCTCCAGTAAAAATATATCGTTGAAACGCGGAGGTGCTGTGAACTGGACAGCAAATCATATTAAGTGAAGAAACTACAGTTGCTTGGTCGGTTAGTTTATTGATAGCATTATCGATTACAACAGAAAAATGCTCTACCAACAAAACATCAGCTATTAACCAATCATATATTAAATAATCTAAAGTAACCACAAACTTATTTCCCGTCGTTTTCATCCCATTTACCTAATATGTTGAAATAAGTTGAACTGGATGGCGGAGACGACAATATCGTTAAAAGGCGCTCAAAAAAGTCTGGTTCGCAACAACTAAGAACTACAACATTAACTCCTATGGCCCATGTGCTATCTTCAAACTTATGGGCTGGTAAACAGTTCAATTTTTGTATACCTTCTTTATTAAAGACTCCAGTAGTCAAAATAATTATACTATTAATATCATTGTTGTCTTCAGTAATATTAATAGTATATTTTGGATCTATATTAGGTAAATCAATATTAATGTTTTTTTTGTTAAAAGTAAATGTATATCCCCCGTTAGTAAGCCAATTAACAATAAGTTCAAGTAAATTAGGTACTTCAGGCTCCATCTATAAACCTCTTCATTTTTTCAAATAGCTTCGGATCAGTCCAACTAAAAGACTCTATTACACCAGGCTTAGTCATCCACACAAAAACATTATCAACGGTAACGTCAATGCGTATCGAATATTTTCCAACAAACATGATTAAATAATCATTTCTTATTTGTTGTATTAAATACGAAGTTTTATAGGTTTCTTGAATCCATGCGCGTATGATTTCTATTTCTTCGGATGTGTCCATTTAGGTCTACAATATTTATTATAATGATGATGGATTTCATATAATAGGCGTCTTAAATCGTCGAAAAAAGTAGGACTAGCCGCATTGATAGAGATCCACCGGTCGGAAAATGAAGTGATCATCTCATCACCTATATCACTTTCTACGCTATCAATGCTTATCCAACAAGCAAATTGATCATATGAATGATAATTATTATCATGATAACATGAAAGATTTATAGAAGTAACAACACTATTAATAGAACGTTTAATTATGAAATGATTATTTAAGAATAAATCTTCTTTTAGCCAATTCTCTATGATATCAACTAGCTTCGGATATTGGTCTATGGGCGTTTGTAGGTCAGAATTCATATAATCGATATCGAATCTGGAGGCGTTGAAAACCCAATTTCACTAGTGTAACATCGATCATAACTTCATATTTCATAAGATCGATATACATAATTTGGTCATATTTCCATATCCCACTTTGATTAGATTTGGATATAAAAAATCATTGAAATCTTTTTGATTTCGTAGCCACTCGTTCACTATGTTAGCAAGGTCATTCAATACGCAATCCAACTATAAGTCTTTTCTTCAAAAGACTAAAAAATTTTGGGTTACTAGCATACAAAGTACCTTTACTGGTAGTTATATAATTATCATTTACTACAAGCAATAACATTTTATGAGGATTGTTAACAAGACTTACTATTATGATACACAGATTAGTTTTAGATAATTTAGCAATGCATTTAAATTCTAGTTGGTCAGCTAGCCATTGTTTAACTAGATCAAATAAGCTCATAAATCTTTCGCAAGTTTGGTATTTAAATACTTTCAGGCATCACTTTGTGTGTGATTTGATTTGTTTTATTATGACTTGTATCAAAAAGTTAGTTTTACGTTTTTTTGGTTCCCACTCTGCTGGATTTATAGTCACATGTGGATCAAAAGCCGTCAAAAAGAAATAAAACATACCTACAAATAGGACGAAAAATATTGCCAATCCTTTTATAGGGAGCCAAAATTTTTTATAGGTCATTTGTGTCGTTTAGATACTTTATCTATAAATGCCTTGAATTTTTCAAAGAATTCAGGGTCACCTATCGGAAGTGGCTTTGATAGCTCTTTATAATCTGTAGTAGGTATGATTTTATAGTTGACTATGGCAGCTATTAATACTTCATTTTCGCTGTGGATTATATAGGCTCTTATAGCCCAATGTGGGTAAGCAGGATCTGGAATACTCCAAACAAAATAAGTTGGGCAGTGCTCGGCTAGCCAATTATCAATAATAAGCTCAAGATTCATAGTATGTCATTGTCCCAAACTCGTCTCGATCTAACACATAGACACAAAGCTTGAGGAATTTTTCCAGTTCATCAAAGAAATTGGGTCTCATGACTGATAACGGTCTAATATAATCTATATCTGGCAATAAAATTGGAGAGACGCCATCTTTTTCAATATAAGCTATAAACGCTCTTGTATCTTTATGGTATATGATGTATGGTCTATGCTGGCCTCTATTATGTAATTGGAGTACTGAGAAGCCACTAATATCTTCTTCTTTCAACCATTCAGATATGAGTTCATCTAACGTAATCAATGGTGGTACTCTTTATAATGGTTATCTAGGATATGCCAGAGTTTATCTAGAAATAAAGGGTCACCTGCCTGAACTTCTATGATGGGTCTTGTAAATGCTGCGATATGATCTGTGAAAATGGCGACAATATAGTCGTCGCCTTCAATCATCGGCCAACTGTGTTCACGACAAAAAACATAATCACAAAGTCCCCTATTTGGATATCGATAAACGCCCCAGCCAATTGCTGGCTTTGACCGTAACCATGTCTCGATTAGGTCAGTAAGGGACATCTATAGTATGTTCACTTATAAATAGTTTCACCACACTTAGGGCATGTTGGATTCCAAAATTCACGAGTAGGCCATTTCTTAGATAGGAGAAGCTGCCACTCTAAACCGCAACACTCCCATATCCGTAATCTAAATATCCATTTCTTGACTTCTGGGTGTTGCCATCGTTCTGTTCTAATTGTCATAATTGTCTTAGATATTTCTTAGAACTACTTTTGCCTCAGTGGTGCGATTTTCTATATGCCTAATTTGCTTATTAATTTCATCTTCAAGCTTTTCAAAAAATTCGGGATCATGTGCATTGATAGTATGCCTTACTTTATGGATATCTGAGTAACTGACCTCGAATTCTGAAACATCTATTATCTCATAAAATAACCATTCAGGAAAATAGGGTCCATTTCCAGCACTCAAAAGACGTGTGTGATGGTATCTTATAGTGCAAGATACCGATTGGTCTCCGTCTCCCCAGTTGGTGAACCTGTGGATAGTGAGTTTGTCCATTTTCTTGGTTTCAAACCATTTCTCTATAAGGTCAGCTATAGTCATTTATAAATCTATCTATGCAAATAGTTCACGATGTAGTTTAAATACGATCAACAAATAATCTTAGACTAATCAAATTTCTATGATGAAATAATGAAGTCGACGATTAGCGCATTGTTCACACAAGATAGTCAAAAGTTTATCAAAGAAGTCTGGATCTGCTATGTTAAGTACAACCTTATTGAATTCACCATGTTTGGGGGACCAATAATAAGCCGTATCATCGACGATCCTAATCCGATTTATACCAGAACTGTGGTAGTACTGGCACTCAATCATACTGCTGAGATCATTAACCTTATAGTGCGAACTCAACTTATTTTCTTTGAGCCATGCTTTAATGAGATCGTTTGTTTCCATTATTTAATTGGTGTTTTACACCATTGTGTTTTATTATGTGCTTTTATAATTGTTTCTCTCAAACATTCAAAAAAATTAGGTTGACTCGCTATTAATGTTACTATTTTAAGTGATCCTACGGATGGGCCGGTATAAAGATCTATGCCGTTAGAATAAATTTCGCCATAAATGAGCCCATTTAACGATACAAGATATGGGATGGGCCGTCGGCATAGGCCCATAATACAACAATTGCTCATAATAAAGTGCTTTGAGAGTTCGCTGTCGTCTTCGATCCACTTGCCGATCAATTCTTGTAGATTCAACATACTCATTTGTATATCAAATTTCGATAGATGTAATGTCTTATCTAAGATTCTATTAAGTTTTTTGTGGCGTCTCTGGCGTTAGCTTCTCTTGAGCTCTTTTAGTTGATTGTCTTGTAAATTTGCGTTTTAAGGCTATGTCGTCTTTGTGAGTTTCGTTATGTCGACGTAATTTTTCTTTGGCTTCTTTAGACATTGGATGATGAATGCCTAATACTTTTCTAATCAGTTTTTCGGCTTGTCCATCATTTCCAGCTTTACGGGCGTCGATAACTTGTTGCCAGCCATCATTAGATAAGCAATCTTTTGAATGCCAATGGGCTTTTAAGTCAGCTATTTTATGGTAACCTGACTTTTTACAACTTCCGCAAACCATGACCTATTTCTCCATCAGGCTATAAACACTATTAATTAAATACTAAAAAATATTCTCTACACCTTCAATTGCTATTTCAAGTTTATTAAAGAATTCAGGGTCAGCCACTTCAAGTTCTAGTCCAGGATCTACAACTACCCAAGTATCACCAATAGCTCCGAATTTATAATCATAACCAGTACTACGTGTAATAATAGTTAAATCATGACAATTTGCAGCAACATTTTTGGATATGAATATTCTGCTATGCTTGGTGCTACTACCAAGCCATGCAGCAATAGCACGAGGTAAATCTAATTCCATATTATATTATGGCCATATTTGATGACGCGCCTTTTTAAACTTGTCTTGGTACCAAGCGGCATTCGAAAAATACTTGCGCAATAAATATTGATCTAATTTCGCAAAAAATTCTGGATCTGATGCACTTATGCCTGCAACGCTATCGTCTGCGATAGTTACATAAAGGTTGCTACCGATATAGATATGTGACATGGCTCGTCCTGGGCGTATGGAATTATCGACAACTCTAAGTCTTATCCATCCTGCAGTAGGAAGCCAATCACTAATTAATTGTGATAACGACACTGTCATGGGACTGAGCTCCAATTAGATCTAAAATCAGCTTTTTATATTCGTCTTTAGTCGGAAGATTCTCATCAAGCTTGACTTGTCTACGTACAACTTTAACAACTTTATTTTCTCGCGGATTGAAACCGTCTTTAACATAGTTCTCCCAATATAGACCAGTACCATGTTTCTGCCAAGCAGGAACCATATTAAAATCGACATTGCGTGCAGAGAGCACATGGAGCTTGTCGTCTACAGTTTTATTTTTAAGCATGGAAGATGCCTGACTAGAAGAATAGCCATGCGATCTGAGTGTCCAATATGCCCAACCGTTTAGAGCGCAACGCTCTGCGTCTGTCTGTCTCCATCGGAAGTAATCTACAACCTTTGGTTCGGTAGTACCAACCCAAATACGGCTATCGAAATGGCCTCTTAAGTTTGCTTGTTCGCTAAAAGCAACGCTTGCAATGCTTGCAGATAACGAAACCAGTTTTTCGAGCTCACGATCAAAAATTTTGAAGTTCTTATCTAACAGTATGGAAATTTCATCGCTTTCAGTAAATGCATAAATGCCATTGAATTCAACAAGTAGCATTTGAGCTACATGGACCATTATTCTATGGAACTCTATATCAAATGGTTTTGCAAAATGCTTTTCAGTAAGACCAGAAAAACCTCTGCCATCTACACGAATAACAGGATATAAATCTGATCCGACTTTAATAGAATGAAAAACTTCGAATTTCCGCATTTCTTCTTCGAATTTGGTGTTGTTCATATAGCCTATATAGACCATGTTAAAATACTGTAGATGTATCAATCATTTTATGAGCAAGGGGAAAATCTTACAGATGCCAAACTTATCGCAAATACCATAGACCACGCATTAATGGCTCAGAAAATACAACTAGAAATGACTGTTCATTTCATGAACACAGGCTGTTTTATTACAATATTATTAGGAAATGGCCACGGTGCGTCATGGAACATTAATTGGGCATTAAATAGCCCATATCAATTAGACACAGGTGTTGGGTTTTTGTCTTTGGCTGATCCAAACTTCGAGGCCAAACTGGCCGATCATATCACTAAGATTGCGATGGTCATGACCCGGTTTTGTGGGTGCTCGGAGTGTGATCGGAGGGTGGTATTTGATTTTGGATATTAAACATCTCAGCAAGCTGCATACGGATTGTCATAAGATCAAAAGGCGTTCTAGCTGGGTCCATAGCATACGTAAGTAGCTCTAAAGACACAGACGCTAATTCTTTATAATGCTCACAGTTTGGACACTTTGTCGATTCCATGTTGTTGACATTGTCTTTTTGATCCACAAAAGCACTCCTTTTTAAGATATTGCTCTAATGTAATTGGGTCAGAAATAATTTTTAATAACTCATTATATTTATCTTGTGCTTGAAAAAGGCGCTCTTCTAAATTAGCCATTCTCATGATTCCATTAGAAGTCATATCACGTGATAAAATTTCTTTCGAAAAGGAGATAAGTCCACTTAAGCTGCCTTCTTTATATGGACAAACTGCCATATGGTCTTCACATCCTTCGACAAGGTGTTTCAAAGCTTTGTTTACTAATGCTGACGCTGCATCGTTAGGTACAATTATTAACTGATTGTTTGTGCTCCATGGGAAAAATTGAATTGGGCTATAAGTGGTGCCACGAATTTGACGTACAAATTGTAAGGCCACATAAACTATGAACCCCAATACTAATAAGGGCCAAACTAGAGCCGATAATTGGGTGCCCAACATAAGAAAATCGCCCCAAATTGTTGAGCACCAACATTCCATAAATGATTTGTGGTCATGGTGCGCCTTAATGTGTGCAGAGAGCTTTACGTTACAATATAAGCCTAACATTAGTCCTATTATGATATAAACAACAGACCAAAAAAGAATAATCATTCAATACCCGATAAATACCATTTTATGGTTTTCATAAGGCCATAAGAACAGTAGTTGCTTTAAATTTTTAAAATACGCTCTGCCTTGGAGATGGGCGATGTGGGCATATTCCATTATTTATGTGCTTGCCCCAATTACAACTCATACACAATACTTGATAACCAAGTGGGAAATTATTTTGTCTTAGATATCGATATATTTTAATGCCTGTCCCAGTTCCTTTTAATGTACGACGGTGATTTGCCCCATTTTCGTTAATATGATCGATTGTAAGTAATGTAATATTATTTATATTACAACACCTGCATGATCCACCATAATTATTAATAACTTCAGTTTTTACTCGTAATGCTTCATTATTTCGTCTGATACATCGCAAATCGTCTTTTAAATTAAACGAATTAATATATTTAAGATAATTACAGTTCCAACATAATATTTGAAATCCTGGCGGAAAGTTATTTATAACAAGCCATCTACATAAACTAGTCAGACCAAGTTTCTGTCGGTGTGCTTTACCATTCATGTTAATATGGTCGACAGTTAATAATATTGGATTGGCTTCTCCACATATGCATTTACTATTATAATGTTCTAATATTGCTGATTTGGCGTTATATCGTGTTTTTCGTGCACATCGATTATCATTGTCAACACATATTTCACATTTTGCATGATTTAGTTTTAATATTCTACTACATCTACAGCGTCCTATAAGACGATATTTCTGTCTAGACTTTAACGAATATTTATATTGTGGTGTCATGTTTTGTTCTGGCGATACCATGCAATTGTATCTAGTAATCCGGTCTGTAAATTAATGCTTGGTGTAAAATTTAACAACGACTTAGCACGATCAATATTTAAACATCTTCTCATCTGTCCGTTTGGGTTCGTAGTATCCCATTTAATATCACCATTATAACCGACAAGTTTTGCAATAAGTGTAGACAATTCTGTCATTGATATTTCGTATCCAGAGCCTATGTTGATAAATTCATTTGTATTTGGTATATATATTGCATTCATTATCGCACGTGATAAATCTGTTGCATGTATAAATTCTCTAGTTGGTGTACCATCTCCCCATAGTACTACAGAGTCCATATTTGAATCAACTGCATCTATAAATTTCTTGATGAATGCTGGTATGACATGTGAGGTATTAATATTAAAATGATCATATGGCCCATAAGTATTAACTGGTATTAAACATGTAACATTTAAATTATATTGTTTAGAATATGCGATTGCACCAAATAATGCATTCAACTTGGCAATCCCGTAGAAAGCATTGGTTTTTTCTGGATTGCCATAACACATAAGATCAGTTTCCTTAAATGGCACTGGTGTATCTGCTCCATACGAACACACAGACCCTATCATAACAACTTTCTGTATATTGGCTAAAATCGATGCTTCAAGTACAGTATGCGATATACTAGTTGTTGATGCCCATAAATTTGCTGGTTCTTGTTGATTTAATCCTATACCTCCGCATTCTGCTGCCAAATTTACGATGTGACAAATATCATATTTCTTAATCCAATCAAGCAATGAATTTAATTTCGTGGCGTCGACACCGTTTCGACGGCTTGCTCCAACACATTTAATATTGTTGGCTGACAATGTATACATTAAATTAGAGCCAATAAACCCATTTGCACCCAGAACACCAACTATCCCATCAACCATGTTATTTTATATCATTCTACAACATTTTTGCCAACGAAACCTGTTGATCCGAGAACACCTATCTTCATACGCTATCTAACAATATTTATAATATCTTTGAAACTCTAAATTTACTATACGAAATAGGCGGTATTATTCGTGAGATATTCAAAGATAATGAATGAGAGCTTTATTAATTGAAGATTTAGCGGCTGTAGTTGAACGCCATACGAATAAGCTTTATAAGAAGAAGAATGTAGTCGGAGTAGGCACGGGATTAAAACACAAAAATGGAAAGTCTACCGGCGAAATGGCGATTCTCATTTTTGTTTCTAAAAAGGAGCATCCCGATAGACTTCGTAGACACGATCTTATTGAATCAGAGCTTGATGGTATTAAAACTGATGTAGTCGGAAAAGTGGGCCAACTCAAAATTCAAAACATTGTTGCTCAAGCGCGAGCTGTGAATAGTAAATTAGAACGGCCAGTACATGTAGGAACAAGCATAAGCCATTTATATGTAACAGCTGGAACTCTTGGTGGGTTCTTTCTTGACAAAGACGATGAAGTAGTTATATTATCAAACCAACATGTTATAGCTGGTGATCCCATGAAAGGCCCATACGGCAAGGCCCCAAAAAAAGGCAACGTTACAATTCAACCTGGTACATACGACGGTGGTACAATAAAGAATACAATTGGCCACCTTAAAGCATGGGTACCATTAAAGAAACGTGATAATACCGAGGACTCAGCTATATCTAAAATAGATGATGTGTCTCAAATAGTAAATGAAATAAAGGGCCTTGGTAAAATCAATGGTTTTGAAAAAGCTCGTATTGGCCAAGCAGTGCATAAAGTCGGCCGTTCTACAGGCCATACTAACGGTAAAATTATATCCGTTAATACGTCAATCTGTGTCGATTATAGTGGTCTTATAAGATGCTTTAATAATTGTATTGTGACGACCCAAATGTCAGCAGGTGGTGATTCTGGCTCAGTTTTACTGAACAAAAACATGAACGCAGTGGGGTTGCTTTTTGCTGGATCTGATACTGTAACGATCTACAACCCCATTTTTTACCCGGTGAAAACTTATGGGCTCAAGATTTGGAAATAATGTCTTATTGTTGGCATTAGTTTTTTTATGCTGTGCAGGATATACTCGTGATTATATTTATGCATTTAAACCAACCAAACCAATCCAAGATATAAACGAGATCTATGAAAGCAGTGTTTGGGTTCATTTTACCACAACAAATGATGGGGGGACTACATTCGCAGGCACCGGATGGGCTGTAGCCTATGATGAAAATTTAGGCGTAACTTTTATTTCAACTGCAGGCCATGTGGTAGACCATGATGCGGGAACCGTACGTGTTTACTATTGGCTCAAAAATGGCGATTGGAAAATTACTGCTGGTGTTGTCTTCTATAGCGCTAATCGTGAAAATGGTGACATAGCAATCATAGCCATACCAGTTAAAATCCCTACGCTTCCAGTGGCCACTAAAGAAGAATATAACATTAATGACGAAGTGATACTAGCTGGTGTTCAACACCAAGCACCACCAGCATTAGTATCAATCGGGGTCATCAAAAAAATCACTACTACTAAGATTTATATCGATGCGTGGTCATGGCGTGGACATAGTGGTGGTCCGTTAATTCATCGTAAGACTAATAGAGTTATTGGTTTTGTTACCGCATTTGGGTCGGACGACACCACCAATGCTAGTTTTACTGTATGCTCTAACTTTAGAGTAATTGGAATTGCACTTCATAAGGCCGGAATACAATGAGATCTATATGAAAAAGTCAGGGTTGGCTTATTACTCACTACGCCGTAGACATTTTTGTACGCCTGTAGCAGATAAACGATATAGAGATCTGACGATTGGCGATGAATTTGACGAACATGATGATAACGCTATTCGCCAAGTCATGCCAGAGGACTTGTTAGATGCCACAATCCTAGTTGAATCTACCGAAGACAATAGATCGCATTACATACGTGTATCTTACTGTGATGTTCAGGAATCCAAGGCTATCAATGACCTAGTCACAATTGATATTGACAAAAATGGAAAACTAGTCGGCGTGAAGCTAAATTATTCTTGGCCTTCAAGGTAGATATAAGTACCGAGGAATCATTCCTAGGTACTTATTTATAGCACATTCAAATTCCACAAAGAACTTGGGATCAGCAGCGTAAAGTTGTGTTGCTTCATTAGATTTAATGCCAGATGCTGTCTCGGCTACGATTTCTAAGTTCTTGACTACAAAGACGCAATTATTTAAAATATAAATACAAGGCCACATATCGTAGTCTATAGCTGCTTCAATAGGGTAATCTGAAGCATGGCGCACATAACTGCGCACTTGAAATGGATGAAGCGGCCATGTTTCCATTACTAAGTCTCTAACGATCTGCGTTAGAGAAAGATTTTCATGCCCCATCATTGGACAACCTTGGGGGTGACAAACATAATTATAGAGATACTTTTATATCCCAGCGTTTAGAGCTTAACTCTAACTTGATAGCCCCACGTATCGAGGGGGCGTACCCTGCTCTCTCTGCATAACTATCGTCCCATTTCATAAAGGAGCCAGTTACACCATAAACTCTCATCTTTTCAACTGGTTTGAGTTCGCCTTTAGGCCAAGCGAAATACAAATCCTGGTCTATTACTTTACGATGCGCATGTCCCATCATATAGATGTCACATTGATGAATCATCGCCTGGGACCGACATTTGTTTAATACGCCAGCTGGAGTTCCCGCGCTCCCTGAACCATGCCAACTATGCATTGTGTAAGTCTGTTTATCAACATTAATTTTGGTCATAGCTTGCCATTGGCCCCATACAGGAGCACGGGATTTCGCATCTTTAGCCATCTGTTTCATAAATATGTTCATGTTTTTTGCCACACTAATGCCAGTGACAGCTTGGCTGCGCCAAAAATGATTAGAATCGTGTGTTAGAAGCAATTTGCCAGCTTTCACTACTGGTTCCCAATATTTAAGTGCTGCATCAAATTGTTCTTGGGGTTGCATGTTTTGGTCAAACATCATCGAACCGTGTAATGCGTCTGTTGGAATTGCATTCTCTAGGTCATCACCTAAGTCCAGCGCATATGTATCTGGCGCGCTCAAGATGTAATCACGATAAGACAATGCTTTCTCTTGGTCGTGATTTTTACTGCCAATATGTAAGCAGCACAAGCTAAAGACAGAAACATATTCACCTTTCTTAGGTTTAGGTAAGGTAATTTCATATGATTGCATTATTTTGTCTCCTTATTGTTTATGTTTAGCTTTTGGTCTTTTTGTTTTACCAATCGTTACAGCATCATTTAATAATTCAGATAATTGATTTTTAATGGCTTCATGGCCCAATTTAACAACTTCGTAAGATTGAATAATTGTTGGTGTCCATCCCGCATCTCGTAATATTTCAGCCTTCTTTTGATTCCATGATCCAGAGCTCTCGAAGAGAATGGCCAACTTACATTTTTTTATAGTAAAGTGGACTACAGTTTCATTAATAATTCCTGGGCTTTGATAATCAAGTCCAAGAGACTTACAAGCTCGCTTAATAATATCGAAAGCTGGGCCTTCTTTGCGAATGTTGCCCATTGCTTTTTTAATATGACTGGGAATGCTATTATTGAAGAGCGTCTGTCTATTTCTAGGCATCAGAATTACTTACTCACCGATAACTCAAGCGGTTCATAAGACCACTCTAATACTCGAGCTGGCGGCGATGCTGGAACGTTAATGAAAGATAATTCTTTACCAGTAAACCGCTTTACAATGCCACGAGCTAAACGATAAATTCCACCTTCTTCGTAGTATTGGCCTGGACTGTGTTTGCAAAACTTCATGTCTTTACCGTCTAGAGGACAAATGATTTTATCAGTTGTGAAACCAATGCTTATTTTTTTAAATAGACCTTGTTTAATCTTTTCGATAGCTTCTTCACTTTTAATTTCTAAAATCATTTCGATGTAAAACTGTTTTGATTCTTTATCGTAACGCAAAGAAGATGCGCTGATAACACCAATTGTGGCATTTGGGTTTACCCAATCATGGCCCATTAATACCGGACAACCGACGAAAGAAGCGGCATCTTCTTTCATCGCGTCCTTTTCAAATAGGAAACGATTATCCATCTTTCCTTCATAAACTGCACCAGCCCTAACGTATAGCGTTGGATAAGCTGAGTAATCATGGCGACATGGGCCGGTGCGATCCATTACAAGAGGTACAGCCACACACGCTATTGTACTAAGACTAATAATAAGTATTGGAAACCACAAATGTCGGAGCAATGATGCAATTTTATATCTCATAAAACCTCTTTTATATCTCTGTTAGTACCTTTTCGATGATACACTCTAATTGAGGCCCTATTTCATCTACTAACGAAAAATTGAATTCTTGCAGATCGTCGCTAGATGGTAAACTCTTTTCAGTAAGTGAATATACCAATCCATTCAGCAGCAACAGAGTTTGGGCATGAACAGCATCCCAAGGGCGGGGTCCCGAATTAGAGATTTCTAATAATAACCCAATTCGATATTGGGGATCAGCAATCAAGGCGGCACTAAGTATGACGAGATTATATTCAACTTGCGTTGAAGTCACCGCTACTACTTTACGCTCAATTAATTGGTATCGCCTCATCTATACGTATTTTTGGGTAAATAAGAGTATAGATATAGGTGAAATGTGAAAAAAGCTCAGTTTAGAGACCCAAAAGGAAAGTGGCAAGCTATAAATGTGCTTAGTCCAACCGCTGACCCAGTAAGGGCAGCCTATGACCACTGCGTAAAATTCGGCCTTGCTACTCGCGTTATTGAATTAGACGGAGACAAGGAAGCAATAGTACGCGAGTTCCGTTGTCAGAAGAAGAGCTCTCGGTGAGCAGGCGTAAACCCGAAGAACCTAAGAAGCAAATTCCCGTACCCAAAAATTTATACCGTTCAGTGGACCACACTGATGATGGGCGAGCGGGGTGGGAAGGCTGCATAATTCTTGTATACATAATCTTAATATTTTTAGTAGGATTGACTATAGGCTATGGGTGCAAATAATATGAATAACACTTATACTAGCCCCTTTGCTGATCGGTACTCTTCGAGAGCAATGCTTTCACTTTTCTCTGCTGATAGGAAATTTCAGACTTGGCGTGAATTATGGGTGGCACTAGCTGAATCAGAACAAGCGCTAGGTCTTAATATCACCAACGAACAAATTGAAGAACTTCGCTTTAGCGTTCATGATATCAATTATGATGTTGCTAATTCATATGAAGCCAAGCTCCAGCATGATGTTATGGCACATATTAAAGCATATGGCGAGCAATGCCCTAAAGCGAAAGGCATTATCCATCTGGGCGCTACGAGTGCTTATGTTGTGGATAACACTGATCTTATTGTAATTAGAGAAGGCCTTGATCTAATTGAACGTCAGCTTACTAGTCTAATAGTGGCGTTATCGGACTTTGCAGAAAAATATGCGAGCACCCCTACAGTGGCGTTTACACACTTCCAGGCTGCTCAATTCACTTCAGTGGGGAAACGTGCTTGTTTGTGGATCCAAGATCTCTTACTGGACCTTGAAGAAGTACAAACACGCAAGCAAAATCTTCGATTCTTAGGTGTAAAAGGTACTACTGGAACACAAGCTAGCTTTTTGACATTATTCAATGGCGACGACAATAAAGTAAAAATTCTAGACCAAATGGTCGCTCATAAAATGGGCTTTAGTAGCACTTATATGGTGAGCGGCCAGACTTACTCGCGCAAAATCGACGCACAAATTCAGGCCACGCTATCTGGAATTGCGGAGTCAGCCCACAAGTTCGCCAATGATATGCGACTTCTCCAACATCTCCGTGAGATCCAAGAACCGTTCGGGAAAGACCAAGTTGGATCAAGTGCGATGGCCTACAAACGCAATCCGATGAAGAGCGAGCGCATTACATCATTAGCGCGTTTAGTGATTTCTTTGAATACTAATGCGGCTTTTACGGCCGCATCACAATGGTTTGAAAGAACGCTTGACGATTCTGCTGGTAAACGTATTGCTCTACCAGAGGCGTTCTTGGGTGTTGATGCAATTTTGCAACTCTACTTGAACATTGTGTCAGGCATCATTGTCAATACAAACATTATCAATACACACGTGCTAGAAGAACTTCCAGATATCGCTTCTGAGAATTTGCTCATGGAAGCAGTGAAAGCCGGTGGCGATCGTCAAGAGCTGCATGAGACAATTCGTCGTCATAAAATGTCTGGTGTTAATCTTTTAGAGGCACTTCAGAATGAAGCTCAGTTCAAAGCTGTGTGGTCGAAAGTGTCTACGCACCCATCTGAATATATTGGACGCTCGGCAGTACAAGTGGCAGAGTTCCTAAGTAGTCTTCTGTTATTGGAAATCCGGCGTACTGCACCAACCATAAAGTCTGAAGTCCGCGTATAAGCCAAACATATTGTATGTGGATACTTCATAAAGAGACCACAGGTCTCCTTTGGTTAGAATTGGAATATAAAGATGTCAGTCACTTCATACTTCCAGTATTCACAAGCCCCGATACTGCAATGGATTTCGTACAAGAAATTGAACATGAAGGTGAACGTATCGAGATGCAACACATCGAAACAACAGAAGAGCTTGCTGAAATGTTAATTATGATCCAAACTCAACCCGCTAGTGCTGTAATATTAGATCCACCACATCCTGAATCTATAACGTCTGAAAATGAGCTGTCTGAAAATGAGCTTACATATTGGACATCAGTAGAGTTCTGTGATATTGCTGCTACTCTAGTTATGATGTCGGACACATATGACGATAAACTTATCATCGATCTCTTAAACAGATATTTACACAACAAATTAGACCAAAGATCTACAGCTGATTAGGCGTTATGGCCATCTAGTCCATCATATTTGGGCACCCAAGGCTCTGCACTTATGGTTTTTGCAACTTCATTAGAATCGATTTTCTTATCGGGTGAGCGTATGTCCACTACTTTTTTGGCGCTTGGGCCGATATCTACGAGCTTCTTAGGTTCTTTAATTAGTTCAACTTGCGCAAGCTTACGTCTCTTAACGAGTGCGACATGTGCTCGTTTTAATACTAATATGATGCCATCTTTGGTGAATTCGATGCTATCAATGATGTGTGGCAAAGAAGGCCCGCGAGCCGTCCTAAAGGAGGCTTTCTTACCTACCATGGCTTTGATTTCTTTCAGTTCTACGTCGTCTTTAAGTTTCATACATCAAATGGCGTTACATGATTAACGCTAAATTCTATTGTATCTACTAACTCTGTCATTAGATCTGGGGCAGCTACATTAATTCCTGCATCAATAAATTTTTCGCCTTCCATATGTCTACATATTAATGTCGGATGAGTAGTTTTAGGTTGCCAAAAAAATTTAAATCTGATCGCGTTTACTGCAAAATCTAACTCGCCATATTGAGCATTATATATAATACAGCATCGGCCAGTTTTTACTTCTAGTACGTATTTTAAAGCAGCAATGAATGGACCGACTTCTACTACCTTATGTTCCATCACTCGTTCTAAATGCCGTCTGCATTTAGCATATTTATCAAGATATTCTTCTCTATCCATTTGAGGCCCTCATGAATGCGAACAAACTGTTTAAACTTTTAGAAAACGGCGAAGATTCATTTAATAGATTGCCACAATATAAGACGATTTTAGAGCAATCATCACGAGTGGTAATTGACTTTTCACAGTTCAAAGCTCTTGATGCATTTAGCGAGCGCGCAACAGAAACGGCGCGCGACAAAGGAATTGTTTCCCCATTTGATAACGTCTTATTAGATCTACCAGGCATTGAAGCTCCATCCATTTCAAATAGCGCTACTATTAAACAAGATTTGCTATTGCATTTGATTCCGATTCAATTAGCCACTGATATATCTACATTTAGCGTGATGTTAGTTCAAGATTTAAGAGTTATATGTAAAGACGTTTATCCACGTAGCCACCTTGTTAGTTTGAGCAAGAATGAATTGGCATCGATGCCAGTGGTAGATGAAGGGATGGCAATGCTGGGGTGCAAATGTAGTATTAAAAATCCATTTTCACATAGCCCGATTTTTAAACAGGTTCAATCGTTTACTCCAGGATTTAAAGCCGACACTGGCTATGCAGCCTTCAATTGTCCATCTAATTTAGCTTGCTGCAAACAATTGCGTGGTAATTCTGATACTATTACTTGTATTGCAATAGCTAGTATGATTTATATGACAATGCCGTGCCATACAATTTTACAAGTCACCGACATCGGACATCGTGAACGCCAAGGCCTGAAACAAATGCCATATTTTATCATAGTTGATAAAGACGCAGTGGAAAACCTTAAAAACAACAAACCAACCGGACAATTAGCCTTTAATGACGGAAATGATTTTGATAAGTTTAATACAACTGAAAAGTTTGTGGTAGATAAATTTATGGTTGGTAAGACATCATACGAACAGGTTACCAAATGATATGGTATGTAAGTGCGCCCCTAGCGATCGGAAATATGCCTCAAGGCCATTATGCTGAAATAGTGGGGCGCTTAAAAGATATGCTTGTCACTATCGAAGTAGAATATCACACTCCTGAGCATCGGTCGAACATCATTGAATTCTTAAAGACTTTAGGTACAGTCCAATATGACATTAATTACGATGATATTAGAATGAAATATTGGAACAAGGTCATCAAGATATTTAATAAACATGATAGAATGACGTTCCAAGAGTGGTATAAATATTTTAATTCTAAAAATCCCAAAACTTTATGATTATACGCATTTGCAACCCAGACGGCGGTGCTTTTAAATATGTTACTGAAGGTTTGATTAATAGTTTACGCTTGGCTGACAATGATGTAGGTCGAGTAACCACTAAAGATGTCCCACAAGACTTTGATTTGTATCTTGGATGTTCTGGCTGGAGACAACGCATTCCATCAAAAGACAAACGAAATGGAAAAATAGGTATTCATGTCAACCCATATGGACCCAAGAAAGTTGGAAATATTGACAAAGGTCCTACAATTGATGAAAGTAAAGAGGCCATTCAATGGACATTGGCGCAAAATCCGGACTTCGTATACTGTTACTGTAGTGCGACGTTTATACCAGAATATTTCGGATATTGGACCAGCAAGCATGGCATCCCTGTCGTGCCGGTCCCTACGGCAGCCGATGTCACTATCTATAAACCTTACCAAGCCGAAGAAAGATTCAAGTGCGAAATAGGGTGGGTTGGCGGTAGGTGGCCCTATAAAGCTGTAATGTTAGAGAAATATTTAGTACCTCTAATTAAATCAAAGAAATGTATGATTTATGGCTGGGGCAACACCTGGGGCAATAATAAAGCTATAAGCGACAAAGAAGTACCAATTTTGTTTTCATCTGCCAAAATCTGCCCTAGTATATCAGAAGGACACACAACCGCCCACCCTGTAGACGTTCCTGAACGAGTTTTTAAAATTCCTGCGAGTGGTGGTTTCACTATCCACACTCCTAGTCCTGCTATCAATGATTTGTTTGGGGATGTTATTCCTATGGCAAAAAACCAGAAACACTGGATGGAATTGATTGAGTTCTACCTGAAAAACGACAAAGAACGCATTACTCAAGCCGCAATGGAGCGTGCGTTGATTTTAGAAAAGCACACTTATTTCAATAGATGTTTAGAAATCGCCAATGTTATCAGCAACACAACTCTTACTGCCAATATAATAAAAGCTAAGCAAGCTTACTTAAAGCTATAACGTTTGCTAAACAATCCGTTAAGAATATCACAACGCTCCTTTAAGTTAAATCTACTCTGAATATCGGCAAAATAGTTCTTATTATTTTTATGTAATACATCCCAACCTGGAGTACGGTCGTGCCATAAATGGACCATCGTAACGGTGCGACTTTCAGAAAATTTAGTGCATTCTTTTATGCGTTGGTAAAATTCACAATCCTCGACTCCATATCCCACAAAGCGTTCATCAAATCCACCTATTTTGATATAGGCACTTTTATTGATAGCTAATGAGCCGCCTTCAAAATAATCTATAGCATTTTCACATTGCTTATTGTGAGCTAATGATTGTTGTTGGTTAACTTCATTAGTAGATGACAATGTCAAGTATAGTACTTGTTTGCCAATGTGGCAACTATCATAGTTATCCAAAATCTTTGATATTTTACTAGCGTACCAACCAGGAACTACTATATCGGCATCATGCAACAATATTTTATCATATTTCGCTTTAGAGACGCCTACATTAAAAGCATGAGCTTTATTAAATGGTGTCGCCGGTGGTGCTCCAGCTAATTTATGCCTACATGGATAAACCATCTCGTCAGCTATGCGCAAAATTTTGTCTTGTTCAATAACTAAGATATCAATATTTGGAAATCGTTGTGCTCTAATGTTGTTGATTACTGTAGGAATTGAAGATGTTCGAAGCGGTGACATCCTGCATGGAATTACGACTGATATAGATGGCACTTCAGAAGCATTAGTGGGCTGCACATATATTTTGTTTTCTGCTAAAATTTTACGATAAATCTCTTTACTTTTAATAAAATGTGCAGTCCTGTCTTCTACGGCTGATTCTTCATTCCAAATTTTAAAATATTTTTCAGAACCCATAACATCATGGTGCCCTGCTGTTTGAATTCCAGACTTAATAACTCGTTTAGACCAATCGACATGTTCCGTACCATATATACCAAAGCGCTCGTCGAAGTAACCTACAGTCTCAAAAGCCAATTCATCAAAAGCCATAACGGAACCTTGCGGTTTGTCTTGAATTGTTTTAATATGAAGGCCTTTATGGTCACTTTGAGCCTCATCGTGTCCTGTTGCCCCATAAATCCCAAGTTGCCTAAAACAGAAATGGTGCATCTTTGATCTGCGCATGGCATCAAAATAGAATGAGTCCCAACCTTTGCTTAATATTTCAACATCATCATTCAATAATAATTTATACTTAAATCGTGATAGACATCTTAGTAATCTGTTTGAGTTTCCGGCAATGCCTAATCTCTGATTGTTCAATAAGTATACAACATCAGTCTGTTGACTCAGCCATTCTTTGACATCGGCTGAAGTAGATTCGTCACTTATGAAAACAGTTGTACGGTGTAAGTTAGTGTATTTGCGGATTGAATTTACTAATCGTTGAATACTACCTAGCCTATTGTAGCTCAATATGCCAATGCCAATACCATTTGAGATAGGATAAATGTCATCTTCAATGGCTTGTTGGAATATCTTAGTGGCATTGCCACTAGCTTTATGTCCTACTGGTTTACCAGGTGTTCTAATTGATCGGTTAATAAGCCCTGCTCTCCGTACGCCTAATCTTGGTACTGTAAGGTGAGCTTTTCGAGCTGGCAATACTCGACTAGGTGTAGCCACAGCTATTTGTACACCTACTGCTTCTGATGCATTAAGATACCTTATAACTTTTAGGTATTTGGGGGTATATTTGGCTATAAACCAATCAGACAAGACGACGCGACTGTATCTTGGCACTCTTATTGGTTTTTTGTCCGGACCTATTAATTGAACCGCGAAGGGATTGGGGTTGAGATATTCGACAAGTTTTGCCATTTATATTATGTGGACAATATCCATACACTCCAATTGATGAATTGCAGTTCCAGCACAATAATCTATGTCTATCTTTTGGATAACCATTTCTTCTTAAATGCCTATAAATGCCAGAGCCTGCACCGTATTTTTTACGTTCTTCAGCACCATCACCAAATATGTGGTCTATCGTAAGAAATTCGATTTCATCTTCTTTACAACATACACATTTACCACCATATGCATCGATTGTTTCGAATTTAACTTTCCATTTTTTAACGCATAGCTTACACCATGAATTAAATCCAGATTTGCGACTAGAGCGTTTATGAAATTGATTAGTTGATTGGTTTGAACCACATTTAGAACATTGTCTAATCATTTAATTCTTACTTTAGTTGGCTTTAGTTGTTTTGGTTTTAATTTAGTGACCACTTTTAAAGGTGGTTTAGTTGCTTGGCCATTTAATATAACCTTCGCAATTTTCTGAGCGGATAATACTAACCCTGTTTTAATGAGATCATTTTTATTTTTAATGAAGAAAAATTTAGAACTTAAATCTTTAAGCTTAGGTATTGAATCAAGAAAATCCTTGCCATAGCCTTTAATAACATCTTGTGGTGGCCACTTTATCCCTGCACGTTGCTTACATTCAGAAAGAGCAGCGCCGACAAACACATACACCACGTCATGTTTATGAACTTTGGCATCAATAAAATGTGGTATCATTGATGATGCTTTAGCAGCACAAGTGTCGAATATCACTAAAGTTGAATTAGATTCCTTTGTTGCGTCCGTAAGCATGGTCTGACCTACTTCCCAAGCTGCTATGCGTGCTTGTTTTTGGTCGTCTGGCGGCATTGTTTCATATTCTGGCGGCCGTAATGAAGTAGGATCAATATTAATCACTTTGTGGTCATTAAAGTTAGTCATTAAAGCCTGAACAAAAGTGCTCTTACCTGACCATGGGTAGCCTGCAGTGAAAAGGACCGTCATGATTTTACTTACTATTTAGCGCTGTACGACGTATTGCAAATACCAGCGCCGCTTTTTACGAGGCAAGACTTCGGAATCAGCTTTGCGCTGGCCACCTAATACAGCTGGTCTCATTGCGATAGCCCCAGTTGACACTGAATCTAACAATAACTTATCAAATGCGTAGGCTACATCAGTAATTGATTCCGAAATAGGTGGTTTAAAATGGCTCCCGACATGTTTTTCTAATATAGTAACATTTTTATAGATTTGATAACTAATATTTAAAAAATTTGCTGATTCTTCTAACATCTGGGTGAAATCTCCGCTATCAGTCCATCCACGGATAGCATCACCAAGTTTATATGCCATGTAGTTAATGCTCAGATCACTAACTGGCATAATTTCGTGCTCAGCAAGCTCAACGGGCTCAGCATTGGGCACATTTGCTACAGCGCTAATCAGAGCGTCTATATCTATCGCAGCATTCAATAACGCTTCAACGCTCTCATTTAGTACTATAAGGGTTGTTTGGCCATTAATAAAATCATATAGAGTTGCATTGAGTTTGATAGATGGGATCATAAATCCATCTTGAGAATTTTTAGCAGATTTATTGATTAATAAATTAACGGCTTCACCAATTGACAATATGTGTGACTCTGGTTGGCTTATACTATTAGCAATGCGTTCTATGTTCATTGTCCTAAACCAAGCCAGGTGGCCATTTCTTGTTTGGCTTCAGGCGAATTAGTTGAACTACGAGCGATGTGTTCTTTAGTCTTGCCTATAATAGTGACTAATTCTTGTTTAAGGTAATCAAGCTTCTTAGCTAAAGTAAAATCACTATATTCTTGTTGGATAGTAAACCTAGCAGCCTCAAGGTCGGCAGCGGCCCTTTGCAATTTCTCAACGGCTTTCAAAGCCGAGCGTACTCGTTCAGCATCTGAAGTGCCCATGGTGCCGTCTTCTTGGCCATCTCCTGACATTTCCGCATTCAAGGCAGGTTCTAGGGCCGGTGTTTGTTTCACAGGCGCAGAAGAAGCATCTCCAGCCATAGGGGCTGTTTTAAGTGTTTCTTCTTGCTCTTTTAAGAGTCGGCGCTGGGCAGATGTTAATTGTGCTATCATTGCTTAATTTATTTTTGCGCATCTCTTTGTATATTTCACCATAAAGCCAAGACATCAATATGCCAGATATTAATCCAAGCCCATACCACATAGCATATATCATTATCTTACCTTAGCATACATAGGATACATCATTAATTTAGGTGTATTGCCTCTAGTGACAGTTTTAAATACTGATGTTTTTAATATAAGACCGCCCTTATAGGTACCAGTACCTTTCTTAATGGCCTCGATAGTCTCTGAGTTTAATTGGATGGTTTTTAAAACTTCTTGAGTGTCTATAATTTTCCCATATAAATCACGAAGCATGCCTGGGCCAGCGAATTTATTTAGTGATACACGCACGTCTACCAAACGCATCGCATCATTTTCAATAACTACATAATAAATGGCTTGAGGGATTCTAGCAGTTGTCATCAATCCTACGAACTTAGCTGAATACTTTTCCATAAATAGTTTGATATGTTTATTGTTAGTAGGGTTGGCTATTTTACCTGCGAAATCTCCAAATTTGAAGTAGACATACTCATCTTTACGATAAATCAGGATAGTGAGTCCTTTATTGGGATATGATTTTATCACGTATACAAATTGATCGATGATCTCTGGGAGCAAATCAAATTTTTGGATCTCAGGGTATGCTAATATAGCCGGAAGTGTCGGTAAGGTCATATATACCAAATTTGAGTATTCGCAATATTTTGAAGTACAGCATATTTACCTGCCCTAGACTGACGAATAGATGATGTACTCATTTTCTTCGTGTTTTTCTCAAAATCTAATTCATCCATTGCCAGTAATAAAACTGGCAATCCTGCCTGCACTACTGACAGGACTCCACCATCTATGGCATTAATTAATCCAAATGAATGGGTGAACCACCCATGACAAATTATCATATCACCTAATTGTGGCTCCCACTTCAACAATGGTTTATATTGAGCCAATTGGACTGTTATGTTTTTCATTAGCTAATCTTGTCCAACTTTTGGGTCCATGGATCAAATTCGTATTGGCCATCAGACAAGCTCCATGTTACTTTAAGTCCGTTACGCTTACCATCTAAGCGGCGATCAATAAGAGTATCAACCCATGAATATCTGTGGCCGCCCTTAGGACGAGCTGGCGGAAACCCACCATAATCTATGTCTTTTACGCTATCACTCTTTGTAATAAACTCGTCCTGGCGCTTAACGATATCCATCCCTTCTATAAGAAGTTTACGGATAGTAGTTTCAGCCATGAATGGCTCGAGAGCTTTCACAAGTTGGTCGTGGCTTTTAACTACTACCTTCTCGAGCTCATTTAAGTCCTTCTTGGTCATTGTGGTCACCTATTTTATGTAAAACACATGTCCATGGATGGCGGCTAAACCATCTAGACATTAATTCATGAAACCAATTTGCCAATCTATGTACCGCGAAAGTTTTTATAACTATATCAGCCCACCAATACCCTGTTAATGAAAGTGGTACTGACCACGCTAATGCCGCAGATACCCAAACAGAACAACAATACCCGCATGTTATTAGTCTTGATACAAGATTTAATATGATATTGTTTTGACGGGAGAACCAACCTCTACATTCAAGCAATAGATCACTTGCCACTATAATCTCAGTAATCGCCTCTACTGCTAATATTATAAACAAAAGTGTAATCATATGGATACGTACCTACATTCTCTGTTTATACATGCCGAGCTTACTATATATTGTTTGGTTTTAGTACTATAACTTTTGACGGTTCTAGTAGGCCAACTACATTTTAAGCATCGCTTCTGATTTGGTGGATATCGATTTTTGCCACTACCACAGCCACCACAATCTTTCGCCATGCATTATTTAGACTTGGAGTACTTACAAGATGCATTAGTACAAACTAACATTGTCTCATTTTTACGTGTCTTGAGATTATATTTTACCACCGATCGCATATACCAATTACATTTAGGGCATGATGTACCATTATGTGCAGTTCTTAACGTACCCTTCTTATTGCACCCACATCCCATTATTTTAGCCTTTTGCGCAATAACTCAATTTGATGTTTGAAACTATTTGGATAAGGTAGAATTTCCAGCTTCTTCTTTGTGAAACGCTTTAAGCCTTTGCGAATGATTGTTAAGTCTTGGCATTTATTAAGCTTAGTAATAATGTTTTGTTCTTCTTTAAGTCTCCGATTAATCCATTCTATATTGGTTTTTTTGCGGTGGCATTCGTTGCACGACTTTTGCAAATTAGATTTATCACACCACATTCGCCTAAAATAAGTATTAAAATCAACAAACCCAACTTTAGGGTCTACTACAGGTTGAATATGATCTATTACAACTTTAGAACCTTTGGTGGAACGTTTCCATTCACCACAAATATTACATAGGTGCTCATTTGCGTCAACTTTATGTCGTGAACCATCTTTATTATAACGAGAAACTTTGCGTCTATTTTCTTTCATTAACTCTACCACCATTGGTGAGCGCGAAAAGGCACGCCGCCAAGCTTGTCGGGCAGCCATTATCGGATCGTAGTTTCTAGGCATTATATTGGTGCTTTAATATTACAAAAGACTGGTATTTCAAAGACTCGTCCTTTATAAGCTACTAATATTTTAACTTTCAATATTTTGCCATGCAATCCTTCAGGAAACATGCCTTCAAGGTGGATGTTGTTTTTAGCGTTAATACAAATGTTATCTACTGATCCGTCTTTAAAATAAGTAGTAACACTTATGATAACTGCCTCTGCTTCCTTGAATTTGATATGCAAATGTCTACGATTAGGGTTTTCTTCCCAGATTGGCTGGTGGCTACACCAAGCATAAACTTCCGGTTCCCAAATAGTCTGGGCGACATTAGTACAAGGTGCACTAAAGCAACCCGCCACTAGGAGGAGCGCTATGATAAACGATCTCATAATAAGACTTTTCCGGCAATATTTAGAATAATACCGGCGTACATTTCAATGTTAGCAAGAATTTGAGCCTTTTTATCGTTGTCGCTGGCCGTGCTTCGAACAATCTGTATTAGACCCAAAAGTTTATTCTTGTCTTCTATAGTTGGGGCAATCTTCTGGAGTTCCGTCACTGTCAACTTAGTGAGCGAGGCTATCTTATCTTTAAGCTGTTCATTTGTATTCTTTTCAGCTTCGTTTAAGACATCATCAAATTCGTCGTCAGTCATCAATCACCAAGCGCTTTCTGTAACGCTCCGTTAAGCATATTATTAACGTCAGTTACGCTACCCATCAGTTTATTCTCAAGATCCTTCGATTGTACACCAAATTGAGATGTAAAATCGTTGATCAGCTTACTTCTAGTATTTTCTACGCCAGCCGCAGACCTTATAAGATTGGTCACTTCTGTATTGGCCTGTTCCATTAATGCATAATAATCTTCAAGAGATTTTAAAACAGTTTGCTTGTTGGTCCAAACCGCCTTCAGCCATCCCATGCGAGCACTCATAATTCTATTAATAGCAGCATCGTACTGAGCTGGTGTCAAATCAGTGAAGTTTGGGTCTTTCTGTTTCATAATCTTACGAACATTATCCATGAAAGCTGGTTTATATTCGTTAATGGCGAACTTGTCGACTTGTAGAGCAAGGCTATCAAAATGTTGGTCAACCATGCTAATATGTGCGGCCTTAGCTTTGGATATCATTTGACCCAAGGTTTTTGAAAGCTCTATGGCTTCCGGTGGAATAGTTACGCAGCTGGTCATCGCCGCCGTGATGGCGATGACCAGCATGCTTAGTTTTTTAAATCTATTCACTTAGTTTTTTGGCCAAACCAAAGTCTGTTTTGGTTGAACCTTCGCCCATTCAACGGCACTCTTTGAAGCACTACCAGTTGGAGTAGGAACAGGAACAGATGCCATTCCGGCTTCTGCACCATCCGCTAAACCATTAAATAACGCAAGTAGAGCGCCTTTAGTACGTGAGTCGAGCTTCGCTGCAGGATTCTCAGGCAAGTTAATCTGACCGGCGGCAACATTAATAGTCAATCTCAAGATGTCAACCATAGTAGAAGACAATTGACTCGCAGCATTTTCAAGAATTGCATCAACAGTACTGCGCAGAACTTCTACGGTTGTAGAAGAGAAAAGTGGAACCACATTCTCTCTGATCAATTTAATGGCCAATTGAGCATCTGCTCTAATCGTAGCGTCATCAGCTGGGACCTTTTCTAACGCAACTTTTAGAGCGACCTTCGCCGTGCGTTTTGAGCCATTATAGATAGTATTCGCCAAGTCTTCATCTGACATGTTCCTTAACAAGGAACAACCACCTAGCGTCATACAAAACGCCAGTGCTAGAAATGCGGCTAATTTCATATTACCTCCAAATTATTGTAAATTTTTAAATGGCAGTGACAAATTATCAATGTCTGCCATTAATCCGCGTAGTTTATATTTAAATATTACTGATTTAACTATTCCTATATTAAATGATATTGGTACTAATTGTTGGGATGTAATGTAGTCTACATTCTCTTGTAAATGAGGGTTCATACCAAGATCGATGATTTGTTTATTGCGCTCAAAGATGGTGTCACCTACTAATTGTTTTTGGCCATCTTGCATGATAAACGCTTTATCGGACGCAAAGAATTCAGCCCTAATTTTTTCATCCAAGATTAACGGCTTGACTTTAACCTTACCAACACCATAATATCCTCCAATATTATCAGATTTATCACCAGTTAACGCTTTAACCAAGATCGGATCAAGGCTTGGAGTATCTTCAAACCCAAGTTTCTTAGATAAGGGGTTATATATTTTAATATGAGAGTGTCTGAAAGTGATCTGTTTAAAATCTCCGTCACCAGACAAAATAATCGACTCAGCATTGATGTTATTCTTAATAAAAGCATAAATTAGATCATCTGCTTCCTGGTTGTGATTAAAGTATTGTCTAACATTAAGGTACCTTAAAGTTTCAATGGCAATAATCATTTGACGACGTAATTCGGCTGGAACATCAAATCCACGATCAATATATTGGTCTTTTCGTTGCGCTTTATATTCATGGTATATTGTTTTACGCCAAGACCTCTTAGCGTCCCAGAATATATGAACTGATTTCGGTCTGAATTTGTTTATATAATTATTGATAAAACGTAGGAATATCAAGAAATAATCGTGGCCGAGCTGTTTAAATCTAGGATCTACAAAACCAGCAAATACGCTACGATAAAGACTATTTTTCCCATCGATTAACAAGTTATCCATGGTTAATGTCGTTCTTATATCTTCAAGGCCTCAAGAACCTATTTACAGAACGACCCGGTAGTTTCTTAGGCTACCGGGTCGTCAAAATTAGTTACCCTTGCGAATATCGTCCAGTAATTTATTCAGCTCATCATCAGAATCATTAGAAACTGGTGTCGGAGCTTGTGTCACTGGCTTCTCGACAAAGGTAGCAGATGTTGCCTTAACGGCCGGTTTTGTTACTGGCTTGGCAGCCGTAGCAGTTGATGTTGCGGATTTACCCGCAACATGAACAACCTTGACATCACTAGGTTCTTCAATGAGAGTTGTCGCGGAGCCATCAACTAACTTATCCTCGGCGGGAGCTGGCTTACGCTGAACTTCACCACTAAGCACTTCGCGGGCGCGCTCTGCAAGCTTTGCAGCATCGCGAGGCGCGAACTTAGTGAACAGATCATGACGTTGATTGAGTATTTCAGCAATCTTCGTGTCATCTGGTTCATTACCCTTCTTGATCATTGGCCCCTTAGATGCAGGAAGGAATTTGGATGACTTATAATCATTGTAATCACCTTGATGCTTCACTTCCAGCTGGAAAGTATAAGCATCATTTGGATCATAGAACAAGCCATACGCCTGAGGGTCTTGCTCATCGTTGGAAGCATCACGCATAATGGTGCTTTCCATGATGTCGTAAACCGTCTTCTGTAAGGCATACCACATCACTTTCCCACGGAGCTCCACAGGGGTGCTCTCGAATGGTGGGAAATAGATATTAACAGCCCATGACTGCTTGGGGAAGTACGTCTTAATGATGTTCTTTCTTGTATCCTCGTCATCAGTGTCCTTCAATAGATCAAAACCTAATTGACAGAAGGCACATTCTTTACCGTCATGGATGCGGGGACATTCATAGGGCTTCTGATTGATCCAGTGAGTACCAGCCATGACATACCATAGGTCCATGGTCCGTGACGCTTGGCCACTAGCACATTGGTCGTCGACCTGAAGAGGAGGTAGCACATAGAACTTCAGTTTAAAGGTTTCATTTTCTTTAACCTGAGGTGGAATGTACTGCATTGGGTCGCGTGCGCGACCGCCCTTCTTTTCCCGCATCTTGCGGCGTACTTCTTCTAGCGCGGCATTTCGATCCATAACAATTCACCTTTCAAAAAAATGCACCAATCATACACAATGATCGCGGCGCAATAATATTTACAAGTCGGAATCTCTAAGTTCTTGTTTTTTAAATCCCGCTAGTGATCGTAGATGCTCAGATTTCATTCTGATGGCATCGACGGCGGCATAGACCTTGCTAACGGTTCTTTCCGCCCCAATTAGCTTTGATTCTAGAGCTAATATGTTTTCATCACTATCTAGTAATATTTCAATGTCTGAAGCACGCAATTTCACAGCATCATTCTTAGATGCTTCATATAATTCTCTGGCTAGTTTAGCGCGACGATATTTAACCGTCCGCTCGAGGGTTGCAACTTGCTTCTTCGCTTCTGCAAGCATAGATGAATAAAATAAAAAGGCAGCTGGGGTCTCATCAAGCTGGTGCTCAAGCTGGTCATAATTGATAATTACATCGGGTCGCATATCGCGCTCAATGACATTTTCGCCATCAGTAAACTTAATCCTCAGGAGTTGTTTGGCAATATCGTCGCCAATGTTGTTATCTTCAAACCAGGACATTTTTTTCCTCTAAAATTGAGAACATCCAAGCACCATTAATAAGTTTAGCTCTAACCCAAATAAGTACCGTCTCAGGGCTTTCATTGCTAAAAATACTTACTGCAATTGTCTTTTTTGAGGGGCCATTTAAACTAAGCTTATCCATAATTCTGTCGATTGAATAGATATTCTTTGAATGAATCCAATCGCCTCTACATGATTCGAGTTCGATAAGATTCAACCAGTGAATACCGCTGTCGTCGGTCATACTCTATATACTCTGAGCTCTTTCCAATGTTTCCATTTACTACCTACTGACACCCGCAACGGGAAAACAGGATTGTTTTCTAAAAGTCCATCAAATGGTCTGAGCATGACGCCTGTAACATCTTTGATGAGTTGTGAGACCATTTGTGATTTACAGCAAAGAATAATCGAATCGTGAAGTTCAGTTAAGACACAATTAGGGTATTTTTTATGAATCTTAACTAGTGAATTCTGCATGGCATGGGCCACTGAGCCTTGCATTTGAGCATTAAAAACTTGCCTACGAGACTCCAATAATTGCTGTTCGTTATCACCATGCATATAAAATTTACGGTTCAACATTGATGTTAGATAACCTTGGGTGTCCATTTTTTCAATAGTGGCTTCAGCCCATTGTTTTAAAACTTTATAATGTCTAAATATGTCACTATTTAGATTGAATGAATATAATCCTGGTAATACTCGGCCTTTACATTCTGCACGGCTGATGTTATTGATTTTAGCTAGATCTGTATATGGGTCCGAATTTATAAATGATTGTTGTAGCTCAATGTCACCAGAGATAAGAGACGCAGCCCTTAAATCTGCCGAAATCCAATCAACGCTAATAAAAACATCGTAGTCAGGGCGGAAATGGGTTATACTAGTATCATTACCAGTGCCTTGAATATTAAAACCCGACGTTGATGACCTACCAGTAATCTTGAATTGATAATTTGGGTGGATAGGGTCAATATTTCCTTCATAAATTATGCCACGCTTTTCTAGATCACAATAAACTATAGTAGCTCTAGCCATAAGTTCTTGCCACTTGTCACCGTCAGATCTCATAATAAGGTTGGCGAGCCGCTCTTTGGCAAAACTTTCAAGGAACGCCCACTCCTTAGTAATAATTAAGTCTTCAGTTGGAGTTTCTTTTACTTTATAGTCTTGATCTAGAGGTAAACTAAGTGCTAGAATATGGGCCTTGAAGTCATTTATCGTGACTTGCTGGGTAGTAATGACATCTCTCAGATATCGCGCTTTTTCACGAGTCGTTATAGCTTGTTCGCTATTGCCTTTGACGTACATTGGATATACATCAATTACGCCTTCATCATCTTGAACTGCGACAACTAATATTTTTGGTATCGGTTTTGATTTATCGAAAACTGTGTAGATGAACATTATTTCTTCGGAATTTTCTTCTTCCTTAATCTACGCTTCAAATCATCTACCTCTCCAGGTTGCCGCATATAGCCATAGGGATCATCTCCTTTAGTTTCGAGGAGACGCAAATCCATCTGGCGCTTAGCATCGGCGCGGTTTAGATAGCAATTGCCTCTAGTCCAGCCTATGAAGGAAGCGCCGTGCCACGTACGCTCAGTTGCACCAGCGCATATAGGACATTTAATGTCAGGCCTGTCATTCATTCCGTGTTGTTCAGTCCAGACTAAGATGCCTTTTGGGTGTTTCTCAATAGCCAACTTCTCTTTCAGTTCTTTACTGAGGAGTTTAGCCTTGCATAGTTTCAGACAGACGTAGTTATAAAACATTTATATGAAATCCTGCGGTGTACACCGCATTGTTTTGTAGTTCACTCTAATTTTTACTTGTTGTAAGCTAGGCCCCTTACGATTTTTGGCGATGTACAATCTAAATTGTGGTAGTGCTAAATTATGTTCATCTTCAGTTTGATTGATTGTTACACAATAATCAATCGGCATCATTTTACCGAATGATTGTGCTGTTTTGTTCAATCCAATTAATTCAGCCTCACCATTAAGACCATCACGGTTAGTTTGCGTGGCTGTAAGTACTAATACATGTTGAGTTTTAGCTAGTCCACAAAGCTGGGTGGCCGTCTTACCTTGGCGTAGATATTCGTCTTTGTTGTCACTAGCGTTTCGCGATAACATCAAGTCTAGATAGTCAACTATAACCACATCAGGCTTCCAATTCTTGGTGCGCTTCATCATATCAATGAACTGTGAGATTGTATCTACAGTGATTTCTTCTGGTGGCCATTCAGCTACTATCAGTTTACCATTGGTTGAATTGTGGATCTTGCGTAGTTTCTGTTCGATGACTTCTTTACGATTGGTTCGATCAGCAATAATCTCATCGGTGAAGGAACCCATATAGCGCAACATCGTATCAGTAGTGGAATTTTCAAGTGTTATATGTAAGACATTAAGGCCACGTTCAACTGACATACGACCACCATGGACCAATAAGATCGATTTTCCTCTACCAGTAGGCGCCATCCACACGAAAACTTCACCACGCCCAGGTCCCCCATTATTTAGGAAGATGTCAAGGCCTATGAATCCTGTAGTCAGGCGTTCAGCGACATCGTTTACGAAAAGTTTGTCAATGTTATTAAAGAAATCGACCCCCACATTTGATATGTCAGTAATTCTTCTTGCCTTTTCAAACACGCCTTCTAAGGTTTCATAATCTTTCCGCATCCAGGCCTGGTGCGCTACATCACCATAAAGCTCGCCATATGCTCTATTACGCACCCATTCTAATAACGCTTCTTTGATGATCGGGATTTCCCTAAAATTGGATTTACGATGGATGACTTCAAGCACTAGATCTAAATCGTCATCCTCGGCCTTCAACATCTTCAATGCAATATCTTCTACAACCTCGCGGGTTGATATGACTCCGTGTTTCTTATATTGTTGTTCAATGATACCATAAACAAATTGATGATGCGCTTTGTGGAAATACTTAAAATCTAAAAATTGTCCAACTTGTGAAAAGAATTCAGGCATATCAAAAGCCAATGAGATGATTGCTTTTTCTTCGTTTATGCCGAATGGTTTCTCACCTAGTATTTCGTTGTCGGCCATATCCTATTTATGCTGATCCCATACAATGAACAGCTTTTAATGCTAGCAATCGTGATATCTTGCGCTGAAGAGCAGCCATAATCAATGTCACCGCTTCACATTTAGTGATAAGTTCTCGTTCCTTGAAGAAAATATCCATCTTAAACCTTGGTTTGCCGCCTTGAGTTACTTGGGGCGCAAGTTTTTCAGTCGTGAGATCTAAATCATAAATGAATTCACGACTATTAGGCTGTTTATTTATAGTAGTAACCTTATAAGCCTCTAAGAACCCTACATTAGCAGAATTCTTAATGAAGACTGTATCATTAATGTTATAGCGGGGTTCGTTCGGTCCCGGATTAGGTTGAGGCACAGGAATTGGATCGATATAGGTGGTTTCGACTTGACCGAGGCATTCATCAATTTGAAATTGAGTACGATTAATTCTAATAGTCAGATTATTGATAGCTGTTTGGACAGCTTCGCATAATGTGAAGATTTCAGTTTCTTCATAAAACATCTCGCGTGGCTCTTTAAGGTCAACGCGATCCCCCACGGTCTGTTCAGTCGGGGGCTTCTGTTCAATATAGATTTGATATACCCAGATACCAGGAGTCGCTTGACTCAATCCACCTATCTTGTAAGCTTCTAACTCACCTAAGGCTGCGGATTCTACCAAGTAAACAACATCACCAATTTTAAATGTAGGGGCGGCCATTTAGTTGTTCTCAACCACTAACGTATCTTCAGGCGCAGCTAGTTCCTCTTCAACTACTTCTACCGGTTTTAATTTTAACTGGTTACGCAAAGTCGTGACAATAGCCTTAAATTGGTCTGGATTAGTATTCAAGAACTCTTCAAACTTGGCATATCCATTGAAACTCTTACCGTCATACTTCAGCATAGATCCTGCCTTCTTGATAATATTAAAATTAATGGCAGTATTAACGACATCGCCAACTTCATCAATCCCTTTACCAAAAATGATATCAAATTCAGCGATCTTAAATGGTGATGCCACTTTATTTTTCACAACCTTGACTTTAACACGGTTGCCAGTGGGGGCTTCGTCTTTGCTGGTCTTAATAGATTCTAACTTCCTAATGTCAAGGCGTACACTGCAATAATACTTCAGCGCTTTTCCCCCACTAGTGGTCTCAGGCGAACCAAACATGACGCCAATTTTCTCTCTCAGCTGATTTACGAAGACAATGGCTGTGTTAGTCTTACTTACTATGGCTGTAAGCTTACGTAGTGCCTTACTTAAAAGTTTGGCTTGAGCTCCAATATTAGCATCGCCCATCTCGCCATCAAGTTCAGCCTGCGGAACTAAAGCGGCCACAGAGTCAATTACAATGATATCGACTTCACCAGTCTTAGTGAGCCTTTCTACAATTGTGAGTGCTTGCTCGCCAGAATCTGGCTGTGAGAAAATTAACTTATCAAAATCAACGCCAATACCGTTTTTTGCATAGTCTGGATCAAGAGCATGCTCGACATCAATAAATGCAGCCCGACCACCAGCACGCTGAACATTAGCAACCAGTTCTAGACAAAGAGTGGTCTTCCCACTGGCTTCTGGCCCGTAAATTTCAGTTACTCGACCACGTGGGATGCCGCCGACACCTAGGGCCATATCTAGTGAAATGGAACCAGTGGAGATTCCCACTACGCCTTTTACTACAAGATTACCTAAAATTACACATCCTTCGCCGAATTCCTTCCGAAGATCAGCTAAAGTTGTATCTAGATTCTTAGGCTCATTATTCTTTTCTTTTACCATCTTCATTCTCCGGTTTTAATATCTCAGCCAATTTTTTTAAAGCCTTGTCTACGTATACACGGGATTCAACTTTGAGAGGTATTTTGTGTCTCTTGCATAATTCTATGGCTTTCTCAGAGCTAATCTCAAACATTTTACTTACTACCTGAACGACATCTAAATTAGCATTACCAACCTCAAATAGTTTTTTGTCAAAAGTTTGCATACTATATGATGCAATTAATATTACATCCGATGGGGGCACTCTTACTATAGTAGATTGTTTAGCCAATATACAATCACTATCTACAAAGCCCACTACAGTCCAATCACCTTTGGGGGCTGTGGCTCGACCATTTGGTCCAGATAAATATTTTATGTTCTTTGTATGAACTAAACGTACTACGTCAAACTGATTGAGCGTATTATATTGCATGATTAACCCGGTCAAAAGTAATAATGAGCGTTAATATAGGAAGGCATGTATGGCATTGAATAAGATTGAAAAGGCTATTGTCGAAGCAGTCAATGGTATGCTGCAACAGGACGCCAAGCTCGGGCTTGGAATGCACACTAGTTCGACTGGATTTGGGCAAACTACTGATCATTATTCTCAATTCAGATGGGAAGGCATAGACGACTTATTTACGCTGAAGGTATCAGGCAGTCCATTTAAAGATGCACTTACTTCTGCCTTCTTCACAGTACATAGCCACAAGTATATCGATAATCCGACATTCAAGCTTTCATTCGAAAAGGAAATGAAAGCTCGTGCTATTCCCACACATGTCCGTGAAGAGAGCCTTAAGCATGTTGATAGTATTATTGAGGATTTGTCTGCTAAAAAGCCTTCTGAGCTTGACGCAGGCTGGAACCCAAATCTCGCAGATATTGTTGATGTTACCACTAACGCCCATGACCGTAAGGCTAAAATGACCGAGCCATTCACTGGTGGCGGCCCCAGCCCAGAAGGCAAACATGATATAGGCAAGTTACCTGGATAACAATGTTAACAACAGCACATTGTATTGCTTGCGGTAAAATTCTCAGAATAGATCCTGAGAAAGAACAGGCTATGTGTCCAAAATGCCTAGGAAAAGTACACCAACCAGGGCTTCAACAAAAACCAGAATTGAAAGATTTAGCACTTATGGCTAGACCAGATATGAAACTTTCTGTCGAAAACGCCATCTATCGCCTGACGACTGAATCGGACACTAAACGCAATTTAGGGTCGTACCTCAGTTGTCTCTATAAGATTCTGGCGTCGGCTGGAATTAGAGGTAACGTGAATGAATGGTGCCAGCGTGTAGGTGCGGATAAGTTCCACGAAGGCGTCAAGAATAATATTTTGGTTCAAGAAGACCAAACATATGGTGATGACATGGAACATCGTGGGGAAGGCTATCTTATTAAAGAACAACCACCTCAGGCGCCTGTGCCAACACCAGATGACCTCTCGGTTGATAAAATTATTAGAATGGGGCAAAGCACTCTTACAGCACAAATTAGCTATCATGGCCAAACAGGACTATTAAGAATTCAACGTTTGGGTGATAGAGAAGAGTGGACAACTGATAACCTAGATATGATTGACCCAGAATTCTGTGGACGTCTCACTCAAATTGAGTCAGAAATGCATTCGATGTCTTATCCACGTAGCGCCATAGAACCTGATATTGGGTCATTGAAATATCATCTCAGGTCGAAGTGTTCTACTCTATGAAGCTTAAATTCTTACACGAAAGCCTTGAAGATAATATTAAGAAACAATTAGGGCTAGCTTACTTTAAGAAGTTAGAAGACCCAAACCGTTTGAGCTCGTTAGATAGACTCAATCAAAACCAGCCTGAACGCTCTGGCAACCAAGATACTCCGTTAACACCTCGGCTACGTCGTTTCTTCAACGCTCCTACTGGAGCTACTGTTGGGAAGATTGGATTCCAAGATAACGACGATGCCGAATCAAAGCACGCCCGTGATAGTTCTTTAGATGATGAGAAAGTTTCGTCTCTCGATTATCCGAAGGACGAAGATGAATTAGAGAAAGAAATCTCTGTGCGTGCTCGTAAAGAATTCGGATACCTCGCCGTAGCCGGAGCCAAACCCCATCTACAGTTATAGGAATTGTATCAGGATATAAGTCCCAATATCTAAGTTCAGTGTGGTCCAAATGTTCGCCTAACTTTTCCAGCATATCCTGATTATATATATTTAAACTGTTGGAGTACCAACCAGATGGGGTTGGTATCCAGCAAACGACATCATTAGATTTTGTATAAATATGGACCACTGATTCATATGTGGACTTGAATTTCCTACCAATGCGACGAATATAGCGGATATCATTTGTAGTTGACTCAACAACTTCATAATTAAAACCACTTTCAAGGAGCCAATCCGCTAAGAGTTGGTGTAGTTTAATCATTAAATAGTACCAGTACCGCCGCATTTAACGCACTGTTGATTATTGATCTTGGTGATGCCACACCCTTTACAGAGCGGACATTCACGAGCACTATAACCGCCTGCCATCAAGGCACGCTCACATGCACTTTTAGATACTATACTGGCTTGAACAGCCTGCTTAAGGCGTGCCTGTAGAGCTTTATCGCCACCTGTGTTTACGATAGTGACATCAGTCGTGCCAGTATTGCCAACCACTTTCTTAGGGATAACCATTGGCTTACCATCACGACCCATGATGACTTGTTCTTCATGTTCAGTAACAATAGGAGCTTCAATGGTACCTTTTTTAGTTTGCATAGATTGGGTTGTATCATATGACTGATGAGATCCAAGGTCCATATCTTGACCAGTAGATGTTTTAGCGACAGTAGGCACAACAATTGGCATGATCTTCTTGGCCCTCACTGTTGGTGCAAAAAGCTTTGGACTATCTTGGTCGACTGACGGTGCCGGAGAGGGCGATGGCGTTGGTATTGCCTTAGCTGCTTCAATAAGACCACCTTTACCCATAGGAACCAAAGTATAGCCTAATTCTTTAGCTTGCTTCTCAAATTCTTCAATCATTAAATTCTTTTTTTCGACTAATTCCCGCACTTTCTTAGGGGAAGCGTCATCTTCGTGTTCATTACAAATCCAAACAGTTGAGATACCTTTGGAAGTGGTGACTTGCATTGAAATAGTAAGATCTTCTACCTTACTACAGAATATACACTGATTCGCCATAACTACTCCTTTTTACGTACTTAAAGTATGACCAACTCCAAAAAGAAGATCGAAATTTACAATGTAGATTTGGACATAAATTTAGATAACGAAATTAAAAAACATGCTACTCTAGATACCGATACTAAAGATAGGATAGCCAGCATAATAAATATTGCTCGTGAGCGAGCTAAAAAGCCAATTGATCCTGAAGAGCTTATCTGGAATGAGAAATTTGAGAAATTGTTTGTCATTATTACTAATAACCCATATTTAGCTGCCACTAAGCAAATTACTATGGACATTTTAAGTATTTCGGCCCCAGACTTAGGTAAGATCATTGCGAAATTTAAAAAGTTCCTAAGAGTTAACAAGGACAACAAATGGTCATTGATTATCGGCCAAGACAATAAAAATGAGCGTATTTATAGTTTAAAGAGGTCTATATGAGCGAGCAACCTAAAGTAGTTCTTAAGAAAACGTCCCGTAAAGGTATTGAGATTGGTACTAAGGTAAAACAGATTAGGAAGCCTGAGGTGCCGATCGTTGTACCTCAGAGGAAGAAATCCTTATAATCAGCTCACATATCGCTTTGATGTCTGCTTCAAATCGTGTCTTCCTACCTGGGTCAGCCATATTCTGAGGTGATGGGTGGTAAATTGGGTAGACATTTACATCAAATTTCTCAGATTTCAAGAATTTACCAAGATTTGCAGAGAAGGTCAACTTGGGACAAAGCGCTTCGAAAGCTACTGCACCTAGCGCTATTACGAATTTGGGTCTAATGGTTTTGATCTCAATTTGTAAAAAAGCCTGGCACGCATCAAACTCGTCGCCTTCAGGTTTACGATTTTCAGGCGTATGACATTTAACGGCATTAGTAATATAGAACACTTCACGTTGTACACCAAATTTGGCAAGTGCCTGGTTAAAAAATTCGCCTGCTTCTCCCACGAAAGGCTCATCTTTCATACACTCATTAAAACCAGGATTCTGACCAACCACCATAAACTTAGTGGGATTCATGTTACTGAATACATGATGATCGGATATAGGTTTTCCATTATGCTCATGGTCCATTCTACCCAAACGGCACATTCGACATTCTTTACAAGTGGCTTTTAAAGGCCGCAAAGTTTTGAGGAGTTGATTTTGTTCATCGGTCATAGGTCGCCTTTCGGACCAATCATAGTAGATGATATCACGAATTACTTGATCATGATTGGCATCGTAGATCATATACTACGCAGTTTTAACAATCTTCTTATTGATGCACCAACATCCATGAAATAGTCCCATTGTCCATGCTGGCCAACAGGATAAATACCTACTTTTTCTAAATCATTAAGTTTAGGTGGTGTGCCAACCGGAAATGCTTTCTGCATATTAGTGGCATTTATGACATCTAATCTACTGTTCGTGAATGCACCAAGATATGACATTGGATTTCCAAGATCACACCTACAATGGAAAACATATTGATCCCCAGACACTCTATCGACTTTAAAGAAATCGAAAGCTGTATCAGCAACAAAAACCTGTTGTGCACCTTCAAAGTTCAATGCCGGTGTAGCGATATGGTAATACCAAACATCAACCGCTGGAAGGCTGTGTGTTTCACCTATAAAATCTAACAATGCATCTAGGGGAATAGTACTTATTATCTTGTTATATTCGTACGTTCCTGTAGATGTTTGGATTGTATGGTCTTGGTACGAAATTTTACTAACGGTGCCATATTGTTGACGAGCTTTATCAATTTCTAATTTATAACGTGTTTGTAATGAACTATAAATTTCAGTAGCAGTAACATGTTTATAAACATTTAATTCAAGACGCAATAGCATCTTAGCTGCTGGATGTATATTGTCGCCAAACAATTTAGAAATATATGCATCTTTCGCAAACGATGCATCAGCAAACAGCAACTGCCCACCATATGAACTGGCTCTGAATAATCTATCAGTTTTAGGGATGGCTGTAAATTCTCTTATAATTGGATCGATTGAATCATGAGCAACGATAAAATTATCTGCCGTAGGTGGATTAAATGAATAGAAACGTGATCTACCAAATGGTATCAGCTGCCAGTTCTCACCTAATATAGATTTAGCTAGGAGGCCAGTTATTCCACTACCTAATATGAAGTTCACAGAATGTAGTTATCAGTTGAGATCCGACCCTCTGCAATTGGATCCACAAATGGGCCAGTACCTTCAATTGAAGCAGGTGCTTTTAGGTGCAAAATAATCTCGGGCGGAGCGGCCATTTCTTGTTCGATAGTCTGAACTTGTGGCATTGATGCAGGTGTACAAGACTTGCACTCTGGGCACTTTAAATCGACACCATCATATAAATCTGCAGGGCTAAATTTAATCAATTGAGCACAATGAGGACAAGTCGTCATATATTTAGATGGTTTGGCTGGATCTCCAGACGAATCACGACCAAAAGAGTCAATAGGAACCTTTTCCCACTCGATTGGACGCGCTTGAACCGACTCTTCTTTAATGATTATAGTTATAAGATCGAAAGTAACATTACTCATGACCAGTCTCCTTTACTCTTTGCGGCTTTTCTGGTTTCCATTGCCATATTTGCAAATTGGCCGAAACAAGTATCGTCTGCATTAAAATCCATATAATTACGGGAAACCTTGGGCTTCTCTACATTACGGTCAACATCCACTCTATGTATCAACATCCTATGATAATTAAACTTGCCCCTTAGGACTGCAGTACAGAAATCACATTTGATAGTATTTGGCGATATAGCCTTAGCTATGTTTTGTTTAACCTTATCTTCAGCATTAGTATAGCATTTTTCACAAACATCGACATCAAGGTCTTTAGCACCCTGAACAACTCGCAAAACCGCAGAGTCAACCGAAACAATACTAGATTCAAATGAATAATAAATGAATTGGTCCTTGTAGGTCGTTCCACAAATATCACAACAAATACCGTCTTTAGTCTTTAATAGCATTATGCATTCGACCTATCCAACGGAATCACAATGCTTCCATTTTTAAGATTGAAACTTTTAAATTTTTCTTTCCAGACTACCCTCATACGTACACCATGCCCTTCTTTGAAGGCGTCCTCGCCATTAGATGCAAGGTCGTCGCGCCAGACCATCACTCTAACATTTTCAACGCCGTCTGTGACAATAAGCTCACCGAATTCGGTGTTTTTACGTCTTAACGAAAATTTATCGATATAAACTTCTAAAATGCCAGATTTTTTAGCCGAGGCTATAGAAGCTTCAGTATCATGTACATATAAATCCATCGGAGAATGACAAGTATAACCAAGATAAGCTCGTTCAAAAGTCAATAGTTCTTCTAAGTTGAAATCATCAGATATTGCCATAACTTGGTCACGCGTAAGCTGCAAATTTTTAGCGATTTCCCAAGTAGCTTCATCATAGCTATCTGGAAGTTTGAGTTCTGCTTTTGGCCATGGCGTTTTTGGCGTCCATTTTGCAATTTTAGGCGGCAATACTTTACGTTTGGGGTATTGTGTATAAAATTCTTTAGCTTGACGCTGCCGTTCGGTTTCAATGGCCGTTAACGGCCAAGCATACGTACATTTAATAAGTTTTCTTATTTGTTTGCTGTCTTCATCGGTGCCATACTCATATTGATACCAAAGCCATGTAGCTTTACGATTTTTGTGTTGCTTATCGAATGCGCCTAGTTTAATTAGGCGCTCACATACAGTTTTACCTTTACCATTTTTAACAATAAAGTCGTCAATGTCAGTGTAAATACTACGGTTGGCTGCCATTGTTTCAGCCATCTTCCCATCCATGTTCTTAATGCTCGTTAGACCTGGAGTAACAACTTCTTCGTTCACTGAGAACTTAAGAGTAAGCTTATCACAATCAATAGATCCGAATTTGACACCTTCAGCGCGCGCATTACCCATATACTTGGCTAGCTTCATGCTGTCACAATCAGACATAACCGCTGCCCACCACTCAGCTGGATAATAAGCTTTTAAATATAAGCATCGTTGTGCTATAATGATGTAAGCAGTAGCGTGGGATTTATTAAAGGCATATCGGCCGAATGTTTCCATTTTATCCCACCATTCAGCCGCTTTTTCTTTGCCAAGAGTATTACATGCGCCTGCAAGCCACTTTTCTTTAACTGCCGGAAGTTTTTCTTTAATTTTCTTAGCGACGGCTTTTCTTGCCGCTTCAGCCTCTGGTACAGTAAATCCTCCTAAACCACGCCAAATATCAGCTAATTGCTCCTGGTATACAACTACGCCAAAAGTACTTTTCAGCTTTTCTTTAATAGTTGGATCCTCACCATTTTCCCATTCCTCCTCACCATCACGTCTCTTAACGTAGGTCTCAATCATCGGCATAGGGCCCGGACGGCCCAATGACGTATAGACAACCAAATCGTCAAAACTTTTAACGCCATTCATGAGAATACGTTTCGCTAGTTCCGTTTCGAACTGGAAGACGGTTTCTGTTCTTAATTGCCTAGCTAACTCTAATGCGCCTTGGTCATTAAGTAAGATTGGATTTTTATTACCATCAACATCAATTTTCCAACCTGCGCGGTCCACTTCAGGATCAATATCAGTCCATTCAATAGTTACACCACGATTGGCTTTAATTAGTTCTAGACATGTTTTGATCCATAACAACGTCCTCAATCCTAGAATATCGAATTTTACGAATCCCATCTTCGAGAGCTGTGATGAAATGCTTTCAGTCCAAGCACTGGTCCAGCGCCCGCTGCATAAAGTCAAAGGTACATGATCCTTAATTGGCACATTTGATATAATAATACCACCCGCGTGGCGACCTTGTGCCTTGATACCACCTACCATTCGGTAAGCCATATCAACTATCTCTTTATGTTCAATGGCGTACTTATGGAATTCCTGATAGTCTTTAATAGCATCTGTTAATTTTAAGTCGTCAAATTCGTCTGGCAAAATTTTAGTGAGGGCCATAATGGCGTCGAGGTCGCCCCCGAGGGCACGTACTGTGTCTTGTAAGGCCAATTTTGGTTTATAGGTCTGCCACAACCCTACGCTGCAGACCTTATCGTGACCATAAACACTTGCGGCATATGTCTCAACTTTTTCTCGAGTACCAGGCAAAAGATCAATGTCAACATCCGGAAAGTCAGTCTCATACTTGATATTATGTGGAATGTTTTCTTTAATTGGGTCGATAGAAGTGATACCCAATAGGTAAGGCAAAACCATACCATTCTTATTATGATTATATTTATTTTTTGAGAAACTAAGCCACTTGTCCTCAGCGCCTTGTTTTTCAATTTCTGAGAATTCGAATTTTAGGCGATCATGATAGACTTTAGATAATGGCTTACATTTAGTTTCAGCTTCAATTTTAAGCTCTGTCCAAGTCATTTAGCCTCTGCTTTTACCATTTCCTGTAATGCTTTCATTGTAGTTGCTTTGCCAATCGTAACTTTCAGATTTGTAAATGGATCGGCGGCCTTCCGTGTACGCTCTACTAAATCGATATTACGCTCAGCTTTGGCTTTATAGTTACCTTTCTCATTCTTCTCCATAAGCCGAGGAACATAAGAATTACAAGATTCTAATTCTATTTCTGGCTTGTTATCTTTAATGGCCTTTAAAGCATATTCTAATGCATAAAGCTCAGCTAGATTAGTGGTAGCCTTATTTAGTTTAATTGTTTTGATATATTCTTGGTCGCCACTCTTTAACCATATACCAAAGGCAGCCTTATCTTTAGAGGCATAACCATAAAACTGTCCTGTGATCTTCATTTTCTTTCCTTTTCCTTTACTTCTTTAAGCACTGCCATGCATTTACTAACATAATCAAGTGCCCATTGTTTGTAAGCAAATACTTCGTTTGGAGCTGGTGTAACTACTGGTAGTACTACATTTAGCTGTTTCGCATATGCCTGTATAGCTTCCTGCATTCCACGCAATGGTACAGTAATTAACCTTACCAAATCGTCGGCCATTAAAGCTTTCACATTAACTGGGGTATTTTCATCGAGATTTTCTACGGCAAGCTTAGCTACGTCTATCCATTTGAAATAATATTTTGTCAATGCAATATCAGTCTGGTCATTAGACGGAAGATTGCCTACCCATAGAGATGACATAGCAGTTACTTGGGCAGCTTCGGCCAATAACGTCATCAGCATCTCTTTGTTAATTTCTTGCTGCTGTTGGTTTTCCATAATTCCTCACATATCAACCTTCAACATGAATCCACCTCGACTTGGTGACAAAAAGCGGTCGAAACTCAAACCCCATTTCAGTGGATCCATATCATGTATGCCCAGAAGGTAACATACTAAGCTACCTCCAGCCGACCCTCGCGCAGGACCAACATCCCAACTGTTATCTCTGGCGTGTTGAACAAGATTACGGGTGATCAAGAAGTATGATGAGAATTTCTTCTCAATAATCCTACTAAGCTCTATGCGTATTTGCTCTTTATAGGTTACCATTTTACTATCAATTAAATAACGATTTTCACACTTATGAAGCCCTTTATGTATGAGAGATTGGGCTACAAGTTTTTGGATCATCTCATCGGCGCCTTGAATTTCTGGAAGCTTAGGTGATAGATCAGGCGCAAAAGCTGAACACTTTTCTGAAATGGCCATCGTATTATCACAGACTCGCTCGAACCAGTTTATGTTGTCGTATTTATCATATCCCTGTTCAACATAAATCTGCCTAAACTGAGCTCGATTCTTGAAAAACCCTTCATCAGAATCAACATGGAACAAATTCGGATCAGTAACCAAAGTATTCTGTTCAACTGCCATCATTGTCTTTTGTAGTTCAAAATCACGGCGATGAAGGTAATGCAAATCGCCTGTCATTACCGCTGGAATTTCAAGCTTTTTAGATATATCAGACATCTGATAGAAGACCTCTCGAGCGCCTTCGATTGATTCTCCTGGAATTTGAAGTTCAATATAGAAATCATCACCAAAGACATCACGCATTTTCTTAGTATAATCAATTGCTTTCCGGTAATAGTTTATCGTGCCAATTTTATTGTTCTTAGCTTTTTCTTTATGGGCAAGACGGAGCTCATGACAAATTGGACCATTCAAACATCCCGACAATACTATCAAACCTTCACGGTACTTGATTAACTGTTCCATCCAAGTACGTGGCTTATTGTAGTACAATCCCATCTCGTATGCTTCATGCATTAGAGCAATAAGATTACGGTAACCCGTCATGTTCTTACAAATGACTGTAAGATGTCTATTTCTTCTGTACCTGTCCACGAATTCAGGATCAGTAACCTTGAGAGTAGCAAGACTAATATCTTTTGCTTGCCATTCTTGCATCTTTTGGTGATAGTCATTGAAGTAAATTTCACAGGCTCCAATAAACTTTATATTGTGTTCTTGGGCCGCCCAATATGCATCTGGTAGGCCTGCGAGACTTCCATGATCACTTAATGCAAATGACTTCATGCCCAACTGTTTGGCTCTTATAATATATTGTTCTGGAGTTCCTACTCCGTCGAGAGTCGAATACAAACTATGAGCGTGAAGGTGACAAAAATCTGTAGGGCCAGCATATTTTACCTCAGCCTCCGCAGATTGCTCAAGCTCCTTTGTGACTTCTTTCTGCTGTTCTTCGCTTAATAGCTCACTCATTTTTAGGGTCCGACATCATTTTAAGTACTTCTTCTAATGGTAATATAGCCGAACTATCGAAATTAATTTGTTTTGGGTTTTGTATAAAACTAAAAAACTGTTTCTTGTCTACTGGCTTCCAACATTTAACTTTACTATAATAATCGTCACTTGATTGTATTTGTACCCAAATTATCCCAAAGCGTTCTCTAAATTCATAAACATTACCAGTAGATGACATAAGGACGTGAAAACCTGCACCAAAAAAATTATAAAGAATATCATACTCACCAGGTTCTCTATAGAACATAACATATGGAGGCGGCATCTGCGGCATTTATACCTGTTTGATTATAATTTACTTAAGGCTTTGGAGGTGAATTCTCAGGTTTCGCCATACGTTTCAAGACTTCAGCTTTATTAAGCTTAGTGCCTAAAAATACAATTTGTTCACTATTGGCGAAAGCTAAGAATTCTTCACGATCATAGGCTGCCCAACTATTCAGAGTTTCTTGGAGCCAAACCATATTAAGCTTGTCCATGAATGGCACAAAGCGCGCTCCACCATCAGTTTCATCAAGAATTACTAATGCATGAACCTCGGGACCAAAAAAATCACCCAGAATATCAGCTTTCTCTTTGCCTTTAGTGATTGTGGTTGTAACATTAAAAGTATTAGTAGTATTAAAATAAGTGCTGCCCGAAGCACCATAAGGAGGACAAGTCATAATGTTACAATTACAACCTCCCCAGCCCATTCCACCACATATACCGCAATTATTCCCACTACCCATATTGTTTGTGTTATCTGAAACCCATGATTTCACATTACTCAATTGAGATGCGGTAAATTTATAATTTATAGCACCCAACATTGGCTTCGAATAAGGGTCGCCACAAGCATTATCTGAAGGCATAATAAAACCTCTTTCTATTAATTATATACTATGTAAAACTTTAGAAGGAACCGTAATCTGTTTCTGGATCAAGATCAGAAATGCCATACTGGTCTTTAGTAGCGTCGATACCTTCCCATTCAGATGCCCCTAATGCTTCTAGTACACCTGCTAGAACTGGTTTCATATTAGGCGGTACATTTATCTCTTGTTGAGTTTTTTGAGCTAAACCTAAAGTCCATCGATTAAGCACTTCGCGTTCCACGACTGTAATTTCTAAAGCGTTTATCCAATCTTCTATTTCAGCTGGAGTTGCACTTTTTAGATAATCTATGATCGGCCCATGATCTTTATTGACAGGGTGTTCAATAATATTAATGAAGGAATCAAGGCTTTCAGTTACTATACCAAAAGTCTTGGCCATTTTGTTTTCGAATATGGTATAGTCAGTTTTCTTAATTTGATCTTTAGGATTCAAAGAATCATCAATTCTCTTGAATAGATCGTCGAATGTATCCACGAAGTATTTTTACTGACCATCGCTCTTACTACATTCAGAAAGCGTTACTCCTTTAAGAGTTTTGGCCTTCTTCATACAACATTCTTCTTCATCGTGCCCAACGACCGCGACGATAACACGCTCAGTTATCATAACATACTTTTCTGAGCCAACTGATATCTCATCGCCAGTATGGGCAGGAAGTTGAACAAGATCTCCTACCTGGACTTCAGGTGGGATAGGAGCCCCATCAGAAAACAATCCACGGCCTACTGCCATTACTTTGGCTGTGCGAAATTTGTTCGAAGTTTTAGGCAAAAGTAGGCCACTTGGGGTCGTTTCTTCAGTTTCAAAAACCTTAACGATAACGCGGTCACTTAATGGTTTAATTGGGAAAGTATTCATTTTAGATTCCTCTATAATATTTACAATTGGATAAGATTTGATTAAATGGCAACCGTATCCACACCAATCTTTTAATGTATGTGGACAGCTCATTTAGTTCTTGTCAATGAATCGTTCTAGCACGCGATAAATTTTATCATCGAGACTGTCGCGCAGTTTTTGAGGTACCATGAGATACCAACGCCCAATGATTTGGGCTTCCACTATAGAAATGAGGAATGAATCATATGAATTTTTCTTTATCATTGTGCCTATAGCTTTATAGACCTTATTGCAAAATTTATTATCGATATCCGTGCGTTGAGGAGACTCTACAAACATAAACCAGTCATGAACCGTTTCACATTCTTTAATATCTAATGGTAACTTCTTTGCCCTTGTTCGCATAGCCATTAATTCCGTTGTTGATATATTTATATATAAATCTACATTTGCTCGTTTTCAGTAATTATACAATGAGGATGCATTAACATGCATGTTCAATGTCATATAATTTTTGGCGCCATGCATCAACTATTGGTTTTAAAGCAATCCGACATTGAGTTAAATCAGCAGCTATAAAAGGTTTAATATGAAAAAATTTCCAATTTTTATAGAATTCACGACTTAATATTAGTTCTTCTCTTTGTTTATCATCTTCTATTATATGTTCAGGCCCATCTATTTCAATAAATATTTTAAGCTTAGTAATAGCAAAGTCTGGTTGCCTAAACGTTTTCTCGACGCCTACAACTTTCTCTCTTTCAAATCGAATTTTATACTGTATTAATAGATTGAAAACATTACTAACACCTTTGGGCCATCGTGTTTTGTTTTTTATTGCATATTCATGATTTTCAAATTTACTATCCATTCTTTCTTGTCGTCGTCTAACTCTACCTTTTTGTTCTAATATTATTTTGGCTTCTTGTTGTTTTTTAAATTTAATAATTTGCCACTTCTTCTTTATTGCCAATTCTTCCCCAATTTTCTTCCAGTATCCATCCATAGCTGTTAAATACACCAAAAGCTTGTCCCCAGAACCAGGTGGAGGGGAGAAATAGGTGCTTCAAACAACCTATTCTTGCTTCTTATTGCCGAATTGGGGGGACCCAACCGTCATTGGAAACGAATTTTGCTGACAGATTCCCGTTAGATGTGTCGTTTTTGTCGTATCCCCAGAACCAAGCAACAAAGCACCTACGACTGCATGAAGGAATTGTAGATCAGCGTCTCTATCCTTCATGTGGAAGGGAGTGTATTCTCCGACATTCTCAAATTCATGAGAACAACGGGGTACTACACTCCCTTTAGGATGGCTCATGGTACAACCATCCAGACCAACCCGGCACAGTGGCCTATAACCACTTTTACTAACTGGTATTGTTTGGTAAGCTATATCAATAATGGATTTTAACTTAAACTTCTTAATATTAAGGTACCCGGTGTTAATGGGACTAGCGCCCCCACCGTACGGCACACAATGTTCAATATGAGTAGACATTATCCGTAATATGTACAGCAGCCAAATTTACTAGAGATGAAATTAAGATTATTATCTGAGGAATCCTCAGATAATCTTTTAGAAGACCCTAGGTGGTTCATGGATACCATTACTCGCCTTGCTATACCAGTAGATTATCAGCTAGCCAAGGATAGAATCAAACAAGAGGTTGATTCTATTGGCGGGTTTGGTAATGACGATCGTTCTATGAATAATATATTTGAAGCCATTCAGAAATCATGGCTTTGTGCTAGAATTAATGTAGAAGACTATCAGCAATATTTCCAAAAACCAGTCGGTGAGTTCCATGCTGATGATGAATTTGGTGGCGGGTTTGGTACTAATAAGCGAGTAATAAAAGTCAATGATAAGAGTATCATTGTGACTTTGAGGATGAATTATGGCGATACCGACCGCATTACTGGTGAAGGTACGTTTCCTAAAGACATTGTCGCCACGTTGCAAAAAACTTATACCGACAATAAGTTAATTATATTACAGGCGCTTGACTCATACCTTAGAGACAATGGAAGTAGCATTAGAGAGAAATTTGGCTTGAGGATCCCAGTTCACGGTATGTAACATGAAACTCACTAAACTATTTTTGGAAGCTACTGATCCTCAACTATTAACACAATGGTGGGAAGGACTGAAATATATTAGGCACCAAATTTCTAAGAGGTTTAAAGGTTATAGAACCATCATTAAACAATTACAATTTGAAGACCCTGAATTGGTTAAGAATGCATTTAATAATTTTATGGAAATAACTACTCCATTAATAGTTTATGTGTTATCTGGATCACTTAAAAATTTGCCACAAACAGCGCCTCCAGAATTAGAATTTCATGTTGATGACCAGTTTTCTAGGGAAAACATGGCTGTTGAGGTAAAGATTTTCCCTGATGGTGTTGAATCTGAACTAGCTATGCCTCAAGAAATTAAAGATTACCTAGTTCATATAGTAAACAGACAGAAAGCGTCTTTATACGACGCATTAGATTTATGAAACTTTCTACTTTATCTGAGGCACTTCATCCACGCCTGAAGGCCACTATGGCAGAAATCAATGCTGATTTAATAAAGGCGTTGGTTTCGTCAGGTGTAAAATTTACACCTGACTCAGATGTTGAATTGAAGTATAGCGCAGGAGGGTTTCCTGCAGGATGGAATGTTGGTACATTAGAAATTGATAGCGCTACTCATACAATATGGGCGAATTTTAATGGACAAGTAGGGGTAGCTATCGAATATACACTACCAAACCGTTGGTATACACCGGCAGAACTAATTGCTACATCACAACGTAGAGCTAAACGCGAAGTGACATTCAAAGCCAAGCCAGAAGCAAATCGATTAGTAAGCATGTTAAAAAAATTTGGGCAACCAATATCTGCCTATTTTAGACCACCTAGTAATCCTGCAAAATCAACTTATGACGAAGGTTGGTATAAAAGTACAGATGCTCTGTGGCGCGGTCGACCCGAGCTCGGGATGGGGGATGGCATTATTGAATACATTAAAACACATAATCTAACATCAGAAGCTATTGAAAAGTTAAAAGATTCATTTTCAATGTCTGTAATGCCCCAGCGTTGGAAGCAGGTTCAAGAGAAAGCTGGAGTAATACTTCCAGAAGAACCACAGAATTTAGAATTCCATACAGATGATAGTTTTTCACGTGATGATGTTTTTTTGTTAATTAATAAGGATGTGATATCGCTTACTGATTGGCGTGCACAGTTCAAACCCATAACTGTTGTGACTTGGTGGCCACCAGAAATAACAAATGCTTTACGTCAAGTATGGCAAGACGCTTATGATGAATTTCTTACTAGCATCGAAAAAGCGAAGAAACAACCATGAAACTTATAAATTTGTCTGAAACATCTAGTAGTCCATCTGAGATGGCGGAAGCACTCAGGTGGATATCGGTGCTTAAGCCATATATGAGACAAGCGACAGTTGGAAAAGCTAAGAAATATGTCGCGCAATTGAAATATGATATGTCAAGATCATATTTCAATGATCCTATACATGGTTTAGCATCATCTTGGTATGAAATTATGTTGTTCATCCCTAATGATGTATTAAACCATTTATTACAAAGTCGCGAAATAAGTTTCCATGCTGACGATGAGTTTGATGACAGCGACCATAATTTCTATTGTATTAGAATTCAACCTAGTCTTTATCCACCTATTAGCACCGATATCCCAATGTCTATGCCTCCATTAGTCCAGAAATATTTATTACGATCAGCTATAGATTTTAGAGAAGAACTCAAATCGATGATATGAAGCTTAATTATTTATTTGAAGATCAGTATCGAAAAGGCGAACGAAGAGGCGAAGAAACCTTCGGACCTCCAATGAGATTGACTAACTTATTTGAATCTAATTTACATGAAGAAGTTACTGATTTGTTGATTAAATATGACACTTATTTAAGTGTTGAATATCCATCAACTCATTGGCAAGCTAATTATGGAATGCGCCATATTGTAAGCGACATAACACAAGAAATCATATCACATACTTTACGTCCATCTGGTATGCAATTTCATGAGAAATATCAACAACGAATGGACGAGACAAATCATTTAGTTCTTACGCTTCATAAATGGCGATATGACGGAAATAAATTTGGTAATGATTTAGAGGCTATTGGATGCAGTTTTATTGAACCACCATCTGAACCACAATTCCACGTAGATGACCAATTTAGTGAACGTTTCCCTGAAGGAGAATCTAGTGAATATATTAAAGTTGATGCTAATAGCATCAACAGCAGTAAAGGCCCAGTAACATGGTGGCCACCAGAAGCATTACAAGCATTATATGATTTTCGTATTAGTTTAATCAATAAAGTTAAGCAAGAACTTACTTATAGCTCAAAGTAATTTTTATGGTCGCTTATTGCGTAGAATTCGGAGTGCTACTTCGTTACGTCTTAAATCAGCCTGGGTCATTCGTTCTATAAATAGCATGCCTTCGATATGATCCATTTCGTGTTGAATGGCTCTAGCACCTAGATCAACGAAGTGTTCTTTAACATGGCCAATAGGAGTTTCGGCTTCTAGTATAGTTTCTTGGTATCTTTTGATTTTAGCGTTTATATTTGGGAAGCTTAAACAACCTTCTGTGTCTGATATAAGAGGACCATCATTTTTAATAACAGGATTAAAATAAACGCGTTCTGCGTTTTTATTTGTCGGATCACCTGTTATATTTATTATAAAAAGCTTTACACCCCATCCAATTTGAGAAGCGGCCAGTCCTATGCCACCAATTTGATACATAAGTTTAAACATTTCTTCTACTTTGGCGATCTCATCGTGGGCGTAAATTTTTATTGGAATATTAGTATTGATTAATCTATAATCAGGATACAATAACACTTTCATATTAATATATTAACTTAAATACTGTAGATAATTCAAAGGTAATAAGGATAATGTTTAAATGGCTAAAGCGTCTATTAGGGTGTGAATCTTCGTCAAATAATATTCATGTATACCTTCATGTTGATGGTAAATTGAGAATAGAAAATGAAGCGAGATCCGGAAATACCATTATGGCTAACAAAGGATCTGTCGACCCTAATGCTACCTTTAAAACACCAGATGGAAATAGAGAACCAGCTCGAAATTTTGAGGCAGATATCACGCCTGGGCTCTTTGCCGACACACGAGAGACAGAAGCTAGTTTCGGGACTGAAGTTGAATTACCTCCCAAGAGCGATAAGGGCTCGGGTATTTAGATATCTAAGGAACCTATCTTATAGGAGTGGAATTATGAAATGTTTAGGACTTGATATAGGCACAAAGAATATCGTACTTGCTGATCGGCGTACAGGTAAACTGAAATTCAAAAGGGAAGTTAATGGTTTCGTCGATATTATTAAGGGCGATGGTTTCATTAAACAAATGTTGCTCTCCCAAGGTATTCCATTTATTGAAAGAGATGATAAATTTACGGCGCTTGGGTGTAAAGCAGAAGATATAGCCTATCACTTTGGTAAAGTTTTACGTCGTCCAATGGAGAATGGTGTATTGGCTGTAGGTGAAGAAGAAGCCATGAAGATCATGGCTGTGATTATTAAAAGTTTAATTGGTAAGATGGACGACGATGCTATTATTTATTACTGTATTCCGGCCCCGGCTTTAAATGAAACGGTCAATGTACGTTATCACCAGAAAGTCGTCCAAGCCATTTTAGATTCTTATAAATCTTCTGAAGGGGCTACAATTAAGGCCTACCCAATTAATGAAGCACGTTCTATTGTGATTTCGCAGATACCCGATCGTACGGGGATTGGCATATCTTGGGGTGCAGGCATGGTTAATGTCTCATATTGTTTATTCGGCCTACCAATCTATGAATTCTCGTTGGTCGGTTCGGGTGATTGGATTGATATGGAAAGTGCTCGTGTCACCGGAAATTTAGAAAAAACCGATGGACGCGATAAACCAAAGGCCTTAGTGTCAAAGGCTAAGGAGAAAGTTAATTTAGGCGGCCCACTACCAGAAACCAACCTTGAGAAGGCTATTTATATTAATTACCAAATTCTAATTGAAAATGTAGCCAAAGGTATTGCTGATGGTTTCCGCCAAAATGAACAGAAAGCGCGCGCCGACAAGCCAATGCCAATAGTTGTGGCAGGCGGTACTTCGATGCCAGCAGGATTTTTAGATATGTTTAAGAGTGTTTTCGCAATTCAAAAAATGCCATTTGAGACTGGCGAAGTTAAACGTGCTGATGAACCATTATATGCTATCGCTGAAGGATGCTTAATTGCTAGTGAATTACATGATGGTAACGTGTAAACAAATACAGGCCGTAAATGAAGATGGTAACGCCTAAGCAAGTCATAAAATTACCGCTTATTGGTGTCAAGGACGGAGATCAAGTCCAAGACGAATTTGGTAATATATTCGAATTTGATACTGAATTAAAAACTTGGATTTGTAAAGGGGTCAAACAAGAACCATCATTAGTAACAACTGAGCAAGCCGGATTGGTGACACCATCAATTTTTGAAGAATTATCATTGATTAAGATATTGAAAGGTCGTGGTGTCAGTTTTGATAGTTTTAAGATTGATGCTGGTGACCTTAATCCTTATTTTTATTTCTTTTATTCATCAGATAATTTAATTAGATTTTTTCCGGAAGGCCCAAATCAACTAAGGTTAGAAATAGATCGTAATAAACTATTACAAAAATTAACTAGTCAATGTTGTGTTGGACCTAAAGGCAAACAAGGTCTCCAAGGGCTATTTGGCCATGCTGGTAAACCGGCCAATAATGAAATCTTTCAGTTACCTATAAGTACTACTAATCGTATATTCAAATTTGATACTGAAGTTGCCACGCCAATAAATACGCCGATATCATTGCGTATCTTTAGTGATACGACTCAGGTGATTGAGTTTTTAATTCCAATAAATGCTGGTAGCACAGGCAATGATATTACTATCGTAGTGGTTGAAAATGGTCCGGAAGTTGAAATGTCTTCATTGTTTATTAATTTTGAAGCATCAACTAATAGATTAAATGGTTCAATAACATTTACTAGTGGTGCTGACGATATTTCGATTTGGAAATATAAAGCTCGCCAAAAAGGTATTAATGGCGATTCTGGTTCTGATGGTCTTCCGTTTTTTGAAATTGTAGAGCAATTTTTTGACGATCCTCTTCTTAGGTCTAATGATGCAATTGTCTCATTACGTAAACCGAATACTAGTGATAACATATTATTCATTAAAAAATCGCTATTTAATGAAGTGTGTACTTCAAATTTATTGCCATCAACAACATTACCACGTGGTAAAATAACGCAAGCTACATTTACAGGTATTCGTGTGACTTTAAGCCAATGTAAGGACGTTGGTAAGTACAAGTTTGTTCCTGATTTATTTGATGCTCCGCCATTGAATTTACCAGCTTGGACGCCAACTCCAGACTGCTGTAATGCTTCATTCTGTAATGTTCGCAATTTTAATTGGTTTGATAAGGTAGATCCACAACTCACATTTAATATCGAACAAGAACCATGTCTACCGGAACAATGCTGTCAAGAAGACTTTTTCTGGTGTCCTAATGTGGGTGATAATCCATGTCCAGTAGAAGGTGATATTAATCCACCAGTTAAATTCATACGTTTTAGTTCATCTAGTTCTAGTTCATCGGATAATTCTAGTTCATCAAGTTCTACGACGTCAGTACATTCATCTGAAGGGTCGCCTACGCCGCCTTCACCAACTCCACCGGTAATGTTAGGGACTTCATCGTCTTCAATGTCTTCCCAATCTCAGTCTTCTCAGGCGCCTGATGGATTTGTATGTGATCTTCCACAAGTTTCGAGTGTATCGAGCTCATCTGATTCTAGTGCATCCAATTTGAGCTTAGAATCAAGTGTATCTAGTGCGTCAAGTACATCGAGCTCATCTGATTCTAGTGCATCTGGTGCATCTAATTCTAGTGCGTCAAGTGCGTCAAGTGCATCTAATTCTAGTGCGTCAAGTGCGTCAAGTGCATCTAATTCTAGTGCGTCAAGTGCGTCAAGTGCATCTAATTCTAGTGCGTCAAGTGCGTCAAGTGCGTCAAGTGCATCTAGTGCATCTAATTCTAGTGCGTCAAGTGCGTCAAGTGCGTCAAGTGCATCTAATTCTAGTGCGTCAAGTGCATCTAGTGCATCTAATTCTAGTGCGTCAAGTGCGTCAAGTGCATCTAGTGCATCTAATTCTAGTGCGTCAAGTGCGTCAAGTTTGAGCTCAGAATCTAGTCAGTCGATATAAATATGCATGGATTTAAAAGTGTGTTTAAAGTCATTGAAGCTGATGTAAATGCTCGGCGTTCGGATTATTCTATATTGGAAGTTCATAATGTAGCAATTGGTCGAGCCTTCCCAGGATCGATGGATTTTATTGATCAGAATATATCAATAACAGTAGGTCCAATTAATGTGTCGAAGACTGGTTCTGATTCGGCAGATGGTCCAGTTGGTCGTGGACATTATTACCCACAATTAGAAGATTTTATAATAACCACTTATTGTGTTGATCCATTAACGCCAGTTAGGACAGATACGTTTAGTGGAGGGTTCTTGTTTATAGCAAGAACTACAGATGCATATAATAGGCGTCAAGTGTTTTTTAGAAGTAAGTTCAAATCAGCTTCTATTATTGATAATGTTATTAATAGTTTATGGTTAAAAGAATTAACTAAATTCGCTCCTGACGGCATAATTGATGTTGATTTAACATCAAGCCTTGATGTCCATTATTATATCAACCGTTATAGTTTCATTTATAATATGGTAGGTAATGTGACGATTTATTATTCAAATCTTGATGAGAATGGAAAACTCGTAGGATTTAATAGTGATTTTAGTAATGATCTAGTTGGGAGTGGCGGTACCAATTTCGATGATGTAGCGTCTGATAATAGGTTCAATATTCCTCCTGGTTGTAATAGCTAAATAAGATGTGAAGCTAGCTATTATTGTTGTAAGTCAACTTGATTCTCTGCATCAGCTTCATAAATATCTTTCAAAATATAAGCTTGCTACTATTGATCAAACTCCTTCAGATCATGACATAGTATTACATCTCAATACACAAGACCAACAGAAGGTCATTCAATATGCTTCGTTCTTAAAACTTTATAATTATGATATAAGGTCAATTATCATAGATGATACATTAACCGATTATAAATCGATCTTATCACAATTAGAGTGTTTTAATATAAGCAATATAATTATCGGCAAGGATAGGCTTACAAACGATGCATTTATGCAGTCAGTAGTAAAACAAGTTATGTTTATTGAACCAGTTACTGAACTTGTGATGCCGGTTTGTAGTTTACATGATATAATGCCACCACAAGGGGAAAATAAGGATATAAGTGACTTTTCGAAGCAACGTCATGGCCGTCAAGTGCATGAAGGCCATCAGATTGGGAAATATTTGCAGCCTCCTCCAATGTTGTTTAGTCGCGATGGACACAATGTTTGGATGGGTGATATGTATAAAGGCGAAAGCGCTTTCTTAATTTTAGGGGGCCCGAGTTTTTCTAAAATTGATAAGGCCAAACTAGACCAAGCTGGCGTATTGACTATGGGAGTTAATAATTCTGCCAAGACATATCGGCCTAATTTATGGATATCGGTGGATGACCCAACTCATTTTATGAAGTCAATATGGTTCGATTCGAAGATTACTAAGTTCGTGCCGTACTCTCATAGTGAGAAGGCTCTTTTTGATAACGAAACTTGGACAGAAATGGCCATTAAAGTAGGTGATTGTCCTAATGTTTGGTTCTATAAACGCAATGAACATTTTATTGCCAAACAATTCTTGTTTGAAGACACTGTGAACTGGGGCAACCATAAGGATCATGGTGGTGGGCGTAGTGTGATGTTAGCAGCTATTCGTGTTTTGTTCTACCTTGGAATTAGAAACATCTATTTATTAGGTTGTGATTTCAAAATGGATGAAAGTACTAAATATCATTTCGACCAAGATAGAGCGGAAGGATCTATTAAAGGTAATAATTCAACCTATGAATTGCTAGTTGATAGGTTTACACAACTTAAACCAATATTTGAAATTAATGGTTTAAATATTTATAATTGTAATTCTGATTCTGCTTTGAAAGTTTTTCCGTTTGTTGATTTCGAGCAAGCTATTAAAACATCTACTATCAGAATTCCAACTAATTTAAAACAAGAGAGAACCATTGGGCTTTACGAACGCACTAAAAAAAACAAAAAGAACAAACATGAATCTAAATGATATCACTGTGGTTATAGCAATTGATGCTAGGCATCTTGAAGAATTAAAATATACATGGCCTACTTGGATGAAATTTAAGCCCGAAATGTCAACCCTTAAAAAGATTGTGATTTATGATAAACATCAATTAACTTTCGATAAATTAGCAATATTTAATGGTCATGATGTCAGATTTATACCATGGGATATGCCAAATACCGATCAGCGTGAGAAAATGTTGACTTCTTTAGTTAAGATCCCGGCTACTGAAGTTGATACCAAATGGTATCTTAAAATCGACGTCGATACTATTGCTACCGCGCCGGGACAATGGATTAAAGATGAATGGTTTACTGCCGATCCTGTCTATATAGCACATAGTTGGGGATTCAGTAAACCAGCCGATGTTCTCAAGCGTTTAGATGATTGGGGAGATACTATTTCTGAGCTTAGTAAATTTCCGCGTTTGAATATTACGTATGATTCGAAGATGTCGAGAGTGTTTTCGAAGCGGATTACGTCTTGGTGCTTCTTTGGTCGAACTGATTGGACTCGTAAGATTTGGGGCATGTGTAATGGAAAATTGCCAGTTCCATCTCAAGACACATTAATGTATCATTGTGCTACTCGACTAGGCGAGCATACAGTGCGTACAAACATGAAGGATCTTGGGTGGGGACATTTTAGGCTGCGCACTTTAAAAGCAATGAACAAGGAATTACTTAAATGAGTGCTGGTGTTATTTACTATAATGTAGGTGAATCATGCGTTGTAAGGTTATTGGTTTCAATTTATAGCCTAAAGCGGCATTATAATGGCCCTATTACTATTATATCTGAAGGTGTAGAATCGGACGCCTTATGTTCTAAAGTGGCCCAAACAATGAATGTTACACTTAAACATGCAATTTTTGATACCAATGGTCCAAAAAATCATCCGTTTCTAGCTAAAACTAAAATCAATCAGGTGGCACCTTATGATTATAATGTTTTCATTGATGCCGATACGTTAGTAGTTGGTAGGATAGATGAATTATTCAATACAGCCCAGTTTACTATCACTAGAATGGCAGAATGGTCCACAAATGGCACTAAAATTTCACATAGGATTAAAAATTGGTCAAATATTTGCCCTGACTTAATAGAGCCCGCTTTGAATTACAAAAAGGCCATTAATACAGGAATTTTTGCGTTCGTACGAGATGCTACCATATTTAATGAATGGTATGGCCTCACGCTTAAAAACCGTGACACATTCATTCCTGATGAAATTAGTTGTCAATTGTTGCTACCTAAACATTCGCATAATTTATTAGATTGTAGATTCAATTGGTCTTGTAAATATGGTCCTGATATAGATGATATTCGAATCATTCATTTTCATGGTAGAAAACATTGTAGGCCTGGATTACCATTTAATGCCGACAAATGGGTGAAAGTGTATAATGAAGTTGTGAATCAGAATCTTGCGGATGTTTGCCAATGGCAGCCAGCTAAAGACAGAATGTTATATAAATATCTTAAATCTAATGAATAAACTTTCTATTTGTTTTACTGTTAAAAATAGAAGTAAAATAGCCAATAGAGAAATATTTCCTCAGACTATCAAATCAATAGTTGAGCATAGCTCTCCTGGCGAACCGATTGAAGTCGTAGTGTCTGATTGGCTTTCGACTGATTGGCCATTAGTTGAATGGATTTATGATTATGCTAAACATGTACCCATTAAAGTAGTTAATATAGATCAATGTGGATTTAATAGAGGCATTGGCTTAAATTTGTCGGCCCAGAACTCATCTGGGAATATACTGTTTTTTAATGATGCTGATATTTTGGTCGATAGAGCTACGCTAGATTTGGCATTTAGGTGCATTACAGATAAAATAGCCTTCTTCCCACGTGTTAGAAAGACTACATCATATGGCCATCTTATTGTGAGAGAAGATAAACGTTGGCTTAGAGGATTTGGAGTGGCAATTGTATTGCGTGAATGGTGGGAACGAGCAGGATTATATAAGAGTTTCTGGTATACAGCTGATAATTGGGGCGGCGAAGACAACCAATTTCATGATGATATAAAGACCCTTAATATAAAAATTGAACGTCCTAAAATGGATAATTTGGTCCATCAATGGCATCCACGGAAAGTAATTTATGAACAGCTTTGAAATTTGTATACAGCAATATTCGTTCACAAAGCGTTGTTGGTGGCAATTAAGCAGTTTAGCTCAACAAATCAATAAGACTAATATTTTGTATAAACTCAACATTCATAAAAATGACCCATTTTACAAACTAAATAAGCATTTAATTAGTACGTTTCAGAGTCTTGTAAATTTGAAGGTCAAGATTTGGGATGATGAACGATTTTTTAAACGTGGTGATGTGCGTAATTTAGACTTAAAAGAAGCGACTAAACAGTGGATTATTTATGCAGATGCAGATGTGGTATTTCATCCGACATTCTTCAGTATGATTAATACGATATCTCTAAAGATTGATAAAATGAACGTTATTTCACGATTTAATACTTCTATTGATGATGGTTATAGTTTAGTAGATTCTCAACGCTATGAGGGCCAACCTATTAAAAAAGTCGTTGATAGGATAACAAAATATCCATTGCGACAAAGTTGTTCTATAGGGGCTGGTTATTTTCAGTTAGTTAATGTCAATTTTATTAGAAGTAAAGGTTTTAATTATAGTGAGCGGTCAGATAGTGCATTGAATTCTAAGCGCGGACCGTCATACCGATCGGATCGACATCTTAGATCACTTATGGGATTGAACAAAATAGAAATAGCGCCTCTTTACCATATAAATCATTATCGTCTAAAAGATCATAAAGATGTAAGGTTGGCATGCCAATGAATTATTTCAAAAAAGTGGTACAATCCAATGTTCCTAACGGATTTAGACGTAAGGTTCTTATTGATGGTGGATTTTATATTGGACAATATACTGAAGCCTACCTAAGCAAGAATCCTGGATTTGAAGTATGGGCTTTTGATCCAATTAAAATAGATTCACAATTTCTGAGTCGCGTACATTTTATTAATCAAGCAATATGGATAAAAGATGAGATAAAATCTTTCTATTTAAGCCACCGTGCAGATGCTGCATCATTAATAGACACTAGAGCAGTAGATATCGGTCGTAGTATCAAAGTCGACTGCGTTGATTTCAGTTATTGGTTAAAACAGAATTTTACTAAAGATGATTATATTCATCTTAAGCTTGATATAGAGGGTGCTGAATATCAAGTATTACAGAAAATGATCGATGATGGGTCAATTGATTTAATTAGTGAATTGGTGTGCGAATGGCACATTAAAATTAGCCGCCAGCCCAATCAAGAATTACATAAATCATTGAAGCAACAATTGTTATCATGCAACAATATAAGATTATTAAAGGATTGGAGATGAAGTTTTCAAAGGACTGGCATAGGAGACATAAAAACCAAGTTTTTATTAGGAAAATATGAAAACTTTAATATTTCTGTGTGGTTATGATGATTTTTATTTTAAATTGGCCAATATGGCCGCTCACACCATAAGGTTATCAGGTTATACCCAAGATATTGTTATCTTTACTATTGATGATCGCAAATCGAATTATGCAATATGTCTTAATTTGGCCACCCACTCTGAGTCTAATCTAATTATTACACCCAAACAAGGCGCATTCTTCCATGCTAAATTATGTGAACCGTTTGGTCATTCGAAGTATAAGAAACAGTATGATTATTTCATGATCAAAACACTACCTGGGTCCATTATTAAGAAAGAAGATTATGATTTTATTCTTTATATGGATTCTGATATGTTGGTACATTCACCATTGGACAACATTTTTGCGTATAAAACTATCGTCTCTGATTATAATAGTAAGAATGCCTTTAGAGACATTAAAGGACTTACGAAGCACCTTTTACCAGAAGAGGTTATCGTAGCAAAGAATTTAACTGGAATCGGAGGAGGTGCTTTTGGTGTACCATCAAGTCATTATAGGTTTTATGATGATTATAGAAAAATTTATCTCCAATATATTAATGAAATTCCGCATGATCAGCCTGCACTGACGATGACTATGATTAGGTATTACGGTGATTACAAAGTAGAGAAGCTCCCTAATCGTGCATATTGGATTCATTATTGGGGGTATCGTAAGGAACAGATGGTTACTGAGTATAATAAGACATACGCTGGTCGTAATCTATGAAAATTTTAATAACTAGTGATGTGCATTTTGGCGTGCCAGGAAAACTGGAGCATTCTATATGGGCAGTTAAAGTAATGAGAGAGTATGCCCATCATAATAATATAGAAGTAATTTTGGTTCTAGGCGATTTGTTTCATGATAGGAGTAGTTTAAATATTCAAGTTCTTACTAAAGCCTATGACTTCTTTGATGAAACTGATAAGAGTTATAACCAGGAGTGGCTGGCTTTTCCTGGCAACCACGACTTGTACCTCAAAAATTCATGGAAAGTAAATTCAGTACGACCTCTTAATCGTTTAGTGACTATAATCGAAGATATTAAGGCTATTAATATTGGGAGTCGTAGGTTTTGGATTCTTCCATTTGTCCATTATGAGTCTGCTTATATGCAGGTAGTTCGTGCAATTGAAAAGAAAGCATCTCCAGAAGATATTTTATTAACTCATATTGGAGTCCATGGAGCTACGTTGAATGAGTGTTTCTTATTAAAAAATTGGAGCTTAGTGGACTTCTCGGGCACTATTTTCAGGCGTGTATATTCTGGTCATTTTCATTGCATGCAGCAGGTTGGCGATAAAACTTGGTATCCGGGCAGTCCGATCCCATTCAGGTTTGATGAAGGACAGGTAGAACATGGATTCTTGGAATTTGATACTGAATCTTGTGAACATAAATTCATAAAGACCTTTGAAGCTGGGAAGTTATTGCTTCCAAATGAAATTCCAGCACCGGATTTTATAACCTGTATGGATACTTCGGCCGATCAAATCGATACAACTAACCGGAACGTACGCGTGGTTTTATCTCGAGATTATACCAATAATGAACTGATGGGCCTGAGGCAGATGCTGACTGATAAGGGTGCATTATCGGTGAAGTGGCAGAAAATGGCACAGGCCGAAGACAAAGACATGCAAGCCTCGACTGCATCCAATATGGGCGATGGACATACTTTATTTCAAAATTGGTTGGATCACGATAAACCCGAGCACTTCGATAAAGGTTCTCTAGCATCACTAAATAAACTAGTGATAGAAGAAGGTATGGAGAGACTTTCTAGTACCGAGGAACCAGATGCCGAACCCGCTTAAAATCAGCAAGTTAGCCTGGGCTAACTTCATGAGTTATGGCGACTATGAAACGTTGCTTGAATTAGACTCTCTAGGACCAGCCTTAATAGTCGGCCAAAAGGAGGGCCGCAAGGAGGAATCAAATGGTGTGGGTAAGACCACCATTACTACGGCAATAATTTGGTGTCTATTTGGTCGTACTCCTAGAAAAGCTGCCCCGGGTGATAAAGTTATAAACTTTTATACTAAGGGTCAATGCTATGTCAGAATTACTACTGCTGATGGTTGGGTCATCACTAGAACACGTGGTATTAATGGGCATGACGACTTGTTGGTTCATAAAGATGGTGAAGACATAACGCTGTCCACAAACAAGAATGCCCAAACGCTGTTGAAAAAACTCTTTAATCTAGATTACGACATATTCGTGGCTAGTATCTTCTTCGGTCAGCGTACTGAACCATTTTTAACGATGAGCGATCAGAAGCGCAAGGCCGCTCTTGAACGCCTTTTGGGCCTGAATCGTCTTAATGTCTGGGGCGATGTAGCTAGAGAATATAAGACAACTGCTGAGCTAGAGCAACAGAAGATTAAAGCTTTGTCAGAAGTTCGTGTGATTGATATCACTAATACTAAAGAACAAATTCATCTTACGCATAAGCAGGCTGATGAATTCGAAATAAGTCGTGCTACTCTCGTGAAGACTCTAAGAACAGAAATATTAGAAGTGGCTACCAAACTCAAGCCGTTGATGATGGTTAATATTAGTGAACTGCAATCTAAATATAATCAGCAGGAGTCAAAGCGGAAGAATTTGAGCGACAAAAAGTTACAGCTAGACCACGCTATTGCAACCAATAAACAATTGAGTACCGAAGTTATAAATCTTGAGAATATTGGAAACCAGCAGAAACTACGTCTGGCGTCTTTAAGTGATATTGATGTCGATCTCTTGAAGAAGCAACATAAGCAAGCCGATATAGACGAGCAAACCAAAATAAGTCACCAAAATATAATTAATGGTTTAATATTGAGCCAGCACAAAATTGAACAGAAAATCCAGCAACTCTTCAGCGATCTTAAAGATTGGAATGGTAAAACAGGAACTAGTTGTCCATCATGTAAACAGCTTATTTCCCCTGAACATGCAGAAGCTATATGCAAACCTTATAGCATTCAAGCTAAGGAATTAGGTAAAGAGCTCTTACAAATTAAAGGGCGCACTAAGGAACACCAACAGCAGATGGATGCTATTGTGATTAGTCGTCCTATAATTTCAGTTGCTGCTGCAATGCGTGATACTGAAGAACGTCGTGCGATAAATGAGAATTTGCAGAATCTTAGAGCTCAGGTTGACGATATCTTCAAGCGTATGGTAAAATTACGAGATTTGAATATAAAACTTAGTGCAGATATTGAGCAGACAATCACTGATCTTTCTAAATCCGACGTTTCGACTCAACTCGAGACAGCTAAGCAACAAATGGCTTTGAGAGATCAGTTGAAAATTAAACTAGGCTTCTTGGATTCTAGATTGAAAGAAGAGAAAATCCGTGATAACTCTTATAATGCTATGGTGAAGACGTTTGAAGTCGAATTAGATAGAGCAGAAATAGACCTTAGCCAACACTTAACCAAAATTGCGGAACTTGATGACAAGATTAAATCGTACGATTATATTAGGCACAGTTACCATGACCGGAACAAGATCAAGATGTTCATTCTAACTGGTTTGATTCCGTATCTCAATGCACGTATTGAGTATTATTTGAATGCATTTGAATGTGATCTAACGCTTAAATTTACTTCTACGCTCTCCGTAGAAACTTCTAGGTGGGATTATGACTTGCATTCTGGCGGTCAACAGAAACGTATTGATTTGGCAATAATGTTCGCTCTTTATGATCTATATATTTCAATGTATGGTCAGCAATGTAATGTGATGGTTCTCGATGAGGTCGATGGCGCTCTAGATCCATATGGTGTGCGGATGTTTGTGGATATCATTAACAACGACTTCGCCGGGGAGCGCCCTGATAAACCAAGTACTATATTAATCATAAGCCACAAGAATGACATGGTAGATCAGTTTGCTACCCAAATATTAGTATCCCAGGATGCTGATGATTTCTCCCATATTCTTAAGGGATAGATCAAATATACAATATGGCAGATAAATTTTTCGTCGATAAAATTAAGCGCGTTTTCAATGACGAATATTTGAGACGTAATCTCATCAAGTATTTTGTTGATAAAGGGTTTGATAATTTCAATAAGAAGCTATACGCGCCGATTGTTCAGGATTTGCCATATTTAGTGCCAGAATTAGTAAATAAGATCGAAGTTGTTCCTTTCGTGAAGGAGTCCAACCCAGCTACTGGCCAAGTTAATATAGGTTGGAATTTCTTTGTCCTTGGTACTAATCGTATTGATCTTGGAGATTCTCTTCATAATAATATGAATGAGTTCCATCAAGCTTTGAATGGACCACCACCCAGCGGCGCTTATAATGCCCTGAAAACACCAAAAGAAATCATTGATTTTATTATGTTAGTATTAAAAAATAGCGCTTCAGGTATGGTTCAACCGCAACCACATGGAATGACGGTAACAATGCCCAACAGGCCAATCAATAGACCTCGTATGGGTCCAACTGCTTCAAGTAGCTATTACGAGAAGAGTCGCCCAGTCTAAAGACCGGCGTCGATATAATAGTTTTCACCACATGCACAGCGGACATTTTGTATTTGTCCTATGCTTGTGTTGGTAAAAGTAAAGGTAATACCACCACCGATCGCGCCGTGGTATTTCCCACGTATTGAGCATTTGTGAGTTTTGATCCAATCGTTGATTGGCTTTTCGTGCTCTTCGTCAATGGTGAATACCATTATTTCACCATAATGTCCATTGCCAGACAGTGTAGCTTGATGTTTTCGCGCATTGCATCGATATCCTTAATATCCTTATTAAGATAATTAGCAAGATTAGCTCTATGAAGCTTATCAGTCCCAAAACGCTCGATGTAGTCCTGAGGCGTGTCGACGATGAGATCAAATAATCTCTGAGCATCACCAGAGAGACGTCCACGTAGAAGATCTAGGTTCTCATTGCCACTAGTTGGAGGTTCTATACGGGATAGTGCCTTATGTTCGCAATGGTCGCGATGGCTGGCTTCAGTTTCGACGCTGGTACTACCGCTGTCCAAGCTAGTGTACTTGGCATAGACCTTTTCGACAATTTGATAACTGATCGTCTGTGGGACCTCAAGGATAGAAACCACATTTATAGAAGTCCACCCTAAGCTGATTTGAACGCCGTATGATTCGAACTCATGCTTGATTTCTTGGAGTTTTTGAATGGTCTTAATAGGTAGAAGACCAGTCTCACAACGAATAACGTTATGCTCCATATCAATGGATTCTAGTTTGTGAGGATAATTCTTGATTGTGTTCAAAGCAGCAGCGATCGCTTTGGTGGCGATGTCGGAAGCGTTGCCTTCTTCAGTCCGTGCTTCTTTAATAGAAGGTGGTTTGTTCTCTCTGAGAATTTGACGTAGGTAATTAAACATTACAGACTGAAAAAATTTCTTACGTTTAATTGGATCATTGGCAATTTGTGGTTTGGGGGACCATTTGATGACGAGATTGATATTACAATCTGGGCATTTCTCCGTTTTAGTCTTTGATGTAACAAAGTGCCTCTCGCACTTTGTGCATTCTCTAGATTCGTGGAATAGCACCATCAGAGCTGCCTTCCAAAAGGTGATTTGGCAATCTTGTTTACCGACTTCAATATCCTTATATTCGTTACCGATAGTTCGTCCAAGGGCCATACAAAATTCCATTTTTTGGCCCTGAATGTTTGGGTCCTCCCAAGCTGTTTTCATTAGGGCATCTACTTCCTTCATCTCATCCTTGGTTAGGAGTTTGGCAGTTTCGTTCATCAATGAACCGCGTAGAAAAAGCCGCGCAAGTTGGTTGCTCATATATCCTCACTTTAAGTATTTTAGTTACACAAATTAATAGGAGCTACAATGGTTAAGAAATCGTACGTCGACTCTAAAGCGCTTGAAAATCATTGGACATCTTGGCTGGACAATAAAGGCGATGAATCGTGGAAAGCTTTGCTTGATGGAATCTATAAAATTTGTTATGGGGTTGCTATCCATTTTCATCCTAAAGATGACGATGAACATAATGAACTCGCACATGAGGCTTTTATACTTACTGTAGACAAAATCAAAGATGGAAGGCTGAAATTTACTCCTGGTAAGGCTCCAGTTTTTAATCTGTTGACTACTACGGTGTTCAGACATCTTTACTCCAAAATGAATAAAGATTCTCGTCGCAAAGTCGTACTTGCCAATTTCAAACAAAAGCTTATTGATGATCATGCGTTCGAAACGGAATAAATCACAGGATAGACCAGCACACAATAATAGCGTATAAATATACTGTGTGGATTACCGGGCTCAGAGAAAACCGCCTGTTCAGCGTGTTCATGTAAAAGTACATGCTGTATCTCGGCCACCGATTCCACGAAATGTACAGTCTGTGACTGTGAAACCTATTATAATGCTTCCTAAAAGTGCTAGGAAGCATTCAGTACAATCTGTATTTAATCCACCATTGGCGCCCACTTTAATACAAAAGCCTATTGAGGTGCAAGTACGTCCTCTAATAGCGCCTGTCAGAGAGTTTAAGAAGAAACTTGGTAAGGGGTATATAAACCCTTTGGCCGTTCAACACAATAATTTATTGAAGGAATATAAAGATTCAATTGACAGGTTGCGATGTGTTGGTAATACTAAGATTCTGGCTATAGTGGCGTGTGGTCCATCTATATTAGAAGCCGATCTTGAAAAATTGAAGGACCAACCTAATATTGACCTTATGTGTATTAACAAGCCTGATAAGAGGCTTTGGCCTACACCATATTGGATGTTCTGTGATCAAAGTCAATTTGCCCGCAATAAAGACATATGGGAGCATTATGATGGGCAAGTCATTAATGCATCATCTGTTAGAGCTCGACATAGACGCCAAATCCTAATTAAGAGTATATCGGGACGAGGCTTTTCACGTGATTTAGGTAAAGGATTTTATATTGGCCGCTCATCTACTTATGCCGCTATGCAAGTGGCGCTTTGGATGAATTATAGCAGAATATATATATTTGGGGTCGATATGTGTGCGGTGGATGGTAAATTGCATTTTTATGGCAAAAATCCTGATGTCGATGATACAAATCGTATACAGCGTTTTGACAGGGAAGCTGAAAGCTATCTCTATGCAGCCACTAATGTATTAAAACCTGAAGATAGAGAACGTTTTGTATTTTGTAGTAGTTTTAATAAATATAATTTTGTTGATTATTATCGACGCTTGCACCAAAAGAAGGCAGTTGATATAATATTAGAGGAAGCATTAAAGCTTAGGAGATAATATGACAGATGACAAAGGACACAAAGGAGCCAAGCAGGATTTTGGCGCTTCTAAAAAGACCGATAAAGGTGCTCACGGTGGGGGCAACCAATATCATGATATAAAATTGAAATATCCAAAATTTGCCTTAGGTGAGGGATTCAAGCATAAGGATAAACCTGGGAAGAGTACTGGTGGTAATAGCATCCCAGAGAAATAACCATAGCCTGTAAATAAGGCTATGAAGAATCTATTGCGAGGCACTAGGGTCTACTTAGCTGGTGTTGTCGAGGCAGATCCTATTGGCGCTGTGACTTGGCGTCAAGAAATTACAGACAGGCTTTCCAAATACGATATACAAATTTATAATCCTCTTGTGAAGCCAGATTGGCTTCCAGAGTATTCTAGAGTAGATGTGCAAGTCTATAAGGACGTTCTGGCTGGTAAACAGCCTAGAATTGAGATGGATTTGCCAACGGTGTTTGAAGCTAATACTGCTATCCGTAGGATTTGTTTAAGAATGATATCGTCCTGTGATTGGGTCATTTGCCATATGCCTAAGGTCTTCACTGCGGGTACATGGGAAGAGTTGTATCTTGCAGCACAATTAGAGAAGCCAGTTTTATTTCATCTACCGGATGGGATACCTCCAACTTGGGCTCTTCCAATCTTTGCTAATGCCGATACGATGAAAGAGACATATTTTAATAATTGGGATGTTTTGTTCGATCACATCGATAAACTAGATAATGGAACTGCTCCAATGGATCCATATAAGTGGTTGTCGGTTTGTTATACTCCAGAATGTTTGGTGAAATAATGTTTACAACTAGATTCGAAATTAATGTAATTCATCCTAAATCTAATCCAATTGAGGCGGTTGATTTTGCTTCCCGGTATGCTTGTCCTGCGATTGTTACAGTCCCAGAGATGGTTGCTCCTTTTATAGCTGCTAGGTCTATACGTCGGGCTTTGTTTAAAGTAATCGTTGCAGTTGATCTCCCAAACGGGAATAATTTTGCTATGCAAAAATTGCGCGACTTGGGACCTGATGCTTTAGCTGCTGATGGATTTGATATTGTAGCGTCCCCTAAAAGGAATGCCAAAGAAGCTTTAAACGAAGTTAAATTACTCACTGACTTCATTCGTACCATGAATCCTTTGGCTGATATCAGATGGTCGCTCGGAGCTCTCGATAGGTCTGAAGTTGATTATATAGAACATATTAAGAGTGTGTTAAAAGTGCCTTGTAATTTTCTGCGTACCGATCATCGTACTTATTATCCTAATATTAAAGTCGATGACCATAAACGGATTGTTGAATCAATCAGAAAATTTATTGGAGTTCCAATTAAAGTTTCTGGTAATGTCGATATTACTACTTATCGTGCTTTTGAGCATGATAAATCAATTAGGTTCGATGTGACGCTTGATCAGGCTCAGTCTTTAATAAAAGCGCCACACGAAAACAATAATGAGCAAAAAACGCAAGAAAAATTATCAGAGCAAAAAACGTCCCAACAATCGATTGACGGCGAAAAAGTCGTCGGCACATTGGGTCAAGATGTCGAGTGATTCTATAACTGATGGGTTTGCTTGTCCTTTTTGCCAAGCAAAAAATTCATTTAAGCCTTCATCGTGGGATAAAGTGGGTTATGTTCCTATCATATGTGTGAAATGTTCTAATTTGTTTTGGGCTAGAATACCTAAAGTCGATGCTGAATTAACTGTAGTGAATAGGGTTCCTGTATTTAAAGTCCAAATTCCTGAATTAGAATTAGATACTTGGGTTATTATCGTAAATAAACAACATGTTAAACATTTGGAGCCGGGACGGATTACTAAATGTGATCATAAGCATTATCGTGTAGAATTTAACGACGGTGTTCAGATTTGGATGCCTCAGCATTGGGTGGAAAGGTTACCATTTGATCCATAAATACACTGGGTCGATATGTGGATCGGTATTGCCATGGAAATGAAATGATTATAGCAAGCATAGACATTGAGGCGACAGGATTAGAAGAAACCAGTGAAATAGTTGAGCTTGGGTTAGTGGTTATGGAAACCACTAACCGCATGATTATGGCCATGCATTCTGATTTGTATAAGACTGAAGGGTGGTCTGATGAAGCCGAAGCAATTCACCGTATTGATCGAACATCAGCTGATCAAGGTTTAATTACGTCTGACCCTTGGGAGCTAATTGCTCATTATAACCCTGTTGCTATGGTCGCGCATAATGCTGAATATGATAAGCGATTAGCTATTCGTAGGTGGCCTAAATTTGGGCAAATTCCATGGATTTGTACACATAGAGATTTGCCCCATGAACGATTTATTAATAAAGTAAGTTCTAATCGACTCCAACACTTAGCTGTCGATTATGGATTCGATGCTGGTAGAAGGCATCGAGCATTATTCGATGCTTTGCTATGTTGTGAAATAGCTGCTATGCATGACCTTGAAAGCATATTGAAGACTGTTAATGAACCACGTTTCTCTATAATGGCATGGTTCGAAGGAAGACCTGATTTCAATGATAAGGATTTTCAACTTCAGAAGGAGTATCTGAAGAAAGCAGGATTTAAGTGGGATGGAGACAATTGGATTAAGTCTAATGTTGTTGAATCTGTCACACAGAAGTATATTGCTCTAGCAACAGTGAAACCGCATTGGAAAACGAGAGTCGTTTCAGTCGATAAACAGAACTAAATGAATTAGAATTTGATATTATTAATCATAGAATTGATAAATAATTTTGGTTCGGTACCAAGGAGGAATTATGCAAACGGGTAAATTTAATTGTGTCGTTGATTCTGCTTGGGGCAGCTCTGCGAAGGGCGCGGCTTCAACTCGCCTTGTTGATATTTATAATGTTGGACATATATCGGCAAATAATTATCCAAATGCTGGCCATACGGCAATTGTGAATGGTGAAAAGTTTATTGCCAAAGTGCTACCAACAGCTTCAATCTTATCTAAAATTAAAAGCCATAAATTGGGTGTATGGATTGGCCCAAACTCTGGGTTTGACCTAAAACAATTTAACTTAGAGCTCCAACAAACCATGTATGGCGCTAAAGATATTAATATCCATGAGCGCGCAACGATTGTAGAAGATCGCCATGTTATGATGGAAAGACCAGGGGGACTTCAATCAACTGAATACATATCATCAACGATGTCTGGATCCGGTGCTGCTTATACTGAGAAGGCTATGAGACGTCCAGATGTGAAACTAGCACGTGATGTTTTTAATACACTTAAGCCTTTTGAATTTATCAATAGAGTTCGTGAGAAATTAAATAGTGGTGAGACTTTTTGTCATGAGGTTTCACAAGGGTTTGCATTATCAGTTAATCATGGCACCCATTATCCTTATTGCACGTTTAGAGACTGTACACCCCAACAGGCAGTAGCAGATTTTGGTATAACACCACAGTTAGTTGGTGATATATATCTCAATGTGAGGTCATTCCCAATACGAGTAGGCAATAATTATCGTGACGGTGTCCAGACTGGGTATTCTGGTGATTGTATGTCCGATCAAATTGAAATGACATGGGAACAAATTGGCAAAGAAGCTGAAATGCCTGGCCACGAAGTTGCTGTCTTGGCTGAAAAAGAGCGCACTACTGTGACTAAGAAGATTAGACGCACGTTTACTATGTCTTGGCAATTATTGCTAGAGTCAGCGATATTTTGTGGTGCCACCAAACAGATATTGAATTTCCCACAATATTTACATTGGTCGGCATATAAAGTACGTGGTGGACGTGAACAGCGTTCTAAACTACACCATAAAGTTAGGGCTTTTATCGATAAAATGGAAGAGGTTGCTCAAATTCCTGTTGTTATGGTTGGTACTGGCCCCAACCATGAAGACTATATATTTCTTGATTGATTTTATGAAGATGACAGTAGGTACTGGAGTTTATGCTGATTTCCCAACTATTAATGGAAACATTTATACTAAAGGCCTTATACAAAAGTTCATTAAGAATGACCAGCTTCAGCAATTATTGGCAGATGGCAAAATTGTAGGCGGAATTATGGATCCGACTTCTTGTAAACCAGTAGGTGACGTCATTACACATCGTGTTCTGAGTGTTGCTCTATACAATGATGAGATTGTAGTTGAGATTGACGTAATTAATCCAGAACCACTCAAACGCTTGAAATATCCTCAGGCCGCTATAGTTCTATCTAGCCCACAAGCGAGGCGTAATGGCCAAACATATACAGAGGAAAGCGATTTCCATCAAGTGAAAGCAGTGCATCTCCGTGAAAGCCCTGTTTTTAAGGGGTCATAATGAATATTAATGAGGCTGTGATTAGAATACGAAAGGCTGGTACGTCTAATGTCCGTGTTCTTCCTATGGACGATCAGTCTTTTACGGGGCTGCATAGAATCGAAATTCGGGACCAAGGTGCTTGGGTTATGGTTGTTGAAGGCCTTGAGAAAAATATGGCTGAAAACTTAGTACAGCAAGCTATCAAAAAGGTTATCTTAGGATAGTATGCCACGTCAAATGTTATCATAGTTAACATATTCACATAGTTTAATAATATTACTCCAAGCAAATCTACAATGAGGGTAGAAAAAACTCATGGTGGGTTTCCCTCAGGCAATTTTCACAACAGTGCCGCGAGGAGGTGTTTAACAATGGCCAGTCAACCAGCGAATCCTACGATCTTGGTGCAGTACACCGTTCGCTCGTATCGCGATGGAGTGAGACACGATGCAGTGCTTGCATTGCTAGGTGGTGTCCTCGGTGGTGGTATGCGAGATCTGAAGATGTCCGTGCCTGGAGACGAGGTACTCATGGATGAGACTCGTGAAGCTCTAGGTGCAGGAGAATCCGCTATCCTGAATACGTCCCTTACAGTGGGTCGTACGACAGGTCTCCCAGTGGTTCGTCACTTTAAGACCGTGACGACTGCGAAGGATGCAGTGGATAATGCAACGTTTGGCACAAATCTCGGAGTGCCGAAGCGTATTGGTAGAGACGTGTTCTTCTATAAGAATGACGCTAATCTCACCGCTGATCTTCATGCTCAGCTACGTGGCGTCCACTAAATGACGTCGGAATAGGAACTAAAGACCCCCGGTAGTCGAAAGGTTACCGGGGGTCTTATCATATCTGTAATCTAATCTTTTAACTTATGGCATTTATGTAATTGGTTTTTATATTGGATATACGTACTTAAAATGGGACTAATTGGAGGAACGATGTCCGAAACACCAGAAATCATTTCACGCATTGTAGTACCTGAATTAGAAGCGATTCTTGGCCAATCTTTTCCAATTTTGGATAATGGTTTTATTAGAGTTATAGACTATATGGGATCTGATGAATCAATAGTTCAAGCAGCTCGAGTTTCATACGGTAAAGGCACAAAGAAAGTCCATGAGGACGAAGGGCTTATTCGATATTTAATACGACACCACCATTCAACACCGATAGAGATGTGTGAAATTAAATTTCACATTAGAATACCGATGGACCATTGGCGACAGATGATCAGACATCGAACAGCTTCTGTTAATGAATATTCAACAAGATACAGTGAAGCAATTGATGATACTCAAAAAACATTGCCTGGCGAGTGGCGTATTCAAGCTATTGGTAATCGTCAAGGGAGTAACGGTCGGCTTGATAAATTTGTAGGTACTAAGTTATCAAATAGAGAATCTCGAATCCACAAACTTATTCGCAAAGAATATGAGCACCGTCTTGAGCTAGGTGTTGCTCGCGAGCAGGCTCGCAAAGATTTGCCTCTATCAACTTACACTGAAGCTTACTGGAAAATAGATCTTCATAATCTTTTGCATTTCTTGGCGCTGAGAATGGATTCTCATGCCCAGCTTGAAATCAGAAGTTATGCAAACGTCATGGGAGAAATAATTAGTAAATGGGTCCCCTATACTTGGCAAGCATTCCTAGATTATCGATATAATGCTATGAATTTATCTTCTAGAGATAAGGCTGTAATCAAAGCACTAAATCAAAGTGATTTTAACTATGCTGCCAAGGAGCTAGCGGAAAATTATGGGTGGCTCAAAGCAGGTAAACCGGCTAAAAACCGCGAACGTGAGGAATTTGAATCCAAGATCTTAGATCTTGGAATGTCTGTACCTTGGTAATGGTGGCAAATATATGGTATGTTATACGCAAGTTCTACACGCAAACCAAATCAGATGGGGCCAGTCGCAGACAAACAGATACCTTTTATTGTGTATGCCAGCTATCCATCATCTGTTGTATCAACTGTCGGCTTTAGGCGTAGATTTGAAGTTTATCGCGACCTTGAAAAAGGTTCAATTATAGTAGAAGATGCGTTGTTAGACGCTGGTTTCAATATTGCTACCCCAATTGCTTTTACGCTTCAGGTGGCCCAACAGCCAGCTAGATTCACTATTGTTGGCTTTGCTAGTGAAGGCGATTTGCTTGGTACGGCCGCCGGAGACCCAGTCGTCGATGAAGGTCTTCAACCTCAAACTTGGTTAATCCACAGTGGTACCATCGATGGTGAAAAGACTGAAGTTAAGCAACCGGTTCAAGGCAATCAGTCTTGGGGTGATGATCCTACCTCTACAAATCGTAATTATGCTGCGACTTTGAAGTCTGCTCTTGAAGCATCTGCTCCGGGTCTTAATATCTTCTATATGGAAATCAATGGCGTTAAGTATGGACAGATCCCAAATCGCCATGGATTCCAGAGCTTTACTTCATAAGTTGGCCTAGAGGGCTCTAAGATTGGCATCCTATTAATGCATAAGTATGGTGTAGTCATAGGGACGTGTGGCTCTGCACCAATAGTCGATCTTAATATCAATAATATCAAACATTTATTGGGTAATGTTCCTATATTAATAAATGACGATGCTAGTGGCACAGAGTTTTCTACAATTGCACGAAAACAGAAGTGTTCACTGCATGTTAATTCTAAACACTATGGCCATGTGATTGGTGATCTGACTGCTTTTGCTAATGGTCTAGAATGGGCAATCGATAATAAAATAAAGATCTTAATTAAGGTCTCACGTAAGTTGCTTTTTAGGTGCGACATTCGAAAACATATAGAGAAAGTGGCTAAAGTTAATCCCAAATTTGAATGCATCTCGGCTAATTATTATAATTTCGGATATATAACTTCATTGTTTGTTATGCATACTGAACGATTTTCCCATAAGCATCTGGGCGCTATAAAGCAATCTATTAAAACTGAGACATATCCAATTGAGTATGAATCACATAAAAGAAGGTTAATAGTTGATGGGTTGTACACAAGACATACACAGAAAATGAATCAAGAGCTATATTTTAGACATTGTCTTAAAGTGAATCCAATATTATTAAACTGGTGGCAGCATAGGTTGTTTGTTTGGGGTGGTTTAAGGCATCTTAGTTTACGTAATGAAACATTTACAAATTTGCCATACACATTTGAAAATTTAACAATGAAAGGCCAGTTTATGATACATCATAAGTCATTGGAAATATATAAGGCTTTAAGTGTTAAGTATGGGTTATCGTATTCAAAAAATGAGTTATCACTTTAGAGTGGTAAGTATAACCTAATACAAACATAATGTATGGCCATTTTAGGTCCGGCTCAACTTCCTGTTATATTGAAAGTGGATTCAAATCCACTTAAGTTTCATGCAATAAGTCAGCTTGGTCACCCAGTAGTCAATGTTGAACTAATGGAACCTCAAATGGAACAGGTACTTCGTTCTACAGGTGACTGGATAGCTCAATACTTTCCGCTTGAAGAAAAATATGCTTTTTTTATGACTCAACCGCTTCAAGCCGAATATCCAATTCCACCAGATGCTTATTGGATTAGAAAAGTGAGTTGGGATCCAGCTATTACGCGTATCGATAATATATTCGGTGCGGAAAGCTTTTTGTTTAACATTGGAAACATTTCAGGCATCCAAAACATGCTTGTTGATTACCATTTGTTGCAATCATATAGAAAATTTAGTCAGCGGATCTTGAGTAACGAAGGCCAATGGGAATTTAAAGTTGAGTCGGGCACAATTCGTCTGTTCCCAGTGCCAAAGGGTTCTTTCCCAGTTGTGGTTGAATATCTACCATCAGTTAATGAGTTCAAATCTGCACAAGCTCGAGAGGTAACATATCGTGCATTTTTGGCTCAAATGAAAATTGCATTAGGCCATGCGCGTAGAAAATTTGCCAATATTCCTGGACCAGATGGTAGTGCCATCAATTTCGATGGTGATGCACTGGTCAATGAAGGTACTGAAGCATATATAAAAGCCCAAGAAGATGCAATATTACTCGGAGAACCTCTTGGAATCCACGTTTGGAATTGGTTATTACCACTTATTATACCATTTCTTGGTTCATCGATTCTATAAAAGTCATTATTGGTGGTAAGAATGCTGTAAGGCTTGAAGACATCTCGCATTTGTTATAACTCAAATATATTACGTCAATGATAACTATTGCTAATAAATTGGCAGTAAGAGCCGGTAATATCATATCCATACCTGGATGTGAACCACTTAGTGGATTTAGCTCCAATACTCTTGCAGCCAATATGAGCTGCAAGTCATCGGTTATTACGCTTGGGGCAGCCCTTGAGGCAATTCCAGGCTCTACAGTTGAAATGAGTTTTAATCCTAAGATGTTTTATTTCGTACTGCCTGAAGGTCCTCCTACAGTATTCGGTTGCAATACTTGTGATAGTGGTATAGATTGGTATCAAATTCTTCGTGACGCCTCAATTCCATTACAACCCCAAGAACCAAATGTTCCGGGTCCATGTGATGCATTCCCGATTCCGAGGTGTTAATGGACCAGATTGAAAAATTCCGTTTTGCATTACGTCAGCATCTTACTGAAGCTGCACGCTCTCAGTCAGTTATTCTTATGGCTGTTTTCCCGGGTGGTCGGAATGCTGAATTTGAATCATATTTGAAAGTCGTAGGGCTTGATAGAAGCGTAGGGCGTGAACAAGATGGGCTTGGCGTTAAAGACGATGAAAAACGTAAAGCTATGCAAGCACGCCCAGACGTAGGTGAATTTAGTGCCCAATCTGATCCAGACGCTGGAGCTTGGAAAGTTGTCGGACTCCCAGAGAAAGGCGAGTTTGGTAGAGATAAGCCGTCTCCATGGGAACTTTTTATGGATTGGTTATGGAAGTCTCTTAGAGAAAAAGGTTTAAATCCTTCACCTTATTTAGGTTTCGGAGATGCTAAGAAGAAAGATACTAAGTTAAGCCCACAACAGAAGCGCCAACGCAAATATGGTGTTGCTGTCAAGGTCCCATCTGAAACTGATCCAGCGGTAGTTTCAAAATATGCTTTTGCATGGCCATCTAAACAATACGCTGGTAGTGGCAAGATTCCTGGTGCGGGTTTTGATGTTCGTAAGGACATCACAATCGCCATTAGTTCAATGGGCACTGATATTGATGCAACTTCTAAGAAATTTAACGAAATTTTGAAGATGATACCTCTCCCTCAAGGCTTTAAGATTGATTTCGATGCCAATAACTATCGATGGAATATTCTTGTAGATATTGCGGTAGATGAACCTGAAGGCTGGGAAAACAGGTTGACTAACATCACTGCGTTTAAACGTGAGAATCGTGAAAAGTGGATTGGTGCCATTCAAGAACTGGCGGCTGGTAGAACTAACTCAGCGCAATTGGCTCCTTTGGTTCGGGCTTTTTTAGTTGTAAAGCATGGCTTCCAACCGCCATTTAATGTTGACACTCTATCACAAGAAGATTTTGATAAGGCGATTGATATTATAAATAATACTAAATTAGATGATGTTGTCAAGTTCGCACAAGAGACGTCCCGCGCCGCCCCTACTCTCTTTCAAAAGACAGGCAAAGATGTATTGCGCAACAAGTTGGTTGACCGTTGGAATCAAGTTGTCCAAGACTTAGCTAATCAAGGTGGAACTGAAGCGTACGTTGTCCAAGTAGCGCTGGCTGATTATATGACTCAAAAAGGTGGGTTCTCAGATCCGTTTGAGCCTGAAATGTTATCGCCTGGGGTACTCTCAAAGGCCATCATTCAAGCTGGGAAGCTGTCATTTGACGAGCTTCGTCCATTTACAGAATCAATAATTCGCATCATCAATCGCATCATCAAATCGTAATGCTTCTCTGTGGTTTAATGATACAAATATACTGTAGATGATACACAATTTCAACGCCCAGCATGAACAATATATTAGTATAGATAGCATACCTGAATTTAGAACTGCAGTAGAAAAACAACTTACTCCATTATCGATTTATGATCATAGTAAGCCAGATATTGCTTACGCTGAAAGAATGGCAGAAGAAGTTATTAATATCTCGGGAGCTTGGATTACTGTCTTTTTAAAACAACCGAAAGGCGATTCTCCGGAATTAGAAGTCTGGGATGAAGATGCTGACCCAATCTATTTAGCCGGTAAGAAAATGAAGGCGTGGTTTAAACCGGAACCAATATTGGCCGAACTCACTCGTTGGGGTATCGATAAGCCGATCAGGATTACTGTCGCTTTCGCCCGTACAACGCTGATTAAAGAGCCTAATATTGGTATGAGGTTATTGCTGCCTGGTGATGTTATTGAAGCTCCCTACAACTTACCATCCGTGACGGATCAGGGACCTTTACGTTTTAGAATCTTGAATTCGTCACAAGAAGGATTTTTCCAATATCGCTGGCTTTATGTAAAGTCAATTTGTGAATTGCTAACTGGTGATAAAGCGTTGAAAGTCAGGACCGATAATCGAAAGAATCCACAAACACCAAGATGAAAGTAAGATGAAAGTAAAAAGCTTAAAACAGTTACGTGCTGAGTTGACTAAAAGCGTGCAGCGTGCGGCGAGCGCTGTCCTTGAAGGATTATCTGAGCATGTGAGGTTAACTGTTATTAACGATTATGTTAAGCGTGTTCAGCAATTACACTATCCATTGCATAATCCTAAAACGCGTGCAGTAATGGATAGCATGCCACCCAAAGAGATAGCAGCTGCTATTAAACGCATAATATCTCCAGAGAAAGCTATGGTATATGTGCCGTCAGGTACTGATGCCGATAAATCGGCTCGCATGCAAGAATTGTATGGTGGCAAGCCTTGGCAAAAAATTAGAATTGAAATGCAGAATTTAGAAAATGTTAATGCTGTATTAAATTTAATAGGATTGAAAGGCATTAAAGCAATACCAAGATAATTAGGAATTTAAATTGTCTGTATATGAATTTGTGTTCTCTCCTCAACAAAACCGGAATTTGGGCCCGGAGAGGGACCCACTTATAACTCCGGTTCTTCCACAACAGCCCGAATTAGAAGAGAAGGACGAATTAATTAATAATGATATAAATCTTAATCAACCAGAAGATGTAAGGGCAGTCCTAGTACGTGGTTTTTATGCTATGGACGCTGGCATAAAAGCTTACTTTGAGGATATTCAAGTACCAACTAAAGATGATGTACGTGCTCTTACGGTTCGCATCGCCGGTGGAGATAAGACTTTCTTACAATGGAGTCAAGATTTGCATTCAGGGCGCATTGCTTTACCTGTAATGTCAATCAATCGTAGTGGATGGCGTTTTAATGTTGATAAATTTAGTCCCCCATATATAAACATGGGACGTAGATTCGCCAATGCTGATGGGTCAAGGATGGTATTAACATATCGTCCATGGCCAGCTTTAATTGACTATAGCCTTTCGGTGTGGGCTGAGCGTAAACGTGACATTGAAAATATTGCATATCAAATTCAAACTAGATTTAATCCATTAGCTGAATTTAGGATAGAGGATGAATCAGGATTGCGTGGATATGTACAATTGCGTTTTGGAGATGTTGTCGATAATTCAGATATAGATATTGGTGCTGAAGAATTATCGAAAGTAAGATATGATTTCAGTGTGACAATGGAAGGGTGGCTACCATTGCCGGAAAAGATACTTCCGACGACACTTGGCAAGGCTGTATCCTTGCATGAGATGAATGGTAAGTTTCTTGAAGCTCTAAATTCTAATGGGACGATAGTCCAAGATTTCTTTAAGAGCGCTGGAAAATAATGGAGATATAAAATGGTAAAGAGACATTTATCGCAGCGTGAGCTGGCACAAGTGAAAAGTGACACAAATGGTTTTGTTACGGTTTACAACCGTACTGCAAATCAACCAGTGTTTATTCAGTTGCGTGCCCCTAAGGGAGTTGATTTTTATCTCGGTGAACAAACAATTATTTTGCATGTTGGAAAGACCGCTAAATTTCCTGTATCGCGGTTATATCGAGAGCAGATTATTAATCATACCAAAGCTGGACGTATTAAAATTTTGTCTGGTACCCTTGATTAATAACTTGGCGTCAAAAATATTTTGAATTGATAAGGCGCGTTAACTTAATAGGCGCTGGAGGATTATAGAAATGGCCGTCTTTCTGTCGCCAGGGGTTTATCCCCGCGAAATAGACCTGAGTGCAATCCCAACTAATGTTGGGCCACTAAGGCCTGTATTTATCGGCACGGCGAAAAAGGGTCCGGTTAACGTACCCACATTCGTGTCGAATTCTCAGCAGTTTATTGATACGTTTGGTGACCCAATCACCGAATCTCCGATGGGCTTTGCGGTCCTCAATTACATGGAAGAGGGCAATCAAGCTTACATTTTACGTGTTGGTGTTGAGTGCGAAGAAGGTCAAGTAGATGAACTCGCAAGCATATGCATCGACACAAGCGGCGCTCGAGTGGACGGTTGGGGCCGTATTCCATTTTTCACTGGCATTGATCATGGTCGTATTTTGCTTCGTGTTCCAAGTACAGAGGCTCCTTATGAATTCCATGATGACGCTATCACTAATATCGATTATAATGATATTGATGTAAGCTCTACAGCCGGTCCTACTACAGCTACTTTAGACTTTACGGGTGCTGGACTGAGCGATGCGTATACTGATCCAATTGATGATACATTTACAGTTTTAATTACTCAGAGCCCTGATCCATTAACTGGCTCAACTGTTGATGGAGCTAAGTTCCAAGTTATTCGGAATAGTGATGGTGTTGTTACCAATTCTGGTACAGTTACTGAGAGCGTGCCCGGGACATCAGATCCAATCCAATGTGGCACAGGCGATGATGACAACGGCCTAATTTTTGCTATTGTTGTAACTGGCTCTAGTCCAATTGAACAGGATGATACTTTCACGTTCCAAGTCCAACCTGACAACCGTGCATTTTCATTCTCGGTTGAAGGTGGGGTTGCGACTCCATTCACGTTTGGTACAATTTCATTCACTGACGTCGATACGTTCGTGGATGCATTTAACGTCATAGTTGGAGCTGGTGAAGATTATCAGGCGTTGAACGTTGGTGGTGTTCCTGAAGCTGTGACAGACACTGCGGGCGATAGAATTCAACTTATGACATCAGAGGCGTGGGCCCTTGAAGTTGGGTCTTCGCTTTTTGCGTATGATATTCCACGCAGCTTCTTGTTAGGTAGTGATCCAGGACCATTCAATATTACTAGTCAGAACAATAGGGTTAAGATCTCTAGCATTGAGGCTACTGTAACGACTGATTTAGAGATTTCTGTTCCTAATGGTCTAGGACAAAGTTCCGCAAATATTGCGTCAGCTTTGCATTTAGGTGGTATTCATCTTGGAAAGCGTTACTTTGATAGTTTCGCTCTTCAGGTTTCTGCTACTGATTCGTTAGTAGCAGTGGTAGCATCTGATGATGCTATGCTTTCTACTTTGAAGATGCAGGCTAATTTCTCTAATATTAAAACGTTAAGATTTGCAGAGGAAATTGATCTTCCATACCCATATACTCGCAATTTCCGTGGGTTCTCGGACCCACGTGTTTCATTGCCAGATGCCGGTGAAATTACTCCTTCAACACCATTGAGCTGCGAGACAGCGCCATTGAGTGATGAATGTGCTGCCGACTCCGACTATTTTGCAAATATTGTCGGTTGGTTGATTGCTAAGACTCCAGGCACATGGGTAGATGATCTTAGGGTAACTCTTTCGATTTATAATGACACTGGAAACCGCTATTCAATCAGGATCTTCCAGAACGGCATTGAAGTAAGTCGCGTTGATGACGTGAGCTTTGATCCACGTGAAGAAAGATATGTAGCTAACGTCCTAAATTCAGGTAGCACTCTTGGTGGTGTCAACGGCAATGAATTTATTGAATGGGAATCACGCCCATCGTTCTTGAACAATGACCCAACTGATTTGGGGACTTTTGAAGTTCGAAACCCAACCGCATTTAATAGCCGTGCGTTTACAGGGCAGGCCAACGGTATTCCAATTGACGCTACGTTCAGCTCAGAACTGGATAGGGCAATTATTGGTAATCCGGCTACTTCAACTGGATTGTTTGCTTTCCAGAATCCAGAGGTCTTTGATATCAATCTACTAAGCATTCCAGGCAACAGCTCGGGTGCCGTAATTGGTCAAGCATTGCAGCTCTGCGAAAGCCGTGGTGATGTGCTATTCCTAGTCGATCCCCCATTTGGTCTCAGGCCACAACAGGTGGTCGATTGGCATAACGGTATGTTGTTCAGCGACTTGTCGGCTGCGATAAATTCTAGTTATGGCGCTCTCTATTGGCCATGGCTGAAGATATTTAATCAATTCTCTGGTGAAGAACTCTTTGTTCCGCCATCTGGTTTCGTGGCTGGTGTGTTCTCCAGAACCGCACGTGAGCGTGAACAGTGGTTTGCACCTGCGGGTCTCCAACGTGGTCATTTGCTGACGGCTTTGGATGTTGAATTTAATGCTACTCAGGGCGAACGTGATCTATTGTACGGTTCCGGGAACGCAGTGAACCCAATTGTTAAGTTCCCACAAGATGGGATTACGGTCTTTGGACAACGCACCCTACAGCGTCGTGCAACGGCTTTAGATCGTGTCAACGTCCGTATGTTGTTGATATTCCTAAAGAAGAACTTAACTAGGTTGTTGAGATTCTTCCTATTTGAACCAATTGACAGGTTGTTATTTGCGGAAGTCAGAGCGGCTATTACGCCATTCTTAGAAGACGTTATGGCCCGTAGAGGTTTACAGGCGTTTAAGGTCATTTGCGACGAAACAAACAACACTCCGGAAAGAATCGACCGGAATGAGTTGCATGTTTCGATCCTCCTTAAGCCCACAAGAGCGGCTGAATTTATCATATTGAACCTCGTGATCCTCCGCACTGATCAAAGCTTTGCAGCCGAAGAAGTTTTGGCGGCAGCAGGCGTGGTCACCGGAGTCTAATATAAGGTGAGGAATCAAAATGCCAGGATTTAACATTGGCGGCGGTCGCGATGGTAATGAACCAAGTAACGTTGCCGAAACTCGCCGTAAGCATAGGTGGCTCTTCGAAGTTGTTGGCCCTATCCAACGTGAAGCTTTGTTGTTCTTACAGAAGGCCTCTAGGCCAAATTTTAAGTATGAAGAAGCAATAATGCACCATGACCAAGAACAGGCCTATTTTGCTGGCAAGCAATCTTGGGAACCAATAACATTGTCTTGGTATGATGCTGAACAGAACCCAGACGTTTCTAAACAGCTTCATAATTGGATAGTGACAGTAACAACGGGTGGACTTGGTGCAGGTGGAGGCGCAGTGACCGTCGCAGTTCCTAGTGCTTACAAGAAAGAAGCAAAATTGTCTATGACTAACGGCGCTGGAGCACCAACAGAGACTTGGACACTAAAAGGTGTATGGCCACAACAAACCAATTGGGGCGATTTGGATTACACTAATACTGAAATTCAATTGGTTGAAGTTACTATGCGTTTTGACCGTGCAATCAAGGATCTTTAATCTTTCTGATTAAATAAACCATAACTAGTAAACATAGTTATGGACTATATGCCAGGATTTAACATTTCAGGTAGCCGAGAAAAAGGTGAGTCTGGCGTTACTGTAGAAATATTTCGTAATCACCGTTGGCGTATCGTATCTCTTGGTGCAGATGGTGTTGATGGTGGTGTTATAAACAGAGATAACCTGATATATGCTAAAAGCTTACAGTTGCCTGAATTTAATGTCGAAGAAGAAATGGTAACTGGTGCGGCTATCAAATACAAATTTGCTAAGATTGTAAATTGGGGCGATGTTGTGGTGACCTTCTATGACGTAGAGGGTGTTTATAGTGGGCTTATGACGTGGCAAGGTAAAGTTTATACTTCACAAAAGGGTATCGGTATTGCAGACGATTACAAGAAAGAATGCCGATTTCAGATGACTGATGGTGCTGGTAAAGAAGCTGGTCCGCTGTACGTTTTAAAAGGTAGCTGGCCCAAAGTAATTAATCATAGCACTCTATCATACGAAGACACTGAGTTAAAATTAATAAATTTAACACTGTCGTATGATTGGGCTGAAATAAGATTCCTCACTCGTGCTCAATAGTCATCTCTAAACAGTAAATATTTAATCATAGGAGTTATAATATGTCTGAACCACATGGTCCAGGAGCGACGCCAGGGGTTGATGTTACCAAGAGGCCACAAGATGTCCTTGATATGGTCTTGCAACTTCCGCAAGATACAGTTCTTCCTTGGGAAGAAATTGTTTTGCCAAGTAAGGGGCTGTATTATGATGGTGCAATACCAGATGGGCGAGTTAAAGTCCGTCCAATGGGCTTAGAAGCTGAAAAAGTTCTAGCTACTCAACGTCTTGCACAGAGTGGAAAGTCTATCGATTGGCTCTTCCGTAAATGTGTTCAATTTCCAGATGGAAAATTCGATCCAATTAATCTTCTGGTGGGCGATAGGGTTTTTCTTCTTTACTACTTGCGCGGTATCACTCATGGTAATGAATATGAATATATTATAAAATGTAGTAATGAAGATTGTGGTAAACCAAGCACACAAATCTACGATTTGAATTTATTGCAAAGCACCATTACTGTTCCAGACAAGGATTTAGGGTCAGAGCCGTTTAAGGTTGTTTTGCCGCATCTTTCTAAATTAACCAATGCTGATTTCTGGGTTAAAGTCCGTTTCATGCGCGGATATGATCTACAATCAATTATGAATCAGCGTCGTACCACTAAGAAGGTCCAAAGCATGGGACGTCCAATTAACACCCAGGCCCCCGAAATGATTGACGATACTCTAGAAGAGAATCTTAATCTATTGATTGTTGAGGCGATGGGTTCAGAGGATCGTACTAAAATCCACCAACTTGTGAGCAAGATGCACTCGGTTGATACGGCTACTATTCGTGAATTCTTGAGAAAGAATTCTCCAGGTATCGATGCAACAGTTACAATCAATTGTTCTGATTGTAACAATGAAATGAAGATGGAGTTGCCCATTACTGAAAGCTTTTTTCGCCCAACGGTCCGCAGAAACTCTTGAGGAAGAGTTTTGGCACCTGATGGAGCAGGCATTTCTTCTCAAGCATTATGGAAACATAAGCTTGGATGAAATGCGGACAATGACGGGAGAAGAGCGAAATTGGTGGCTCCAACGCCTGGATAAAGAACACAAGAAAGAGAAGGATACCACGAGGTCGGGGAATGTTCCTGGAAAGCCATCATCTATACCGGGAGCGCCTCCTATATAAGCAAAGATAGAATATGGCCAATTCGCCTAGAATATCTGCCCGTACAGGTGGGATAGTCGATCTTAATGTGACATTTTATCGCAATGGCGTTGCGGAAGAACCATTTGCAATAAGACGTATTGATATTTATGAAGGATCGGAGAAGCCTGAAAATTTGATTGCTCAAATCCCTATCGTTGATCCCACCGATTCGGCGTATCCTGCCCCTTTAGGTAGAGTAGGAACTGGTTCATTTGTGTTATCAATGGATATACCAATAACATTTAATGCACCGGCGGTTTATTTAGATGTGTGGCGTTTTGTCGGCAATGATCCAGGAACTGGTGGCGATCTTAATGATGAAACATTATGGTCATCTCAGTGTAATAAATTCTGGGTTTTCCCTGATGGTTTTTATCTTGACGATGGGTTGGTTGTCCCTCGCTTCGGATTCGAAGCTCTTGACAAAACTTTTAAAAAACCTGAAATTCGTAGCTTAGAGGTTGGTTTAATGCCATTGCCATTATACGACTTTGATTTTAATCGTATAGCACCGATTATTCCACAACTTAAGGCTCTTATTACGATACAAACTGAAAATTGTGAAGTGTTGGTTGATAGAGATCCTTGTCGTATTGGTGTTCGCCAAGGCAGTTATAGAACCAATCCATTTGTTGTACAATATCTACTTGATACTAATAACTTTCTTACTGGCACGTATGTTTACCGGATAACTCTACTTCTTCCAAATGGGGAGACTAGAGTATCGGATGATATGAGAATTACAGTCCATTAATCTATTTCTCGCGATATCGAACCCATTTATTCTTAAGCGGCTTAAAGACTGCCTCAAATCGCAGGAACTTGTTATAGCTTGCGGATGGGTCTTGTCCGTGATATAAGTTATACTTAATGTCATCGCTTAATATTTGTTGTTCTAGTGAATACCAACATTCAAATGAACAATGTTTATATTTAGAGACATTGTTACATTGAGGTTTTATAATCAAACGTTTTGCTTCTTCATATCTGCTGTGTTGTATTAGATAGTTATATTCTCTATATCGACCTATAATAATAGCAGGTCTACAATAGTTTATAAATCTTCCAATCCAGATGGTTGGAATATTGCGTTGGGAAGACATTTGTGTATATTTAGGGTAGTATTGATCATAGAAGGTATCCCAAGACATTCCAGGCCATACCCCGATCCATTTCTCATCACCCATAAATAATAATAGTGTACCTTGGTCTGTTTTGAAAATTTCGCCTTGATATCCAGGTATGTAGACAGTTTTCATATCGGCATCGTACGTATATGACTATAATGGCAACAATAATAAGCAATAATCATGTCAGTTAACATACGTCCTGATCAGATAGAAACTTGGATAGCTAGACATTTTGAGTATAAGCGTCGTAAGAATGGTGCAGAGCTCCTTATTAACAATCCATTTGATGGTGATACTAAATTTAAGTTTAATATTAATACCGTCAAGGGAGTGTGCCATGATTGGCGTCCGGGCCACCAGCAAAATGATGGCCCTTTCATAAGGCTCGTCCAACATTTTAAACACATATCGTTCTACGAGGCTCTCCGTGACATTTGCGGACATGAAGTAGACCTAAGATCAATATTTAGGCAAGCGAGAGCCAAGGAAATACCAGCGGAAGAACAGGAAATAGTTCCAGATGTGAATCTGCCTGTTTCTGCTAAGCCTTTCCGCTCTGAGGATACTGGTATCCTTCGTCGAGTTGCTTTAAACTATTTGGCTTCTAGGGGTATATCTTTTGAAACTGCTTGTAAATATAATCTTCATTATGGTGTTAATAAGATATATTTCCCATATCACGAATATGGGGTTCAAGTGTATTGGCAGGCAAGGTCAATACATAGTAAGACCTTCGAGTTTCCTGATTTGGCCGTAACCCAATTGGGTAAGGAGAACTATTTATATGGGTTTGATAATGCTGAACCTGGTCAGGCTTTAATAGTTTGTGAATCTATAATCTGCGCCATTACACTTGGTGATGGTGCTACTGCTTCTGGTGGTGCCAGTATGAGTAAAAATCAGTGCAAGAAGATACGAGCTATAGGTCCTAGTGAAGTGATTTTGGCGCCTGATAGGGACTTTGAGGGTATATCTTCAATATTAAAGAACGCTGAGCTCGTACAGTCTATCTGTGATGCCGATGTGATGTTCATAATTCCACCTTTGCCACATAAAGATTGGAACGACATGTGGCGTGAGAATCCACGAAAATATATTGCCTCTTGTGCTTTGCCTGCTACAGCTGTGAACATTAACAAGTTCATAGTATAGCTTCTTACACGTCAAGATTGTTGATGCGGATGATGCGGACAATTTCCATGTTGCCATTTGGCTTTATTGCAATTCGAGCATAGAAGTTGAATGTCTGATGGTAGTGTTTCAAGTATAACATAAATATGTTCACCATTTTTATGTCTAATGGCTCCATCACCATTAGTATGGTCCAATTCTAAAAAAGCCCAGTTAGATTCACCACAACAGATACATTGTTTACCATAGTGGTCAATTATGCGTATACGTAATTCTCTCCAATGTCGTTTTCTATTGGTTGTCGGTAGTGATGGTTCTAATTGATGTGGGCATGTTCCGTAATGGCTTTTGGCCCTGTTGCAATTAGAACATAATAGTTGGATTATAGATGGATAGTTGTTGCTCACTATCCATCTACATAAGGTCTCACTGTTTTTCCCGATTAACTTCCTGTGTTCTGCGCCATTGCTGTTGACATGATCTAATTCTAAGAATTCAGTGACAACTTCTCCACAACAGATGCATTTTGCGCCATAATGATTGATTATTTTGGCTCGTAGATGATGGGCATCAGATTTAACTTTAGTATTATGTCTGATCTTACATTTTGGGCATCTATAATTTTCATTGGATTTTAATACATTACCACAATCAACGCACAATTTGTTTTGTTTTCTTGATTGATATAGCATCATACGTGCTAAAGCAGGAGCTTTTCTGCAATTTGAACAATATACAGTATCGGTAATGGGTTGTTTACCGCATTTTGGGCATAAGCCCATGTTTTTTCTTAATGTGCGTATATCACGGTGTTGTTTATTGTTTTTATCACGGCAAGATTTGCATGAGGTATATAATTCATTATCGATTGGGCTATGACATATACGACATTTTACAATCATAATATCAATAAAATATATTTTACTGAGCCATTTTGGCTACAATATCATAATGACACTATCCTGGCTTCAATACCAGAACGGAAATAAGTCGAAATATTATTTGGTTTTGATACTACTGGAACTTGAAGATCGGTATGTTGCTCTTATAACACAAAATATAGACAATACTGAAATTCAACGTATTAGGAAGAGCCTAAAAGAATTGGATAGTTACGATACTGCAGATAAAATCAAGTGGTTTAGGCATAATATTTCTAGTTATAATAAAGCGTACAGAGAGTTCAAGAAGAAACAAACTAAAATCGATAATGTCTTCGACTTGAAATAATTAAATGGGTGAGCCTAAAGCGACACATAAACCAATTATCGAATTATCCATAGATGGTGGAGCTGATATTGGTTTTAATATGCAGAAATTCGAATGGGCTAGTTTTGTAAATGGTGGCTATATTGTTAGAGGCAAAGTTTACGATCCATATTTTAATATTTTGAAGAATTTAGCCACAAAAGGCTACCTTAAAGATGGTCGCGTAAAAGAAACACCAGTTAAATTCAAATTAAAATGGTCGAATGGTGATGAGACTACCGAACGTACAGCATTTATGACAACTCTTGCTGCTAGTGGCAAGAACGAATCTGGTACTATAGAATTTATTGGCATTGATCCACCAAGTTATTATCTGAATGAGGGCACTGCCGATGGTAAGGTTTACAAAGGTAATGTTTCAGGTGTCATTAAACAAGTCGTAAACGAATTTGCTCCCAATATTAATGTAGAAGTTACTGAGACCGACGACAATAAAGAAAATCTTTGGTATATGATGCGTCAAGATCCAAAAACCTTTATTAGGTCGATGTTGGATTGGTCGGCTGGCGTCACCCCTAAGAAAACACATTGGGTGGTTGCTAGTGTCGATAAGAAATTGATTATAAAAGAGCAAGCTGCATTAGAATCTAAAGATTATGGAGTTTATCATGTTAACAGAAATGGAACTACTGGTAAGGATGTACTGAGCTATGAAGTATTGGCAGATAACTCCATAAGTCCTCTTCAGACTAAGCTGATCACATCTGGGATTTCGGCAATTTCAGGCGAATTTTTAGACAAAATATCTGATTCTGGTGAACAGAAAGTCTTTGTAAAAGATGAGAATACTCAGAACAAAGTGAACGTCGATATTACTCAAACCCAAGGTTTTAAGAAACCCGATAAGAAGTGGGCTACTGCTGTAATGGCGATACCTGAACATAGTGCTGGCGAATTAGGTATACAATATAATAAGTATATTGATGGCCGCGCTCGCGGACTGTTTTTGAATATGTTGAATTTAGTTATGCGGATGCGTTTAAAAGTTACCGGGGAATATATGTTCGACGATAGTAGTAAACTTGGAGTAGCTAAATGCACAGTTAGCTGGAAAGATATTGATGGAGAGCCGTATTTCCTATCTGGAAAATGGTTAATTTACGGTTTTCATCACGTTATGACTGTTAATGTTTGGAGTACTGATCTCTATTTGGCGCGTCTTGACTTTGATGCTTCTGCTAAGAAGGTCTAATGGCTGATATTAATACTTATGCTCTAGGTTTGGAATTCCAACTGCAGGCCCAGCCAGCTATAGATGCTATCCATAAAATGGTTAGTGCATCTACTGATTTGGCGACTGCCTTAGCCAAAGCCGGAAAAGCATTAGATACTAAGCATAATGTAGAAATGTTAGAATGGACAAAAGAAGCCCAGCAACAACTGGAAATGCATACTACTGCTACCATGCATGCCGAAATAGCATATATGCGTGCGATGGAAGAAAGTGGAATTAAAGAGGCCGTCTCTGCTAAAGCTGCTCTTGAGCATGCTGAGAAAATTAAAGAACTTAAAAAAACTTTGGACCTTGCTAAAGACGCATATCAGGAATTTATTGATGAACATGATTCTGCATTCTTCAAAGATGAACTCAAATTAATGGGCAAGCGTGACAAAGCACTGAAACAATTTGAGGGACAAATTAAGAATAATACTGAAGCCATCCAGAAGCAGCTCAAACCAGTTAAGGATTTGGGTTCGTGGTTTGGTAATTTAACATCAGAAGCTGGACAATTGGTACAAGTTGTTCGTAAGCTTACTGGTGAATATGGCGCAATGGGTGCAGTATTATTCTTAATTGGTAACGGCATTAAGAATGTAATGAGTATTCAAGATGCGTATGCTAAATCAACATTCAAGTTAATTGGTACACAAAAACAGTTTATTGATACTACTTTGAGATTGAAGGGCGTGTTGGGTATCAGCACTAAAGAAGCTTTAAGTTCTGTGCAGGCCATAGCCAAAGTTGGGTTCTCTGCGGCCAAAGAAGGCACGAATGGCATTAATGCTTTAACTGAAGCCAATGCGAAATTCCATTTAGCTACTGGGGTTTCCACTGCTACTACAGCTCGTTTTCAGCGTGAGCTGGGTGTTTTGTTAGGTAGCAATGAAGCAGCTACTAAGCAATTGGGTGAAATTTCACAGGCCATGCGCGCGAGCGGACTATCTGCTGAGCAAACTGAGACGTTGATGGGCGATTTATCTAAACAGATGCAGAAACTAGCATTTGAAATGAGCCCAAAATTTGCCGCTGATTATGCGCAAGAAATGGTGAAATTATCCGCAGCTTTTAATAAAACAGGTGGTTCTGCTGAAGCAGTTGCGACTCAATTTAATGAAGTTTTTAAGAGTAATCTTGATGCTACCAAATCGTTTATGAAGGCAGGCGCAGTTTTTGATAGCACTGCTAGTGCAGCCGACAATGTCAGTAGGTACCTGGTTGGTGTTGATGCGCTTGTTAAAGAATATGGCGGCTCATCTAATATTACTACTGGCGTATTAATGAGAGCCCTTGGTGTAAATGAAGATTTTGCTGAAAGCTTGCGGCGGATGGCAGTTGAAGCTGGGCAGGCTGGCAAGACTATAACACAATTCGGTTCAAGTATAACTAGTGGTGCCAATCTTACAAGAGATGCAGCCGAAGCACAGGAGCCTTTCGGCGTTAAATTAAGCATGTTATGGCATAAGTTTGAGAAAATTTGGGACATTTTAGCGGCTCGTGTGATACCAATTTTGGGGTTTTTTGTTGATAAAATAATTTGGGTCATTGACAAAATTGTACAATTCCATGATTGGCTCGCGAAGGTAAGCCCTGTAGCTATGTATCTTTTTGAAGCGATTTTATTTGGTGTAGTGGCCCTTGTTGCACTGAAAGGCCCAATTGCTTTTGTTGCTAAACTGTATGGTATATTAAAAACTGCGCTTTTGGGCATATTTAAGCCGTTAGCTATGACCAATCAGGCTATGGCAGTCGCTAAAACAAGCTCTGTTGGTGCTGGGGCTGGCATTAGATCATTTATGGTTGGTTTTGCTGAAGGCTTAAAGGCTCTTGGCAATGCGCAAGCAGCGAAAGGCGCTTTAGTTTTGGGTCTATTAAGTGTTTTGGTAGTTGGTTCGTTGATCCTGCTTGCTTTTGCGATGGGAAAATTGGGCATTACAGGTAAAGACATGATTTTTGCTGCAGGTGCAATAGTAATCATGGCAGCAGCTATGTGGGTTATGTCGTTTGCCATTACAGCATTGGGCAGTGCAGGCCTGGCAGCTGCTATTGGTGCTGCTATACTAATCGCTGTGATGTTGGCACTTGGTGTAGCCACTATGCTTGCGGGTATTGGTATAGGATTTATGGCAAAAGGCTTTGCTGAGTTATTTAAAGCTATCCCTAATATTCAAACGTTCTTAGTGGTTATAGTAGGCCTGACTCTAGCTTTGCCTCTAATGGCTGTAGGCATCGCAGCTTTAGGTGTGACAATAGCTGCTATGGCACCATTGATTTTATTGGGTTTCATAGCATTAGGGTTAGCAGCAGCTATAGCATGGACCATAATGCCAATATTTACTGCTTTTGGGGCGTCTTTAATGGTTATCAGCACTGCATTGGCAATGATCGGTTCCGGGACAGGTGCTTCGTTAATAAGCTTGGCTATTGGTATTACTGCATTTATGGGTGCATTGCTTGGTATTGCGGTAGCTGGTGCGGTAGGTGGTATTGGTAAGTTATTTGGTGTTAAGAGCCCACTTGCACAAGCGCAAGAAATAGCAGGGGCTATGTACGCTATAGCACTTCCAGCTTCTGCTCTCGCTGGATCATTTGATAAGATATCCAAAATTGGTGATATTTTTAAACCATTTATTGATAGTACATTGGGCCGCAAAGCGGAAATAGCAGAGGCGGCAGTGATGATTATGACGCTTGCTACGCAAGTAGCAGCAGCACGGAAGCTTATGGGTGACGGTGTGGTTTCGCCTTTTGCACCCATATTGTTTAGGGCTGAACCAGTTAAGAAACCATTAATTACTGAAGATACTGCTCGCAAGATCCGCGATGAACGTAATCAGTCATTAATGGTCGAAAATACTAGGAACACTAACGAATCTATTAAGAAAGTTGTTGATAAACTTGATCAGGATACATTGAAAGAATTGGTAATTTTCTTAAAGGAATGGTTACCGAAAATTGCTACGGGCGATAAAGATACTGGAGGATTAGCTAGTGCAGCTAATCAGTGGATGTAATGCCATTTCAACTTAGTAGTATTGATAATCAGGTTAATGAAGAGGCTTTGATAGAGCTTATTCGTGATCCTAATCCTGTATCAGGATTTATTGGCGATGCTACTAGAGTGCCTATCCAATTTCCGCCTCATGTTATAGATGATACTAAATCTGCAAATTGGACTGAGGAACCAATTGCCACTTTTGAACCTCTGGCAATCTGGACTGGGTCTCTGCCGAGGAAAATTTCAGTTGAGCTTACTTACATAGTGACAGGTAAATCATTTTCAACTTTAAGTATACCAATAATATGTCAAAATTTCAAGGCATATTTCTATCGTAGTATTCAAAGTACCACTATCCCTATTGTTAAAATGAAAATTTATAATCATATGACATCACCAGGTTCAACTTGGCGGTTGTTAGATGTTGGTATATCACATGGTGAAACTATTATTAACGATGGAAGTGGCACTTTTCCATTATTAACTAAAATCAAATTTGGGGCGGCTTTGGTTACTAATATTGATGGTAAGATGAAATTACAGAATCTTCCTAAAAAACCATTATCAAGTTGGTATTAATTATGTCTATTGCACCAGATCATCAATCACGATTTCGATTCTCAACTCCCATTGTGACACTTGAGGGTCGTGAGACATTTGCATTGATGTCAAAGCATTTCTTTTTAAATCCGGCAAATTTAACTGACGATCAGGTCCAATCAATTGAAATTACTCCTGAGCTTGCAGGTAGGCCATGGCTTATAGCCGATCAACTATACAATTCACCAATATTGGATTGGGTAATAGTATTATTTAATAAACCATTAAATCCGGTCAATTGGCCACTTATTGGAACAGTAATTAAAGCACCAATACAAAGTGTTGTATTGCCTAACGTTTAATATGGGTGATAATCTAGATCGCGTTTTTCAGAAATTCTTCAATGAGCGGACAGAAAACCTTTTTGACCGCTTTGATGGTTTATATCGTGGCATAGTTGAAGAGACTAACGACCCACTTAGAATTGGTCGTATCCGCGTCCGTATTCCAGAATTGCACAACAAAGACGTTAAACGTGATGAGTTACCTTGGGCCGCTCCCGCCTTCCCGTTTGGTGGTAAAGGTTGTGGATGGTGGGGAAGTCCAATGATTGGTGATGTAATTTTTGTTCAATTCGAAAAGAATCATCCCTATGCCCCACTTTGGGTCGGAGCTGCCACACCCACTAGAAGAAAATTTTATCCTTTACAGTCAATCCATGGCCAAACACCATTGGCTGTAAACGATCAAGGCCAACCAGCCGATTCTCCATCTGATTTTCAGAAGGAATATCTTCCAAAAGATGAACGCCCAATGACGGTTGGTGTCCGTGATCGATATGGCACTTTTTTCATGTTAAGCTCAGTAGGCTTTTTCCCAAAGGAGCACGAAGAGCAGGCTGCGAATGCTGGCACAGATGCTGTAGCTAAATCAGCGTATAAAGCTGCCCGTGCGGCTCCAACGGAAAATGATCCAGATATCAAACATGCCGTTATTCATACTAAGTATGGTCATACTTTCATTTTAAGTGATACTGGCTATGATTGGAAAAAAGAATTTAAAGGTGACCATCAAGCCGATGAATCATTTGAGATCAGCAGATATAAATACCTGCAGAAATTTTTTAACGAAGACAAACCTAAAGATCGTGACCAGAGGAGAATTGAACTTCGTACTCGGTATGGCCATAAATTCGAAATGCGTGATGTGGGTTGGAAGAAAAATAGGCCCGGAGAATTTGAAAAACAAGCCGAATTAGCCAAAGGTTCTGAAGACGAACGTTGGGTGAAGTTACGTACTAAAGGTGGTCATGTTATTCAATCTATTGATAAGGGTAATGACCCAATATCAGATAAGTTTGTCAAGCAACTTCTGAAGACCGATAAAGGTTCTGATCTAGACGGCGAGAATGAGGTAGAATTTAAAAATGATGCAAGACAAATCCGTTTGGTTACTCGTCATGGCCATAAGATCGCCATTGATGACCGTGGATCAGATAAACAAGATGCCTTAGGTAAAGGAGAACCACGTGGTAATGGGCTGTTAATTAAGACGCGCCGTGGATTTACTGTTGACGCTAATGATAAAGATCCAGCAAACCGTTTGTTGATTTGTTCGCCAAATTCGCAGGTCATTGATATAAATGATCGTTTTGGTTATACAATGATATCCACTGACACAGCTAAAAAAATCCCTGAAGAATTTAAAGGTCTTAAGAATAATGAGTTTTCTAAAACAGTTGCTCTTACGATGGACCCTGAAAAGACATCATTTTGTTTAAAGCTTGATAAGACCAATCGTTATGTTAGTTTAAAAACTCCCGAAGGTCAAGGACTAGAAATGCGCGATGGTGGCGCACCTTGTGCAAGTTTTACTGAAACTACGGGGCCTGACGATCGTGGTATGTGGATGTCACGCGATCATAATAGAGCAGTATGGCGTAGTAAGAACAACGATATGTATATTGTTCTTGACGATGGAAAACAATTAATTCTCATTAAAAATGAGACCGACAAAATACAAATATTTGCAAAAGGAAATGTGGAAGTCATATCAGATGCTGATATATGTTTAAAGGCTAAGAAAAACATTTCATTAAAGGCTGGTGGCCAAATTAATATGGAGGCTGCTGGTGGAACTCAATTTACTGTGAGAGCTGGTCATTGTGGCACAAATGATGAGTTGCGTGCTGGGCGAGTAAACTGTATTTCGATGTATGGATTACATGAAGTCATTGATATACCACAACACCCTCTTGGACCGGCTCCAACAGGGGCTGCTACTGGTTGTACGCCTTGTGATCCACAAGAAGAGAAGGTAGATATTCGTAAGCCTAAACCATTCAATATTGAACGTAACTGCGCACCTAACAAATTACAAGCCACCCCAGTACCACCATCTACATTCAGTGGCGGCGGCGGCGGATTTAATATGCCACCTCCATCTCCTTCGACACCTCCCCCGCCAAGTCCATTTGCGCCTTCGGATACACCGAATGTGACGGTGCTCCCAGAACCGACGTTGTCAGACCCTCTATCACCATCGGGTGGTGCATTGTTTTATGGCACATCTAATGTCTTTAAAGTGGAAATTACCGAATTCGGTATTAGATTGAACTCGTTCGCTAATAATGAAAATGAGCCACCTGCCACTGATGCTAAGAAGATTACTCTATTCTTTAATACCTTATTGGCAGCCGACGCCGCCGAGGAAGCTAAGAAAATACATGGTGGCCTTGCAATCATTTATAGAATCACTGGTGTTCCACAGGAGAATATTGAAAGCTTATTGACGTACTTCCCAGATAAACTTATAGCAGAATATCGCGGAGATATTCCTACTGAAGGCATCGAGTTCTTTGAAGAAGAACCGGCCACCACATAAATATACAATATACTATGATTTTACGTCACCCTACTGGATTGTATCAAGACGCCGGACAATTGCCATCAAATCCAAGTGATGTTGGTAATGTTACATTCGTTATATCAAACGATGTGCCGAAGCGTTCTAATGCACTCTTTATTCAGTTGCCCGTCTCAGAAGAAACCAGGCCAGCACCAACGCCAATTTATGATGATGTCACACGTCGTGAGGGTTATGGCGAATTAGTTTATACCTTAGTGGAATCTAATCGTTCAGATCCGGGTACTAATAGAAAGCTGTTTGGTATTGGTGAGTTTTTAGAATTTGATACTGAAGATATAGTGCTCCCTGACCTTCTAGGGGTCCCACGTCAAGTTGATCTTCAACACAATACTAACGTACTTGATTATGCCGATGCTGGCTTAACCACCGCTGAAATTGATAGTATTGTTGTTTCTGCTACTCTTAAAAAGAAAGAGCTAGAAAACCAGGTGGCTGAATTACAGGTACAAGTGGACAATGAATCAACTGCTGCGATTGAGAACCAAAAGCGTATTAATGAAACTCGCAAATTGATATCTGCTGTGTCACAAATTGTAGACACCAATAATACAATCTTGAAGAAACTTCAAGCTCGTGAATCAGATTTGTTGATCGAGAGAGATACTATAATGGCTCTGATTAATGAATTTAATACTCAATTGAAAGTGGCCTATGATCAATTAGTAAAGATTTCGGAGTTAGTACATTAATGAGATCAACATATTTTGGTTTTAATCCTCCATTTTTTAGGCCTGGTAGAGTTATGTCAGTGCAAACTGATGAACGTCTTATTAAGAACGATCTTATTCAGTTACTTTTAACATCACCAGGTGAGCGTGCTTTCAGGCCAGAATTTGGTACTGAGCTTAGGCGTTCCACATTTGAGCCAATAGATACTTTTGCCATTGATACTCTGAGAGCATCAATAGCAGAATCAATTAGACAATTTGAGCCCCGTGTAAGTACTTCTGATATTGTAATTGAACGAGATGACAATAATAATCAGCTTAATATTAAAGTTTTTGCGGCTTTAACTATTGATCCAAATAGGATATTGGAACTAAATTTAACGATTCCGATAGGTCCAGCAGCTACTCCGGCACCTCCAGGACAGTTAGCGGTGTAATATGGCAGAAGAAACAATTTTTAGCCTCCCAACAGAGCCCGATGAATTCGGAGTGGTTCTTCCGCCAGCCGAATTACGTCGTATAAACTTTAGCGCGCTTGACTTTGTCACGATGCGCCGTGCTTTAGTTGAATATATTAAGACTTATTTCCCGAATGATTTTAATGATTTCGTTGCTAGCAATGGCGCGGTGATGTTTTTAGAATTGGTGGCTGCTGTTGGAAATATTTTATCAGAACGCAGTGACATTCTTGTAGATGAGTCATTCTTACCAACAGCTCAGACCAAAGAAGCTGTTATTAACCATTTGCGTTTAATTAATCAGCAGATTAGACGTGCTACACCAGCGGTTGTTGATATAGAAGTCACTGTTCCTAATGCGGCGGCTACTCAAATTTCATTGATTCCTGGATTGAGATTTAACTTAACTGGAGCGGACGGTTTTCCTTTAACATTTGAAATCTATAGAGCCCCGAATGACTTTAAAAGTAATATCATAATTCCACCAAATAAGCGTGGTGTCATCGCATTCGGTATTGAAGGCCGTTTTGCAGACCCAATCATTGTCGAATCTGCTGGTGGTCCAGATCAAGTTATTGAAATCTTAGATCGCAATGTGTTGGATGATCCAATTACTGTTGAAGTTGTCACAGGCAATGATATCATTGAATATACTAGAGTCACTAATCTTGAACGATATTCTTCGAACGATTCTGCGTTCGAAGTAAGATTTGCTGAAGATCGGACTAATATTGTTTTTGGTGATGATAATGCTGGTAAATCGCCACTCGCCGGACAGACTATCACGGTCCGTTATCGTGTTGGTGGTGGCATTAGAGGTAGGATTGGTACTAATACAATTAATGAGACTAGGCCAATCACTCCACAAGCTCCAGCGAGTGCACCAGTTGAAGTCTTGTTTAGAAATCCATCGCCTAGTTCGGGCGGATTAGATGAAGAGAGCTTAGACGCAGCAAAGGCACGTGCCCCTAAAGACGCAGCTACACTTAGCTCTGCGACAACTGGCGAAGATTATTCACAATTAGCTAAGTCATTTTCACATCCAGTGTTTGGTGCAGTGCTTAAAGCAGTTGCTGTTTTGCGTACTGGTGTCGAGAATGCGGCTAGCATAGCGCAACAAGTTATGGCTGCGGCTTCCATAGATGATGCTGTCAAAATTCTTGATGCCCAATTTATAAATCGGAATATTATTGAGTTATACGTCTTAGCAGAAGGACCAGATAGTATACCAGTTAAACCAAGTGCAGGCCTTAAACAAGGCTTGACGCAATTTTTTTCTGAGATTGCAGTACTCACTGACGAAGTACGCGTACTTGATGGTGGGATTAAATCTGTTGACTTCAGAGCCAATGTTATCATGAGTAGAACCGCCGATGCTGGGACTATTCGTGAAGCAGTTAATGAAGTTATTGATGATTTTTTTGCTGTCAACAATTTTGATATTGGCCAAGCTTTATATATTAGTAAGCTCTATGAAACTATCCAGTCAGTCCCAGGTGTAAAGACTGTCAAGATTTTTGAGCCTGCTGATGATATTATTTCAACAAAACAACTAGCTGTAGAAGGATCAGTTGGTGTAGGCTTCAATGAACTTATAACGCTTGGGAAGAAGAATGTCCTATTCTTCTTCGAACGTGGAGCAGCTGATCGTTAAGATAGCTCAGATTCAATTTTCTCTCTGAATCTTCCCAATACATCGCTGAGTAATTTAGCCGCATCGTAGAAGTGGCCACGATACATGATGGCTAAATCACCGGTTTTCGGATCACGAGCGATAGCGACAGCTGTGACTACCTGCTCGGTTTTCAGTAATGGACCAAAGACATCATTGATTTTTTCATCCAATGATTTCTCTGTAGTTTGTGATTGTTCAATGTTTGGAAGTGGCTCTTTCCCATCGAGAGAATTCGTTTTTGTTTCTTTTTCGTTCATAATCAATCAGTACCTAAATCTGTCAAAAGATAGTTGCGATGATAAACCCAGACGAAACTAGTCTTATTTACGATTGTTACCGTCGTGCTATGGCAAGTATAGGTATGAAGGTTCGCCTTCCAGCTGACACTGACCCATCAAAGACATATGCATATCGTGCCGTGGATAAATTTCTGCGTCAAACCAGAGAATGGGAAATGGACCCTGAGTTGGTCCGTGCGTTGGTACGTGAAGTGGTTTTGTATGGCAAACGCAATGGCTTACTGAGTAAAGGCACTGCTCTATTAAATATGAAGTCAGTATTACAAATATGTCATGACTATTTGTCTGGTGAAATCACTAAGACTGAATTATTACTTAGTGACATTGGGCGTACTAAGTCTTTCATTGATCGCCATACAATTAATGATGATGTTATAAAGACGTTGGTAACTAGAATGAGAAGAGAAGGATACGCTAATCTCACCCAATGGTACAGATCGGGAGAAATTCCAGTGAGCTTCATATCGATTTCAGTGGGTTGCCGTAAGGCATTAAATTTACTATCTCCTGATGAACGTTCGCTTTTCCCTTCTGATGAAAAATTATTACGTAACAGAATCAAAATTCTGAAGGATAAAAATCTAAGAGCGAATTTGGCAGAGATTATGAGTAAAGATTTACTAACTGCGGGCATATTCGAATAGGTGGAGCAATAATGAAAATCGCAAGACACTTTACAAAAGATAATGTTGACCCATTTCATTATATAAAATGGCGGGAGGCCAGCACTACTATTAAGAACGAAAACACAGGTGAAATCGTTTATCATGTAGAAAATGCCGAGGTTCCCGCTCCGTTCTCACAGATCTCTCAAGACATTATTTTATCCAAATATCTGCGTTTGACTGGCGTTCCATCTAAAACTGTTAAAGTGATAGAAACCACACCAACAGGCCGCCCCGTCCCTGTGTGGTTGCAGCGTTCTATTCCAGCTGAGGGGTGCCAATTCGGCGGTGAATCTAGCGCTAAACAAGTGTTTCACCGTTTAGCGGGATTCTGGACTTACTGGGGTTGGTGGAATAATTACTTCGATAATGAAAGTGACGCCAAGGCATTCTATGATGAATCAATATATATGTTGGAATGCCAGCTTGTTGCACCTAATACACCTCAGTGGTACAATTCTGGTATTTATTGGGCATATGGTTTAACTGGTAAGAAGAAAGGCTTTTACAAAGCCAACCCATCTACTGGCATTGCGATTGAAACTGAGAATTCTTATGAATTTCCAGGCTTACATGCTTGTTTTATCAATAGTGTAGGTGATAATCTTTTTGAAGATGATGGCATTTTTACTACTATTGTTAACGAAGCTCGTGGTTTTGTTACTGGCGGCGGAACTGGCAGTAATTTCTCTGCTATAAGATCCAAATTCGAGAAATTGAGTAGTGGCAATCAGGCTACTGGTTTAATGAGTTTCCTGAAGATCTTTGATAGATCTGCGGGTGTTGTAAAATCAGGGTCTAGTCAACGGCGTGCTGCTAAGATGGTTATTGTTGATATGGACCATCCTGAAATTCCTGAATATATTGAATGGAAAGAAGTTGAAGAGCGTAAAGTTCAAGCTTTAGCTAACGGTGGCTTCGATGCCGGTTGGGAAGGCGAAGCTTATTCGACGGTGTCAGGTCAGAATTCAAATAATTCTATTCGTATTCCAAACAAATTTATCGATGCTGTCGCCCGCGATCTCGACTGGAGTATGACTTCACGCACGACTGGCCAAGTTGTACGCACGATGAAAGCTAGAGAGCTTTGGGGTAAGTTAACTAGGGCTGCTTGGGCCTCTGGTGATCCTGGCATTCAATTTGATGATATAATTCAAGAGTGGCATACTTGTTCCAATGATGGTAAAATTAAAGCATCAAACCCATGCGCTGAATTCTTATTTAATGATGATACTGCTTGTAATCTTGCTACTCTAAACCTACAGCGCTTATTTGATTCGGTTGGTCAATTGAATATTGGTGATTTTCGATATGCTGTAAATCATTGGATGATGGTTCTTGATATTTCAATTGATGCTGCGCAACTGCCGACTAAAAGACTAGCTGAAGGAACATTGAAATATCGTACTACTGGTCTTGGTCATTCGGGTATTGGTGCTGTATTAATGAAGTCTGGTATTCCTTATGATAGTGATCAGGCTTGTCATTTAATGGCTGCGATCAGTGCATTAATGTGTGGCGAAAGTTATGCTGCCAGCGCCAAGATGGCTAAGGCTCTTGGAGCTTTTCCACGTTATAATCACAATAAAGAAGTAATGCATCGTGTGATTCGGAACCATCAACGTGCTGCAACTGGGAACGCTTTCTCAAAATCAGACTATGAGAAATTGACAGTTAAGCCTTGGGAGATTGATCATACACAAATTAATATTGATCTAAGTGTTGCCATTAAAGAGGCGTGGGATCAAGCTGCGATTGCAGGTGAGGCTTTTGGCTATCGTAACGCCTTTACGACATTAATTCAACCTTCGGGCACTGTTGGATTGTTATTGGGTTGTGATACTACTGCTATTGAGCCTGATTTCGGCATTGTTAAATTCAAGCGGTTGTCTGGTGGCGGTAGTATGAAGATAGTCAATGATTCTGTTGAGACTGCATTGGCCAATCTGGGTTATTCTGATTCACAAGTAGACGACATCATGTGCCATGTGCTGGGCAATAATACGCTAGAAGGTGCACCACATGTTAACAGGCAGTCGTTACTAGAACGTGGTATCACTGATCGTGATATTGATGATATCGAAGGTGGATTAGGTAGCATCATTCAATTGCGTTATGCTGTTACTCTTAATAAATTGTCAGAAGACTCTCTACAAGCTTTAGGTCTTGATCGCAAGAAGGATGTTAACGTAAATGTTTTCAGCTTCATGGGATTCACTGCGGAACAATATATAGAAGCCAATCAGTGGATTTGTGGTTATGGTACGCTTGAAGGTGCGCCACATTTAAAGCCTGAACATTTACCAATTTTTGATTGTGCTAATCGCAGTGGTTATGGGTCACGTTTTATTAGGTGGGAAGCCCATGTTCGTGCTTGTTCGGCAGTATCACCATTTGTGAGTGGGGCCATTTCGAAGACTTTTAATATGCCAAAAGATGCAACAGAGAAAGATGTTGAATCTGTCTATGGGATGGCTTTTGATGGTAGAAATGCTCGCAGTTATTGTCCAGGTGGTATTAAATGCTTTGCTATTTATCGTGATGGGTGTAAAGCTGCTCAGCCATTGAATAACCCGACTTCGATGGATTGGTGGTCTCCGTCAGAACGAGACAATAAGGCGTATTTCCGTGGCGAACGCAAACGCCCGCCGCGTAAGCGTGAACTAGTTGCCCATGAAATCACAATTTATGGCCGCGAAAAACAACATAAAGTAATTATCAAATTCGGTGAGTATGAAGATGGTAGTCTTTGTGAAGTCTGGATCGACGTTTCTAAAGAAAATCCTGATTTTTTCTTGTCCATGAAATGGGCAGCAAGAGCTATATCTAATGCTATACAATATGGCCAGCCGATGCGTGAGATTGCGGACAGCTTCATCAATGAAGAAGGTGGTCCTGCAGGGCGCACGAACCATCCTTATATTACATATTGTTCTAGCATTCCCGATTTGGTGGTTAAGCTTGCAA